CTTTGTTGTTTCTCTTGTTAGTTATACTATTTATTCTCTTAGATGTTCTTTGATTACCTTTTAAATGAGCTTGTAGTCTAGCTTTCTCTTTATTATAGTATTGATTGATAGATTTTAAAGGTCTACCATTGATAATAAAAGGTTTAACTACATTAGATGAAACCGTAGCTAAATTATTTAAACCTAAGTCAATAGAAGCATATCTTCCGTTATCACTTTTAGATTCAACCCCGTCTACCTTATAAACTACTTCAACTACATGATGATTGTTTCTAGGTAAAACTCTTACTTCAACTAAGTTTGACTCTGTTACTTTTGTAGGTATTTCAATAGATAATTTAGACAGTTTAATTATGCCCTTTCTAAGATAAACTTTAGATACGGCATCTTTAGGGAAAATAGTTATATATCTACCTTGTTTATCTAAGTACCTAGGAAGTCTAATAGATTTATCATGATTACCACCTCGCTTCTTCTTAATTAAAGCAAAGAATGACTTAAAGTTTCTATCAAGTAATTTTAAAGTTTGAACTGAAACCTTGCAAGGTAGTGAATAGTAATCTACATCTTTAGAATCAGCCATTAATCTATAAACCTCAAAGAAATTAAGATAACCTTCAGTTTTAAAATAATGCTGTCTAACTAAGTATAAAGCTTTATTATAGAGATTTTTAGAGTTAAAACACAGTTCGTCTAACTCTTTATTGTTCTTTATAATATGTCTTTCTACTAGATGCATTACCTTAAATTTATATCAAAAGGTATGCCAAAACCTTGTTTAGTTAGTAAAAGTTATAAAACAACTCTATGCTCTTAAAAATCTCAAAAACATTATTACTTAATTCAATTGGTTAATTCTTCTTTTTCTTCTTTCTTTTTAAACCAGTGAAACATAGTCCTACTCATATCTTTAATAGTTCTATGTTCAGCTCCCCACAAACAAATAACTTGAACTTCGATATCCTCTTTATTGCACAACTCTTGAACCTCCTTGAGTCTAATTCCAAAAGTCCAACTCGAATCTCTGAAGTAAACTTTGCTATCATCATTTAGTGTCACATTGTCAGTCAAATTACTAAACAAAACCGGACACACCTCTTCAACTGACTTCATAATATCTCTTCCATTAATCCCTTTGAATGTTAGGTGGAATCTGAGGTTGTCATCTTTAATCGTCATATTCCTCAAAAATTCCATCATGATACCTTTCAATCCAAGAATAACCTTTAGCATTTGTAACTCTAACCCTTATCTCAGCTTCAAAGAAATAGTTAGACAAATCGGTTAACTCATCTAATCTCTTAAGGTCATTCCAGTCAGCTTCAAACTCTCCCTTACTAAACTCACCTGTTAAGTTCTCAGCTAAAGTAGGGCATTTCTCCAGAATCACCTCACGTAACTTGTCGATCTTGGTGTCAGGTACGTTCCAAATCTCAAACTCAAATTTCTCCATATACTACTCATTTTTATTGTTATTATTTTCTCCCCAAAGTTTTAGCCCGATTAACCTAATTAAAGGATAACACAGAGCTGACATCATTAGGTTTACTTTAGTTCCTGTTATAGCTGCAAATATTACTACACAAGCCAAGAACAAGATAAACCTCCCAAATTCACTAAGACATCCTCCCATATTACTACTTATCTTTATCGTTATATTCACAAAGTTTAAACCAAATGTACCTAATGAATGGGTAAATCAAGGCTGGCCATACTAAACTACCCTTCCATTTCAATATAAGCCCAAGTATAATTACACTCACCATATAAACCAAAAACCAGCCTATCTCAATTAAACAACCTCTATCTTTCCCTCTTTCAAAATCACTTTTTCTTCTTGTCATTTTCGTCATACTTATATTTTTTACTTAGATAATGAGCGATAGTGTTTCCATTTTTCTCCTCCTCATGTCCTTTCATCCACTCTATCTTCAAATCCTCAAAACCTTCCTTTAGTTCTTTATACTTTTCCCACAGATCCAAATTACTGCTATGGTTTACTTCATCTACTACATATTGGGAATCGGTGTAGAGGGTAGTTGGGAATTTATTGAATCCATGCTTTGTTAGATATTCAAGTCCATTAATGGTAGCCAAGAGTTCTAATCTGTTAATAGTAGTTCCTTCCTCTTTTCCATATAGCCTCTTATACCCTTTCTTACTAAAATTCAGTTCCATATAACAGCCCCAGCCACCTCTTTTCTTTCTCATATCATAGCTGCCGTCTGTATACAACTCTATATAATTTTTCTTATCCTCTCCATTCATATTTTAACTTTTCTCCTATTTTACTTAAGTGTTCATCAATTCTACCTCCTTCTATAGTTAATTCATTTCCTTCTCCCATATCAAGTGCATCAACTACAAACCGAGTCCCTGAGTTCAACTTTACTTTTACCTTATTATTACTACTCCCTTCTCCTACAAAAGATATCCTAAATGACCCAGTGAAGTTGAAGTTAGTTAAGTCTAAGTCCACCTCATTTGAAGCTCTATGTAAAAACACTTTGAAACCATTTACATCAACTCTTACACTACTCCTTACATTAATTTTACCACCTTCCCAAGAGTTAACATACCCAAGTGACCAAGGAGTGTTCTCTTCAGCTATATCTATATTTAATTCTGAGTTTGAGTGTAATTCTAGAGATTCTACCGGGATATAGTTGTTAGTCCCTAGAGTTGACCCATAGAGCATAACTTTATTTACTTTCTTATTTCCATATGTAGTTGTAGTTTCAAAGTCGGAACAGAGGAAGGTTATTCTTTTAAATTTGTCATAGAACTTGAACACCTGAGTACCTTTTGCATTAACTATAATAAGCTCATCGATACACCACATATCCTCCCCTTCAAATACCTGCTGATCTTTAAACATACCAGAAATCCAACTATTAGGTCTCCAATCAAGATTCACCAAGTTAACTAGACTCTTTAAAAATCCAAGATCATTCCACTCGTCCGTATAATTTTTAATTTGATTAACTCTTTCAATTGGGTGATCTTCTTCATAGAGTCTTTTAATAATCTCGGTTCGCTTTGTATTATCTAATTTCATATTCTACTCCTTCGCCTGCATAAATCAAATCTGGTCTAACTCCTCTAATTACTATCTTGTTTCCCTCAGCTGAGCGCAAAGATCTAAGCTCAACTCTAGACTTATCTCCAAAGTTATCCAGATCGATTCCTATTTTATTATTATTCCCGAAGATCTCAATATTAACACACTGGGCTTCTTTTCTTTTAACCGTTGAGCCGAATAAGATAGATGAATTGTCTCCCATTACTTTTATTAGAACCGTTTGCATAGGAGGGTGGTCAGATCTAGAAACAATTTTAACATCACTCTTAGAATCTATCCTCCATAGTCCTGTTTTGTTAGTAGTATCTGATTCAACCTTACTTCCCCTAACTATAATAGACTGGATATAATCTCTACACTTCTCAAGATCCACCTCTGAAGCCCTAATATCCAAACTCTCATCATTACGCTCCACTAAGTCACTTGGAAGTTTACCTCTATAGTTGATCAGTCTTATTGTTTTATAGTGATGACCTCTTAAGGAATTACCACTCATAAAGAAACCACCACGTACATGCAAAACCTCATTCCTACTAAAACACTTACTTAAAAATCCACCTCTCTCCCAATCTAACTCCTGACACTCTGCATCGACCCTAGTTAAGAAATCAAAGTCATGGAGGGAACTATTAAGGTTTTTCAAGTCGTCTAAATCTAAATTCTCTTCATGTTCAAGTAGGGTCTTTATTAATTTATATCTATTCATATCACCTCATAGTCTACCTTGTTATCCACTAAATCATACACATCTATATCCTTTCCACCTTCTATAATAATCTTAACTCCTTCCGTCTCACAATCTAAGTACATCGATTTAACGTCAGTGTTTTTATTTAGCTTCACATGTATATAGTTATTAATTCCAGATCTGTGAAAGTAGAGTTTGAATAGTTTTAGTTTTAAGTTTCTAAGGTCTAATTCTACTTTATTATTGCTCCCTCCTGTAACTCTAACCACAAATTCACCTTCTCTAACTTTATCCTCAACTCCAGCCTCCATAAAAACCTCAGAATTACTACCATTCACTGAAATACGAGATAAATACATACCACCTCTACTCTTTTTAGTTAAATTCAGATTAGCCTTAGAGTAGTCTTTTAATATTAATTCTGAGGTAGGTGGTGGAATTATTGTAGTTAACTCAGATCCGTTTAACTCAATGTTTTCAATAGGGTATACACCTTGATTGTTTGGATCCAAAGTAAACACACTGGAATAATAAGTAACTTCATCTACAGAGGGAATAACATGCTCATCACTAACTACTCTTGCTAAACACCACTCTGATTGAAACTCCTCACTTAACAATTCACTCTCACTAAAACACTCGCTAACTGCACTCCCTAGCCTAAAATCAACCGAATGAAACTTAGACAAACAACGAACAAAGGAGTCTGGCTTAAGGGAATAACCTCTGTATCTAGAAATCTCAGCCAAATCCTCATAACTTAGTTCCTCATTCTCCATCAACACTCTAATCATTTTCTCTCTGTTCATAATCTACTCCACTATTAGTTAATTCTTGTACATCTAAAATAGTCCCACCTTCAACAATAACCTTCACACCTTTAGGATCGCCATTCCAAAAACCAAACTTAACTCTAGTATCTGGGTTTACTTTAAGGTGAATATGATGATTAGGGCCTGAGTGATTGAAGAATAGTTCGAGTTTTTCTAGTTCCATTTTCCTAAGATCCAACTCTGCTCTATTATTTTCTCCATTAACTCTAAGTATAAATTTCCCCCAATGAATCCTATCCTCTACCTCTGCTTTCATACTAAACTCACAATCATTTCCAATTAGAGAGACCCCTGTTAACTTTACTCCACCATTATATCTACAAGGTTCTTTTAGGTGAATAGTGGCTTTAGAATTGCTGTATAAGGAGATGTGGTTTATTGGAGGCGGAGTTATAGTTACTAATTCAGATCCATACAAGTCAACATTATCCACCGTATACATCCCTTGAAACCCATCTTCTAATCTAAACTTACTGGAATAGAACTTGAGCTGCCTTGTATTATCTAGAACATACTTATCACTTACCACCCTTGCAATATACCTAACCTCACCTCCATGTCCACTTAAATACTCCTCCTCTTCAAAACATTCACTTACATCTCCACCTAGTTTAAAGTCTATACTCGGTTTGTTTGAGATATAGTTGATTATTACACTAGGTTTAGCTGACCAAATATGTTCCGATATAACTTTTAGAGACCCATTATCCAACTCTTCATTTTCTACTAGTGTTTTATATAACTTTCCTCTATTCACTTACTCTTAGTTTATTTTGTTCAACATCTCCATTAACTTTAAAATTAATCCTATCTGAAACTCCTGTAAACTCTAAATAATTGCCTACAGCTCCCTCTTCAAAATCTATTGTAACCTCAGTCATTGCTATAAATTTTTCTAGGTCAATTATAGATTCATTTCCAGAACTTCTAACTACGATTACTATTTTCTCTGTCACATTATTTTCAACATCAGAGTTAATATATAGTTTACTTGGTTTTCCTACTTCAAATTTAAAAGATACCACATGCCTAAAATCTGTCCACTTAGATGCCTTATCCTTTATTCCAAGACTTGCCCCCTTTAGAACATACTTGCTGGAGGCTATAAATAAGGAATCTGAAATAACATCCGCTCCAATAAACTTCATACTGTAGGGAATATCTTTAGTTTGAACTTTATGAATTATACAACTACCACCAAATATCTGCACATTACCTGATAGAATTTTGTCTGAGTTATAGGTTCGGTAGTTGGGATACATGATATATTTGGATAGAGTTGACACCTTAATTTCTTCCCCGGCATCAAAACAATCTCTCAGGTCAGTTCCCCAATCTAAGGAGTCTCGAGTAAGGAGGTATGTATCATCAAAGAAGTATGGAGTACGTGTGTCTTTTAGTTTCATTACTTTTAACAGCTCTTCCCTACTACACTTCTCACTGACGATGTTTAGGAATTTTAATTTGTCCATTTATTTCTATTTTATTTTTCATTAGGCTTAACCCTTTTATTGATATTCTTGAGGGGTCTGGGTGTTTTATTTTTATTTCGCAGTTTTTAAGTCTTTCATACGTCTCACCTATAATTACGATCGAACTATTAGGTAAGTTTGTGAAGTCTAAGTCAATTATAACAGCGTTCCCTCTAATCTCTATATTAAAAGTACATCTAGCAGTCTCCATAACCTCAGAGGAAATAACTAAGCTACTATCACAAAATAACCTATACTCAAACCAAGATTTCCCCGATCTCATAGGCTTACGTTGGTTGATTTCTAAAACCGAGTGGTACCAAACAAAATATACAGCTGAAACAAAGTCAAACCTGTCTAATCTTAGAATACTACTAGAAACTAGCAAATCCGAGGTAAAAGTAGCGTCATCTTTAAGGTCCAATTCTAAATCAACAATACTATAACTTACATCCACACTTCTCCCATTAAGTATCCCTACCTCTGAGGCTTTGTGTTTACTGTGCATGTTTAGTAAAAGGAAGTCAGACCCCCAATCATAAGACCTAGTAACCACTGTATTCTCTTCAAATAACTTCTTAAACTTACCTGTAGTCTCAAATCTATTCTTAAGCCTCTCAACCAACTCATAATCACTCTTAGAATCCTTGAATCCACTAAATGAACCCAACTCAAACTCCTCACTCTCAAGAAGCTGCTTTATTATAGGTTTTGTATTTAACTTACTCATCTCTCTATTAATGTGTTATTTTTCAGTGAGGTTTCCTTTTCAATTACTACTAGGTTCTTCTCATTAGCTCCTATAATTTCCACTTCATTTCCCACTGCTGTTGTACTAAAACTAATCACTACTGACATATTCTTAAAGTTCGTTAGGTCTATTTTTACTTGATTACCATCTCCTTCAATTCTGAGGTTTAGTTTTAATTTAGACATAACGGGAACTTTAGATGAGATACTTAAGGTGTTTGGGAAATAATGCCTTCCGTTAATCGAATACTTCATCATTAAATTATCCTCTATATCTGCGGTTTCATTCTCTATAGTTAGGTTTGAGTTGTAGCCTAAGACGCACGAAGACTTAATCATATCAAATTTATGCATCTTAAGGTTACTATCCCCTAAAAGTAAATCAACCGCATACTTATCAGAGCTTAGGAAGAGTTTATCAAAATTACAATTACTCAGATATACTCGATTTACCCAAATTACATGCCTCCCAATTCTTTCTTCAAAACTCCCCTCCCCATTAACTACAATATAAGACTCAGTAACTATAGGAAGTTTATGCATTAGTGGCCAGAGTTCCTTTTTACTAATCAGAAGTTCTCCCTTATTAAAATACTTGTAGAGGTGCTTAATATCAAACTCACTTTGTAGTGGTAAATAGAAAACCTCCTCAAAGAACCTCCCGTCACTATCTAACGTTTTCGCATTCTCCAGCCACTTGTCATATAGATTTTCCATTTGAAGTAGCTCTCTCGTTATTTCTTTTCTATTCATAATTTTCTCCGTTTATTATTACTATGTTTGAATTTTCTTTGTTAGTATTTACAGTCAATTTACCTTCATTCTTCATCCCAATGATCTCAACGAAATTATCTTTAGCCACATGAGATCCTCCAGACGTATTGTAAAACAGAATATGAACCTGGGCATTTGGAATTTTACTTAGATCTAACTTCACTTTATTATTTGAGCTATACATTGTAATCTTTAGAACCAGTTGAACGTCTGTTTTCACCTTAGAGCTTAATTCAAATGTACTACCCACTATTCCACTTGTAGAGGAAAAGGTAACCTCTAAACCACTATAACTCCCCGGCTTTGGTTTAAATTCTCCTTCTACAGTTAAGTTAGACCCTTCTCTTATCTCATACCTAGACGCTGCGAATAAATGATTAACTAATACTTTTGAACCAACTAAACTAACTGTCCTAAGCTTTCGTTCTCGTATATAATCACTAAACTTAATAGCTGCATCTGATCCAATTAATTCTAAATCATTCAGCAGTTTAGTGTCCTGGCTCACCTCATAATCTCCCTTCCAGTTAATCTTCATCAGACCTTTGTACTTTCTTAGAGTCTTAGCCCTTTTGAAACACCGCTCTACAAACCCACCTCCTATTCTCCAATCTATACCTCTAACTTGCAGCACATATAAATTCACCCAGTCATAATCGGTTTGGAATCTATGGTGCTTGTTGAAACCTATAACATCCTCCATATTAACTCCTTCTAACTCTAAGGCTATTTTATTCATTGTATCTTTCATGACTTCTAACACGCTAAATAAATTGGATTAGGAGTAAGTTTCCCATTCACTAAGGTCTTATTCTTGTACACTCCATCACCATCTACATTCACTTTTACTTCTTTTGATACATTTATTAACTCTATCATATTATCCCTAGCCAATTCCCCAAAACTAATATTCACTTTCTTCACACCTACATACTTCTCTAGATCTATTACTACCTTAGAGTTATCACAGTCTGAGAAGAAGGTTATGTGTATCTCTTTTAGGTAGTCATCCATTACTTCTGAGGTCATATTGAATTTACAGCCTTTATAGGGATCCGAGGACTGGTAGAAAGCTAACTCTAAATGTTCTCTTCCCCAATGCCCTGATGACCCTGTTTTATTTATTATACTTACCTCAGAAGATTCTCCTATGATGTAACAGCTGGATAAGAGAGGATTACTTATGGTAACTTTAGAATTAATGATAGTGAGGTTAGAGAAGACATTTTTATAGTATTTCTCCCCTAAAAATGTAACATCACTCGCCATGAACACACTATTAATATCTAAAACTGGACCATATTTGATCTCGCCTTTACACTTCACGAAATAATTGTTAGTCCACTCATCCTCTGTAACTAGCTGGGTATCCTCATCAAAACAACTCAAAAGATCCTCTCTAGTCCAATCTATGAAACAGTTAGAAAAGGCAGAGTGTAGTAAAGAAGTATCATCCCAACTAAGATCTAAATCCTCATCAGTTAAATCTATGTTTTCATCTTCTAGTAGTAACCTTAGGAATTTAGTCGTATTCATGATTCTTAACTATTACTTTGATCCACTCTTCGTTAAACGTACGTAATCCATCTCTATCTGACTCACTATCTACAGCTATGAAAGTATTAACGTCATCTAGTTCTGTTCTAATTTCACAATCCACTAGTACAACATTCTTACAATTCTTTATAGCCCCATTAGATAAGAAGTTACAATTATTAGCTAGAAAACTTTTAACATCCACAAATCTAATCCCCTCTTCCTTAAAACCAGATTCGACAATACTTACATTCTCACAACCGGCAAACATAACCTCAACTAAATTAACGCCTATAAGCCTAATTCCAGTACTCTCTCCAGTTACATTAATCCTACCTATCCCACACCCTTCTATTACTGTATCATTTTGTATTATAGATTTAGAGTAGATAGATGAATTTATAACCCTGGCCTCCTCACTAATAATATGCACATCTTCTCCTAAATAACTATCCACAACATTCTCCTCACACCTAACCCAACCTCCTGTAGTTCCATCTTCATTATAGTATCTGTAGAGTGTGAGACTATTATTTAGTGTACATGTTTCATTCTTCTCGACTCTTCCCATACCCTTTGATTTTACTGATTCTTAAATGCCTGTCTGAATAAATTACTTTAGGCTTTTCTTCTCCGTTATATCTAGGGTTGTTATAGTTCTCCTTACACATAGCCTCGTAATCCTTCAGTTTCTTATTCAATTCAGCCCATTCTTCTAGCTCAGTAAAGTCGTATCTTGTATTAACTCTACTTTCAAACTTATACCCTTTATATCCATCACTTCCATAATCACTTGCTTCATTTGCTATCTGGGTTGAAAAAGTGTTACACCAATCCTTACGACTCTTTATCAATTCCTCAAACATCTCCTGCTCCTTTCTAAACTCAAGTGCTGCATCTAGTGGTGATAAATACCCTTCTTCTACCATAGCTACCCTATTTGCAAACTCATCTTGTAACTGTGTGAAGTATTCCTTAGACATTCCCATAATTTCACTATTTAGAATTATTAAACTGTGCTGCTACAAACTCTCTCTGACTATCTGTTAACGAATACATTTTCAGTTCTTGGTAGTCATTCTTTGTCTTGTAGCTGTTTATTTTCCTCTTTAAGTCGTCATTGGAGATCAGATTTACTTTACCTTTAAACACTTCCAAGCCTACTCCTAAATAACTCCCTATCTTCGTTAATGCGTCTGTTGTAGCTCCTTTATACGCATCTCCTAGGTCTTTATTGTTATTCCCTCCATAGCACTCATAGTAGATACCTTTGTCTGGAACTTCAAATATAACCTTAACTACTACAGCCTCATCTTTTCTCTCTACGAAATCTACCTTAACTCTCCAGCCCCCTACTCCAAATACCTCATTAAATCTCTCAGTTACATATATCCCTTTTATTGAAGTTAGATACGGTTTTCCTGGAATAGGCTGTAGTGCTTCTTTTGGGAGTTCTTTGCTTAACTCTTCTGCTATACTTTTCATTTTAGTTCGTTTGTTGTAATTTTTATATTCTTCTCATCTAGGATTATGTTAATTTCTTTGGAGCTTTCTGGATACCTTATTCCCGTCATTAGTAAGTTCCCTACCTCTTCATTACACTTCTCATCTAACTTAATATCAACCTCTCCACTAAAATGAACATCACTAATTACCACATCTCTATATAACGACAGACCCTGAAATAGACAAGCAGAGGATAACCCAAACCCATCTATCATTAATCCAGTTACATACTCATCGTGTCCGGTTAAACCTAAGTCAGAATTATCAAGGTAGACATCATTTATTATTATCGACTCAAAATCAGTAATATCCACCATAGCCTCTTTCTCTAAGCACATATCTATTACATCAATCAAACCTCCACTGAATAATTTTAAACTACTTCCTCCTCTGATTCTTACGTTGTCTAATTTTATAGGGATTAAGGGATCATTTAACGCAAAGTCTTCTGATACTCCCATATGTAAAACTCCATCCACCTCACAACCAATAAGTACTGAAGCTCTACGTGACTCAATAACAGAACCTCTCTTTACTCTTGTGTCGTTTAAGTTAAAAGTTGTACCTGGATTAGTCTCATTAGCGTGGAATATAACAGCTCCTTCTTCTACCCAGCTATTTCCACCAAGCCTAACTGATAAACTTATATAACCTCCTTTCTCCTTAGTTTCTTTATTAATTACCCTATAGATGAGACCTAAGTTTTCGTCCTTATGGTTTCTGTATTCTATAGCGTCATACTGGTCTATTTCTATTTTTGCCATTTGTTCTCTAAGCTTTCTTTTACGTCTACAATTAAGTTCCCTGAAAATCCACAATCCTTTATATGAACATGGGAATTCCAATCAGGTGCATCTATGTCTAATATTATATTCCCGTTAAAAATAGAGTCTGTGATTTCAACTACGGACCCATCATTACGAGCTAATCCTATTCTAAGTACTCCTGAAGCATCTACATTGACCATTCTAATAAGCCTTCCTCCTATTGAACTAATCGATATACACCCAATCATACTAACACTTCCTAATTCAATCCCTGTAGAAAACTCCTCCGCTGCACCCATTACTATTAAGCCGGACAAGTTACTTAGAGTGATCTTATTGTAAAAATACTCACTAGCTTCTATAACACAATCCACCAAAGTAGAGTTATCGGTTATATGTACAGACCCAAGACTTAATAACCCGTTAGACTTAGAGTAGATTTGTGTGCCATGTAATCTTGAGCTACTTGAAACGTGAACCCCAGAAGTTATCCAAGAGTTAGAATCCAAGCATTTAGGGTCTCCCACTTTACCTCCAAACTTATCCTTAACTGCTTTATATAATTCGTGTTTAGGCAGCATCTCTACTCTATAAAGTTCAGGTTCTTCCTTAATAAACCTTAGAGTCTCGTTCGGATTTATATATACTTCTTCCGTCATGATTCTTCTTTTTCGTTAATTCTAGTTATGCTATGTTCAGTGTAGGTTCCAGATTTTGTAAGCCAACTATTCCCAACATAAGTATCATCGGAAAGTATTAAGGCTCCATCTTCCACCTCTATTATCGAATCCTCAACCTTAGTTCCTACAGCTATTATTACATTTCCTGAGATTGATGAGTTGTCTATTAAACTTCCACCATCTACCTGCACATTCCCAGTTAAGGTTGAGTTATTTACACTAGAATTACCTAAGACTTGAACATTTCCGCTTATCTTAGAATCACCTCTTATATGACCTGAGCCTACATAAGCATTTCCCATAACTACACACCCTGTTACAACCTTAGCTTCTGGCCCTACATTCTTTAAACTCTCTACATGTCCCCAGAGTTTTCCATCTATAAGTAATCTATAAACTGTAACTCCATCAACTACTTTACTGTCTTCTAAATTTATTGTCATCATGTTCCTATTGAGTTATTATTGATTATTGGCAAACTGATTGGAAGGTTAAGAGTTCTCATACAGTTTACATTACTAACTATTCTAGATCTCTGAAATCGCTCATCTAAAATATCTAAATTAACCTTGCTATTGCTAATGATAAAGTTCCCTATACTCAGGTTATTATTGTTTCCTAAATACACCAGAAAGTCAACAATAATTCCACTATTAAGAAACCTATTAACTTGCTCTATGCTTGTTGTTATTGAGGGAGGATTAATGCCAATTACTGTAGAACTTCTTATTGTTAATGTCCCAGGTCTAACTCTAAATGTAGCCAGTTCAACTTTAGAGTCAATAATAAATACCTGTGAATCCCTCCTAACAATATTGGTTCTGATAGTAGTGTATGTAATATTAGATTTACCTTGAATGATTACTATAGATTCACCTTTAGGGTTGCCGATATTACTATTAAGCACGGTTGAATTCTTACTCACAAACACTTCTCCATACAGTAAGCTATCTCTAATCTTCGCTCCCTTTTCTACTTTAACTGACTCTGAGAAAAATCCCATAACATAACCTGTAGACTTATCAATAGCAGCAAAACAATCTTTAGACTCGCCACCAGGTATAGTTTTGTCTAAATAGTACCAACCTTTGTCAACTAAATGTGCTTGCTCTCCGTTATTTTCCCCGTCCATTTTGTATCTTTTGTTATATAATATTCGTTGTATCCAGAGTTATTATAGTGACAATTCTCCATTCTTAAATCCCCACCTCCCTTCTTAACTATAGTGTTGTATCCGTGAAGTAAACAGCCCGCCATGTATAAGAAACTCTCGCTCTTTAAAATCAAATCTCCATGAATCTCTACATCTACTAAGTTTATGACGTATTTTTCAGGAAGAACAATTATTACGTTACCAAAGATGTTCGCTCTGAGGCAATGAAGCTGTCCACTACCATATACAATAAGATTCCCCACTATTCGACTATGAGACAGGCTAATATGAGATCTACCCTTTAGGGTTACATTTGCATTAATTTCAGAAGCGTATAATCGTAAATCTGAATCCTCTCTACCTCTTGAAAATAAACTCCCCTTAAACTCAGATCCCTTGTCCATTATTAAGTTTCCATCTAAGTAGAATATATTATCCCCAACTACACTAGATTTCACAAAAGATTGATCAGAAGGAGCTATCCAAGAGTAGTCACTTATGAATGAATCTGGAGAAATAGTAACCCCTGTAGCTCCGACCATAGTTTCGTCAAAGCATACAGGGTTATTCTTATCCATCTTACTAGGATTACCAGTTACTTTCATTATCTTCTGTATCTGTTAACTTAGAATCAAAAACCTCCATAGTATCATCTTCTATCATCTCTCCATCAACCAGTACTTTATCAATCAACATCGCTCTCCTAACGTAATCCGGAAACCTAACTCCAATATTCTTAACCTCTATCAAAGTACTCTCTATCATGTGAATTCCTCTGTACTTATTACTGTCATCAGGGTCATTACTGTAGGTTATCTCACAATCTTTAATATAACACTTTTCGAATGCATGGCAAGCCTCTGGAGAATCACTGACAAAATTAACGTTCTCTACAAAATTATCAAGTCTAAGAGCTAAGAATGGAACTTTAATATCACTATTCTTGACCACCGTATTCCCCATAACTTTGATATCCCCGCATAGAGTTGAGGTATATACTTTAGCATTTCTAGCCACTCTTATAACCGAATCTTCTGAAGGCAGGAACTCACTATTAACCACTACCGCATCATCTGTTATCACTGCCTTACAACCCTTCTCAAACCAAGTATCTACAACCTTAGCTGATTCAGAGAGAGTAACTTCAACCTCATGCCCAAACAACACATTATCCCCTATAAACATATCTTTAGTTGCATTCAGTATCTTCACTCCTTTTATTACCTCATTTGTAGTTGTGTCAATTAAGGTCTCCCCTACTATTTTATATTTAGTCATTTTCATTCTCAGTTACATTTTGGTTGAACATATTAGTTGCATCTAGGACATATTTCTGTAAGTTCTTAAGTGTATTAACTTCCAAAACTCCACAAGTACCTCCATTATTTGATATCTCGGTTTTAATAAGCTCTACGGAAGGTTTTAATTCTAGATTCGCTTCAAACTTACACTTATTGAGCCTAACTCTTTCCTTAATATACACATCCCCAATTATATCACTCTTTCTAATACATATAGCCTCATCTTTTTCTTCACTTCCTATTAAGTTAACCTCTCCTTCAAACAAACAACCTTGGAGAACTGCTACACCTATAATGTTAACTGTGCCTTTGATTTGAGTACCTTGGATAACTGCCTTTGAACCTATAAACCCTTCTCCTTCAATCTTAGAGTTATCCATTATCGTTGCACCAGCTTCTACCTCTACTTTACCTATGATTGTGCAGTTTGGAGATATGAAACTTTGAGGTGATATTAATTCTGGAAACTCTACTAAACCTCCAAGTCCTCCCTGTGGTAACTCTATTCTCTTTAAAGTCTTACCGTCTATTGTTTCTTCTTGTTTTACTTTTATTTCTGTTGTCATGATTTTACTTGTTTAGTGCGTTAGTTTTAGCCCAATATCCTGAAGCCTCCCTCCTCTGGTGCTGACACTATCTCTCCACTAATCTCCCTATTTTTATAAGTTATTGGTTCTAATATTGTCCAAGTAAATCCATTTAGAACCCAGCAATTAGTCAAAGATGCTTCAGTCTCAGTTTCATTTCTTGGATTTAAATTTAGAGTAGAACCTAAGCCTATGCAGAGGTTATTTATTTGAAGTTTATCTAATGCCTTCCTTACCTTCAAATTACTTTTTCCACGCATCTTAAGTCCATCTACTTCGACTATACTATCAGGGTTAACTTTAATCTCCACTGAAATCCCATCCTCAAATACACAATCTTTAAACATGATGGGATTCTTTAGGTCTTCGCTTCCAATAACTTCAAATGACTTTATCACACCTATAACACAATTCTCAAAGGTGACATTTTCTATATCGTTCATAATTTAACTGTTTTTGTATTCCATGGTTGAACTATAAGATTGTCCACACTTACTGCATCTTTAGCTCCACCTGTCTTTATTTTCAAGCTCGAGTATTCCCTAAGATCCACATTAGCTATAGTTAGGTTTTGATTACCCTCTATTTCTATTTCGGCATCTTTATCCATCACTACATCACTAATTATTATATCTTGCGGGTTTTCTAGGTGTATGTGACTACTATCTCTCATTACTAAGTTGTTACATAAAATCTCACCATCTGGAAAAGTTATAGAGGCATTATTCATACTCACTTTGTAAAACCTCTGCCTAAGACTTGGTTCAGCTTTGTTCATGCTTCTTACCTTGAATATATCCGACTTGTTAACTATCTTACAATCTCTAAACTCTACAACATCACATCCTTTTAACGTTACTTTAGCTCTATCAAACTCACAATTAATTAAACTTCCTGAATCTATACACAATATGGAATTCCCTTTAACTATAGTGTTTGTGAGGGTAACTACTTTACTTGGATCACTACTAAAAACTTTACTCCCTTCTTCAACCCAAGAGCCATCGTCTAAAATAACATTATCTGAGACTAGACCACTACTTTTTATCTCCTTTAAACTCTTTCTCTTCCAGGTCATTTATCTTCTTACTTACGATTGGTTCTGCATATGACATTTCTCCTCTATCCACCTTAACATTACAAAGTTCTCCTATAGTTATATTGTCTAAAGTTAAGTTATTGGATGTACATACTTCTAAGCGGCTCATCTTTCCTACCGTTACATTATTCATCAAGAAATCTATCTGTGGGCGTATCATAGTTAGGGAGCTCTCCAGAAAGTTAGAGTTAAGAACAATCGCTCGGTCATCATATTTAATTATTGCGCTTTGATCTACCTTAACTTTATCCATCTTTAATTTTTCTCCATCTTCAGTGTAAACTCTTCCAGATACTTGACAATTAGTAATCTCTGCAGCACGTCCAAACTTACAAATAGAACTATCAAAAGTACAAGAATTAATAAAACCAGAGTCGATTCCTATTTCTGATTTCCCTTTAATTTCAACCTCAGATAAATGAACTACACAATCAGACTTAGGACCATTGGAATAAACTATACTATCTCTACTTATTCTACAGTTTTCACCTATTATAATGTTGTCAGTAATCCATCCTTGATCCTCCCCGGTTTCATCATCAAATAGTCTACAGATAAGTAAATCCCTCCATAGCATACAATTATCTTTATCTCTTTTTAGCATACTCTTCAATTTTATCTAATGGTATAACTCCATCCTCAGCTAAATACATATCTTCTATTACAAAAAACTCACCCTTAATTACCTTTCCATCATCTGACTTTGGCGTAAAATTCTGTGATCCTGTTAAATTAGAGTTGATAATAGCTACATTCCTGCAAACATTTACCATTCTTGTTACTCCCGATATACTTGATTCTTTTATAGTTAAACCGAATGAGGGATTGTAATATTGAAACACCCCATTAATAGATGACTCTCCTAAAACAACTGTATTCCCATTAGCCTCAATAAAATCCCCTTCCAAGTTCGAGTTAAAGATATAAGAAGAATCACTACACTTTATCTCACAATTCTCAAGTTTACAGTCTGAGATTGATACTAAGAGAGATGTATTTCCTTCAGGTGTAGTTATTATAGAACGCTTTATAGTAGAATTCCTAACGTCAATACCTCTATCAATCCAAGAGTACTTATCTATTTTCACTGGATTGTCTATACTTCCACCCTCTATTCCATAACCTTCAACCTCCTTAGCATTCATGTATCTGTAGTAATAAGGGTGATATTTGGTCATGTAAACGATGTAGTGATTATCCAGCAGCTTCTTAAATCTCATTGTTTCCATTTAATGTTTCTCCTTTTAATTTGGTATGCTTCTTTACTACAATCTCTGCAAAAGGCCTAACTCTAACATCCACCATAGATAAACTGCTAACCCTACCTGCTTCTACTAAAAATCTTGAATCATCGCCAAAGTGTACATTATTGAGGTAAACTATGTCAGGATTAAATTCGTACTGAAGATTAACCAAAGCATCCCTACTTATTACTATATCTCTCATCACTATATTACTTGCATTATTTGAACTACAGAACTCACCGTAAAGCTCTATTTTCATATTATCTACTATACAGGATTCCATAGGTTTTAGGGTAAGCATACTTTCGACATCCATCTCTAAGTTATTTATCTCAAAGTACGTCCCTTCACCAGTTTCAATATATACCTCACAATCATCATTAAATACACAATTCCTAAATACTACTGGTGAAGATTCTGTGCTATAACTTACTATAAAACTCTTAACCCTACCTATCTTGCAATTCTCAAATATAATGTCGTTGTGAGTCTCTATATTACCATTCACCTGACTCTTAATCAAAACCATAGTAGAAGGCTGACTCATTTTATTAACCTCTTCTAAGTCTATTCCCTCAGCTATCTTACTACCTTTGTTTATAATTCTGAGTTTCTGCTTTCTAAAATCCTTCAATATCCGCATTAGTCAAAATTTTTTCTGATTCAACCACATCCATATTCCAGAGATTCATTTGATTAAGGCTTAGGTAACAATCGTGGAGTATAATATTACAAGAGACAATTTGACTTTCAACTATGCTTAAGCCCCAATCTGTCCCTAAACTAGTACTAACAAAGTTTCCACCTATTATCTTGCTCTTTTTAATACTGACTCCTACACCGTTATTTATGATCTTAATATTCTCTATCTCGGACTTTCTTATAACTGCATCTCCCTGACTTCCAGATTCTATATAACAGTTGGTCATCTTTACGTTTCTCCCTACCATCAATCTTCCTTTCTCTAAGTTAGTATGAATCAGCACAGAATTAGTGATCTTAGATACCAGACCGTTAACTTCAACTCCCTTACTAATCCAGCTAGTCGAGTCTAAAGTTTCTATATCTAAAACCATGCCACCTACTCTATCTTCCTTCTTAGTAACTTCAAATAAAGGGTGATTCTGGAGCATATAAACTCGGTAGGTGTCTGAATAGTACTTATCACCTAGAACTCCTGTAATTAAATCCTTCTTAAATCCGAGAGTCTTTTCATCATTTATTGCGTCGTAGTCCATTTTCAATTATTATATCCAAGTCTTTCTCTTCAACTCTTATTATCTTAGCCTTCTCTCCATCATCTTCGTACTTAGTGTTATAAATTAGGCAGCTTCCCATGTAATTAACTAAACCGTAACCTCTAACTTCAAAGTCCCTATAACTAGCTGCATCAAAAGACTTGTCCACTGTTAAATTAGAGATGCCTACCCTAGAGAATCCATTAACATAGAATGCACACCTCTCACCTACAGTTACATCACTTATAAGAAACTTACCACAAACACCTATAGAGAATATCCCTCGACTAAACAATGTTGCACGTGAAACGCTACCATAAGGAGAAAGAGTAAGTTCAGTATTGCCAGACATAAGTAAGTTTTCTATATACAAGTTATCTGAGTACTGAATAGGGTTGTCATCATCTTGGTTTACTATGGTTACTTTACACTCTCTATCAATAGTCTTACAATCCACAAACTCAGCTGTATAAGTCTCAGATTCCATTACTTTTACCACACCCCTAAAGAAGCAGTGTTTTACCTTAGTTACTTGGCTGTGAGATTCTAAGGTTCCTTCTATTGTAGTTCCGTCAGTTAAGAAGATTTTACCTCCATTTCCCGATATAACTGCACCTTCATACTCAACCCAAGAATCATCACTTATAACCACCTCCTTAGATACATAGCCTCCTCTCTTTCCGGTTGCTTCATTTACTACTCTATACAAGGCGTGTCCTAGGTGGTTAATTTTGTCTTTAGTGTCTATTTTTATCAAGCTCATGTGAATCTTTTAAAATATTAACCCCAGTATAACTCTCCCTCTCAAAAGTAAGCATCCTTGTATCCCTGAACATTCTCACTATACTGTTAATCCCTTCAAAGCTACAGTTATTAATCTCTATGTCTATCAAAGGGTCATCAGCTTCACGATCTATATTACCCTCTATAAATAACTGACCTACAACTCTAGTACCTCTCATCTCTAACTTAAATAATCCAGAAGTAGTCAAGCTGCCGTCTATATAACAATCAGTCAATTTAAGTCCTCTAAGGTAACCTAAGTGTGCTGTAGTAAGGTTTATGTGAGAATTTGATATAAGTGCTCCATACAGAGATTTACAGTCTAAAGAAACCTCAAGCCCATTAATCTGACTCTCTTTTATTACTAAGTTTGACGATTGAGATTCTATGATTGATCTATATATCCGAGTTTCCTTATCCATTACGATCACATTCTGGCTAATCCAAGAGTCGTAACTTAAGGTGTCCATACTCTCTACTAATCCTCCCTTAATCAACCCAGTTCCACTTACGAAAGATTTTGACGGGTGTTTTGGAAGCATATAAACCCTGTATAACCCTGTATTTTCTTCTAGGTATTGCAAGGTCTCTTCTTTATTTTTTACATATTTTGGCTTTCCCATTTTACTACTCTTTCATATATTTCACATTCATCAACCAATTTTTTAGATAGTGAACAATTATCAACTAAACAATTACTAATAATAAGATCACTTTCTCCATTTTGATTAGCGAAGGTTATGTGATTAGACTCCAACTTATCAACGCTCTTCTTTACGGTAAAATCTGAAACAAATAAAGTCCCGATGCTTGAAAAAGAAATATAACGATCCTCTCCTATTGACGTATTATTTATTGAGAATTTTGATGAGACTCTTGCGTTAATTACAGAGGAGTAGTACATATCTAAGTTTCTCACGGATCCATAGTTCTGCAAGTTTAATATAGCTTTTTCTCCTAACTTAACTCTATCTATATCAATCTCAAACTTATCTGCTTTGGGTTTATCTGAATCAACAAATAGCTTAATCTCAGACCCTTCGTACATAGTCAAGTTCTTAATCCTAACCTTTCCAAGCACTCTATCTTCACCGTCTGCACTCACTATCCTACACGCTCTATCCTTCATGAAAACACTATCCAAGTAAACCTCATCTGCAAATAATGTGACAACTCCTTTAATAATAGATTTACCTGATACATGAACCTTTCCTCCTCCAATCATATTAACTACCATTCCTCCTCCTTTGATCCAAGATTCCTCCTCTATAGTTACACCTTCAGATACCATACCTCCCGTAGTTCCATTATCTTTGTAAATCTGGTAAATCTTAACAGTAAAGCCTTGGTAGTTAAAATCTAGTCCCTTCTCTAAGTTGATCTTTATATCTTTACCTATATACTTTTCCATATCACATCATTTTATCAACCAGCTCATTTCCTTCAATCTTAACCCCTTCCCACCTTTGATCCGGATTCCAAGAGTCTACGTCCTTAAATATCAGGTTTCCATTAAACAGGCAGTCTACTAACTCAAGGCTATCATAACAATCACTAAGGTCTATGTTCCCAGTTAAGCAGCTATTTTTCAAGATTAACTTATCATCTACATTACTAATATCTATAAACCCATCCACAAAACTACTACCAATAAGTACAAAACCTCTGACATAAATCTCCATAGGTGCGTAAAAATTCAGAGTAGAGTTGTAGATTATATTTTCAACTTGGTTAGTATTCTCTGATTGTGCATTTTTAAAAACTATATTTGAAAGCGTACTATCTCTAATCGAAAATTTTCCTGCTATTCTGGTTCCGTTTGTTATCTTAGATTCCGCAACTATCACATCAGGGAAAATCCAACTGTCCCAAGAAATATTATCAGGGTTATCAATAAGTCCACCCATTACATCATCTTCTCCAGCATATAACGGGTGATTCTCTAGAAGGTATACTCTCCAAAACTGGTTCTTATCATTACTCTTGACAAATCTGACACTCCTCTCTTTATTAATTATATATTGTTCCATTCCTCCATAAATTGATTTTTCTGATTACACACTCCATTAACTATCATATCATCATCTGTCACTTTAATCCCTCTTATCTCTTGGTTGTCTAAAATGATTTTCCCAGACGAATTTAAATTAACAAAGGAGTTTCCACTAATGTCAGTATCTACAATTATAATCTCGCTTCCATACTTAGAATACTCAGATCTTTCAATATTACTTAGGGCAAACTTACTATCCCACCTACACTCAAAACCATCTATCAGTATCCCCTTGTAACTATCTAACTGAACAGTACAATCCTCACCTACTAAACACCCATTAACCAAGACATCACCCCTACAGTCAATAAGAGATAATTCCCCAGAGTTTAGAACAGTTATTTCATTAAAGGACATCACAGGAATTGTATCCGGATTAACGCTCTTACATGATCCATCAACCCTTAATCTAGCACTGTTCCCAAGGTTTATTTTATTTAGGTTAACTGAGAATATACTTGAATCTGATAAGCTAAAAATCCTAAGTAAAGAACCACTTCCGAATACACTATCAGATACAATTGCGCGGTCATAAGTATCAAAGTAAAGTCTAGCATAGGGTCTAACCACACAATTCTTAAGTAGAACCATACCGTTAGCAATATTAATCTCTATGTGGGTTCCGCCTATTAGAGTATTCTTTAGCGATAATCTGGCTCCCGGCTTCATTATTAGAATATTCCCCTCACTCACCCAAGAATCCTTATCTACAGCTACATTCTTACTAACCCAACCTCCTTTTTCTCCAGTAATTTGATCTACTACTCTATAAACCTCCTTACCTTCAACTTCTCTACTCTGCTTAAGGTCTATTATTGTATTTCTCATAGCTCTGTAATAATATTGTTTAGTTCTAGGTAATTCTCATTAATAATAGCAGCTCTGGGAGTTATACGAAAATTCCTTAGATCAAACCCCAATCCTCTAATCATAATATTCCCTACTATTTCTGAGTTTATTATGTTAGTTTCATTTGGATCAACATCATTATCTATACTAGTTCTCACCATTAAGTTCCCTAGTAAGCTTGTTCCCACTATAGATAAATTCTCATGACCTGATACAACTAATCTAGCGTCCTTTGTCATATTAAACTCCTTACAGTCAAAAGCATGAGCTGCAATATTTAAGTTATTCAAGTTACTCTCAAACATCTGACCGTAATAAACGTAAATCATGCAGTTATCTAGATTTGTATTAACTACCTTCACATATTCAGATTCTATTATAGTTCCTCCCGTTATCTTACACTCACCTATGACGCTTACTCCTCTACTTATCCAACAATCATATCCAATTAGGTCTGGGTGAGTTACAGTTCCTCCAAACATTCCTGAGCCTTCTCCATCTGTATTTAGGGGGTGTTTGTCAGTCATTACCACGTTATAATTGTTTAGATCAGGATTCCAGGTAAATGATAGTGTCCCCTCTTTATTGTCTATTATTTCGTGTTTCATAAATTACTTACTTTGCCAATTGATTCTAAACTCTTATTCTTAATTATCTTATCTCCAATCAAATAGTGAGTCAGCTCTTTAATGCCCTCTTCTTTTATGTCAGCTAGTGTAAAGCTCTCTCCAGTAGTTAAATAAGGAGGTTTATCAAATTTAACTGTCTGGGTATCTTTTAGCTGTACATTTGAGATTAAGATACTACTGTTTCCCCCAGGTTCTACTTTAAGCTTTGTTACTTCTCCTTGTAAACTAACTCCACTAGCAACTATATTCTTCCCAACTACCTGAAAATCTGCTCCCTTAGTTATATTAGAGTTTGTGAAGTGTATACCACGAGCTCCATCTAACCATAATCCGCCATCAAGAATAGTTACACCAGAAAGAGTTATTACACTGTTTGTTCCACTAGATAAATACACATCACCATTCTTAACTTGAACACCCTCTAAAATAGTCAGATCTTTAACATCTAAGTTGACCCTAGTTTCGTTAAGTATCCTAGTTCCATATCTGAGTACTAACAAGCAATTATCATTCTTCGTCCTTATTCTAGAGTCATAACTAACCCAAGAAGTCTCATCTATACTTGTGTGCTTTGGAACTATTCCTCCTATCTTCTCTCCTCTAAAAACTCTATAATCACCATCTATATGTAGCTTTACTTCTGTTCTCATAATATTATCTCATCTTGGTTACTAAATTCGTTCTTAATAATCTTACTTTTTCTCTTTAATATATACGCTCCTGTCAAACTAGAGTCCACTATTGTTGAAGGCTCTATCACTGAAAACTCTCCTATTAAACTACTTCTAGCTGAAAAAAGGGATTTACTAATCAGAAACTTACCATCAACCTGTGAATTCAAAAACTCTACATTATATTGCTCATTGTCAGACTTAGGTGCAATCCATATAGGCGAACCAAATACAGCAGCGTCACTGATTATAAGAGAATCGACAGCAAATGAATAATCTGAAGACATAGTGTGAATATTCTTAGCAAAACAACCTGAACCTATAAGTATTTCCTTGGCTACTATTCTACAATCCGTTACGCTGCCATAGATATTTGAGAGGTTTAGAGATAGGATGGTTGAGTTGTATACCTTAGCGTTTAGTCCAACATTAACATTCTTACCTACCCACGATCTCCCATCAATTAAGCTATAGTGAGCCACCGTTCCACCTTCTTCATTTACTAAACCTTTGGACGGGTGATCATCTAACATATAGACTCTCCAACCCTCCACACCATCCTCTCTTCTAAACTCTAAGGTCATCTCATCATTAATTATTCTATCCATAACCTACCATTATCTTTTAGCTTAAAGTTAGTAATAGAGATTATATGACCAACTCCTCTACTATCTTTATTATTTTGAATGTACAGCCTCGAATCCTCACAAATCTGAACATTATTGATTAAAACGTGATCTATCTCAGGTTCAATCTCTAATACCGCATAATCGTCTAACGCTAAATCTTTACACCATAATCTAATAATCCCTCCTTCATCTGAGCACTTAATCTTACTACCATACGTCATTTTAACATTACTAAGAGATCCTGATAAAACTAGACCTGAAATGTTCTCTAATGTGGAATCTACTATCATTAGCTCAGGATTTCCAGTTACCCTTAGTCCCATACCTCCTATATCTGTCACCTTACTGAGGATACTATTAGATATAAAGATCTTCCTACCCGCTTGACCAGAAGAAATATCTGAGGACATTATATTTGAATCTGTAATCTCTATGCTCCCTAAGCTGGTTTGATATATAGTAGAATCTGTTATTGAAGTATTCCCCAGTAAATATACCGATCCAGAAACAGATGAACTCGATGAAACCCAAGACTCTGAACTCATTACTACACTCTCTCCTACATAACCTCCTATAACCTCTAGTCCATCTTCGCTTTTCGATACAATTCTATACAGTTTCTCTCCCGTTACTTTACAGGTTATGAAATCGGCTCTATTAAATCTAATCTCTCGCTTTTCCATACGTTATTATTAAATGCCACTAATCCACCAATTACTTCTTCCGGTTCAAGATAAGCTAAATCTAGTTCTACATTATCCAGGTAACATTCATTTATTTTGTAGACCCTAGTATTACTCTTACCATTTCGGATTATTACATTATTATTCGTGGTACATCCTTTCATCATTAGAAACTTACTACCAAAATAATTATTCCCGATAGAAGCTATGAAGTTACCATTAAATATACAATTCTCAATCTTAACTACATTATAAATCTCCATCTTAAATACTCCCGTCACACTACATTTACTAAAAACTCTAGATGCTTGTGTACCTAAACTTAAAAGATCCAAGAAAATTACTCCATCAAATCTAGAGTCCTTTATTGACCCGTTCCCATCTATCCTAAATAGCCCCGATACTTCTGAGTTTATGATGTTGAATTGATTTATAGTCCCGTCGCCTTCTATCTTGCTTTCTTTTATTCTACTCTCCCCTTTAACTAGAATATCTCCGCTTATTACAGTATTTCCCATCACATAACTCCCTTCTTCAACCCAAGCTCCATTTTCTATTACAGACTCTTCACTAACATAACCCCCTAAAACCCTATCTTTATACTTGGCGAATTTAGGGTGATCTTCTTTCATCTTTAGTCTGTACAAGGTTTTTCTGTTAAAGGTTTTAGTGTCTTCTTTTAAAATTTCTACCATAACTAACCCAATATTATCAAATTACCGCTTTCTTCATATTCATGCTCTATTGATTCTCGATCCCCTTCAAACAATTTATTCTCGATATGCATAGATCCTTCATTAACTTCTATCTTACAACCATTTTTAACCTCTACATTCTTTAGTAAACTGATATCATTAAGCTCATGTCCTAGAATAAAACTCTTCTTACCAATTACCGACACACTTCTTAGATTTATTATACAGCCAATTCCTTTTGTTGTAATATTAATTGATCCTCCTACTACTCTAAGTCTGTCAGCTAAACAATCCCTTAGTTCAACTTGATAATCTGGACTAATAATCACACTATCTACTAAATGAGAGTCGTACAGTTCAACCATATTCGCATCGTCAACTGGAGTAAAATCCCTCTCTATAACACAATTAACCAAAGAACTCCTGCCATAAAGATAAATACGCTCCTTAGTTATTCTTGTGTCTTTTATGAAGTTAATGTCAGTGATTCGTTCTTTATTGTTACTGTCTACATAGGAATTCGTTAGGTTAGAGTTAGAGATTACTAAAGCACTATCCATAAAACTCCTACCCTCAGTAATTACCGTTTCATCTTGTATTATAGTATTGTTAATCAGCCTGACTCCCTTGCTAGATACTACAGACTCATCAAATATCCAGGAAGTCTCATCTACATTATCTTCACTTACAGCATACCCTCCTCTTGTTCCTGGTTTAATTGTTTTGTGATATTTTGTAGCCTCTATTCGATACCCAACTGTTAAACTGCCTATAGTCTTAGGTTCGTCTTTTATTAGTCTTATTGGTTTTCTTAATTCTTCCATACGCCGTTAAGTTTTCCACCTACAGTTCCACTACCTATAATTACTGAATCTACTATCTCTATTCCATACTCATTACTACACCTCCAAGCTCCTATTACCCTAGAATTATTAACGAGTTTAAGACTAGTGTTACCGCTTTCTAAACCACTGATCTCACTATTCTTGATTATAGCTCCAGAATTGTTTACCTCCCAGTTGAGTGAAGTACTCCCGCTAATCTCTGAGTCAATTACATCTATTTTATAACCTATTACAGAAGAATTAATAAGTACAGCTGCATCTTTTACTGTAGATCTTGTTAGAAATACTCCCTCTGAAATCCAACCTCCATCTTCAATCTTAGAGTCCTTACAAATATATCCACCTAAGTTATTTCCAGATTTTACGTACAGAGGGTGAGCGGGTAACATTTCGATTCTATAGTAAGTTACGTTGTGTTTAGTTATTGTATCATGTTCTACTAATCTTACCACTTCCATATTTCTTCTATTTTTTCGTTTACTATTGACAGGTAGTTCGTATCATCAAAGTTTTCCATAGGTATTTTCTCAAGGATCACTACATTATTCATATAGACCAGCTTTGTTCTTACCATAGTTATACTGCTTGTAGCTCCTAGGTGAACATCTTCCATAATAACTCTATTTACGCAGCCTCCTCCAACTCCACCTAAATGAAACTCTACCTTACAGAAATTATCTCCAGTTACATTCTTATATACCCCACTAGTTAGATTTAATATTGTTGATCCATCCTGCTTTTTCCACCTAATAAAACTACAATTCTCCATGATTAACCCCTCTCTCGGAAATGTAGGTCTATAATTTAAATGAACATAGTCAAATCTGCACCCTATAATCTTAATGTGTGAATTTGGGGTATATGCATTTTCAAGTACTTCTAAGGTGGTATAATTTAGTTCAGAGGAGTTAATGAATGTGTAAACCCTATCGAAACCTCTAATTGCAGAATGATCAGTTATTTGAGTGTAGTTTCTTAGAGTTACCTTCCCTAAAACATAAGAAGTAGGATCCACCCAAGAAGTTTCATCCATCTCTACCTCAAGTCCTATATAACCTCCTTTTACCCCAGTCTCTGCTTTAACTAGTCTGTACAAAGTTTTCCTCATCACTACTTTACTATCCTCACTCATTAAATACCAACCATTTCCCCTTTTAATTATCTTAGAACTCATAAAACTCCACATTATTTATTTCACATCCATTCAGCTCTCTAATCTCACCAAATAAACTTTCTGTATTAGATCCTAGCACTGAATTATTTACGAAACACTCTAATAACCACAACCTAACATCGCGATCTGGAAAGTCAATTATAGTATCACCCATAAACTCACAATTGGTAGCTGATAAGGAAGTGTGTTTTGGTACCTTACTATTCTTATACACAACTAGTCCCCCGCTAACTGTACAATTCTTAAAGTAAAAACCAGGTCTCCCCTCGACGATAAGCCTTCCACTAACCTTACAATTATTTAAAGTCATCTTATTTATGTGTATATCTACCGCCATCTTATCCAGAATAACTATCCCTTCCAGAGTTGTATCCTTTATCTCGGTTCCGTGTCCAATATTAAAACTACCTCGAATCTCACTCTTAGAAATCTTAGCTCCTCTTATTGTTCCATTCCCTATTATACTACAGTTATTAATCCTAGATCCATGTGTAATCTCAACTGCTCCATAAATAACACTCTTTCCTGTAACTACTGTATCTTCATCTATCCAAACATCTTCATCCAGCTCTACATCAATACCAACCCAACCTCCTACATTGCTATTATCTTTATTGTACAGTCTATGTTTAGGGGTCATTTTTAACCTACATACTGATTGATTTCTAAAGGTTTTATGTTCGGTTAGGTCTATAAAGAGAGTCTCCCCTATAAACTTCCTACTGGGCATCTCTTTTGAAAAATCCATATCTTTAAAGTCTACTGTTCTCATCTACCCAATCATAATCAAAAATTGCACTATCTATTCTTTCTAAGGTACGTCTAATCTCAACTTCACCTGTCAGCTTTATGTCCTTGAAAATTAAATCACTAGACGACTCCTCACAATCTTTCATCTCAGTAATATCCACTCCTTCAATTATCAAGTTACCAGGTCTGTACATTAGGGCTTTCTGAGATTTAGTTAAGAATCCAACCTCTAAACACGAAGCTTCAGTCATCTTTAAATCCTTCACCATAATATTATCCATCGCTCTTAATCTTGCAACGGACTCCTCAACTAAACTAATATCTTCAAAGTCAATACTACAACAGTTAATAGTCCTCGCCCAGATTTCGCTAGCATTTGAGTAATAATCGCTAATCCTAATGCTGCCACAAGATTCTTCTACTTCGATATCTAATACTGACTCATCCTGTAGAGTTATATCCTTAATTCTAAAGTCACTACACTCATTCCCAATTGTAATATTTAGAGCTGATTTACCGTATATATGAACATCTGACAACTTAAGGCTAACCACTGAATTAGGAACTATTATTGATAACCTACTCCCACTGTTACATTAATCCCCCTCGGAGCATGCACAGTAATTACACCTCCTGATTCACCAGTCTTTTTATTACGGAAGGTGTGGATTACTTTCATCTCAATTGTATCCATTTCTTTTGTATATTTCTTTCTCTCTAAACTCAAACGCCCCAGACTCATATATCCCCTTAATACTCCTCACTTCATTACTTATTACAAAAGGTCCGCCAGATAGGTTAGAGTCTTCAATAGTTAAGTTATATGAGTTTACTGTGGTTATTCCTGCGATTATAGAGTTTTCGATTTTTATTTTTCTATCCTTCATATTCAACACTGGCCATAGATTTACCTTAGCTGAGAGGACAGATTGGCTTATAGTTACTTGAATTGAAGAAGATCCCTCACTATAAACTGTTAAACCTTCTATCTCACTTCCATTCAATACATCAAGACTTCCCACCTCTACATAACTATTTTTAACCACACACCCCTCCTCTATAACAGATCCATAATTTCCTATCACCAAAATCGTCTCATCCAAAACCTTTCCCCTAACTATACACTCCCCACTTACCCAACAATCATAACCAATGCAGCTAGGATCTCTTACTAAGCTACCGGTTTTATCCTTGAATCTAATATAGTGTGGGTGTTTAGGTAGAATCTTTAGCCTGTATAGTTCAACCTCAGATATGTATTTAAAGGCTAAGGTTTCTTCTTCGTTAATAATATCTCTCATAATTCAAACCATAAAATAAAAGAGCAGCCCACAAGTTTAACCTCATGAACTACTCTTCACACATTATGACAACATTTCTATTTTCTTGTTCCGTATTTCTTACCTATTGAAGTGTTGAAGATCTTGTTAATAAGCCTTGGACCTAAATCGTGACCTCGCTTAATAAATAAATCTTCAAAATCCTTTAGTGAGATGTGAGATAAGTCCTTAGGTGCTGCCAATTTCCCAGAACTCCTATCTATCACATCATAAGAAAACCTATATCCCGTTGTATCCTTATCTTCCATAAACTTAATAAACCCATCAACTGAGAAGAATCCGAGTTTACTTTTAAGAGAAGATGTGGCACTATGAGATACTATAATTAATACTTCTGCCATTTCCTTATTCTTTATTTTTGTTTCTGTAATATAATATGAACTCCCTTAAAACCACGTAGGACATATATAGGAACGCCAAGAAGATTAGTAAGGTATTTATCACTGGAGTCCAAGAGATTAAAGTCATTACCCAATTCTTTCTCTCGTCCAATCCTAAATATAACCTTAAAAATCTAACTGAAGCGAAGTAAAGCCCTATAAAACCTACAATATAAATCCAGTGTATCATGATAGGAAGCTCTTTAAGTCATTACCGTCTTCTAAATGTCCTCTAAGCTGAATAAAGCCTCTAAATCCTCTTCTTCTTGGATCATCTAGCTCATCCTTACTCATAGCTTTCCCGATCATTTCAAATACAGAATAGTGACCATTTTCCAGGCAGTGATTGAATAATCCTCTCGCTTTCTCTATAGTCATCTTTGTTCCATCTCCAATTGTAGTATAACTTGTATGAGCCGTTAACCCACATGAGTACTTAATAACATCTTCTGGAAACAAATCTGGAGTCATAAGTGGAGTATCTAAATAAGGGACGTGGAGTTCTCCTGGCTTTAATTCTTTTGGCTCAGAGGCTCTTAATGCATCGTACATCTTCTCAGCTAAATCCATAAAGTGAATCTCAGCGTGACCTTTATTACATGTTAACCACTCTTCGTCTTCAACTATAATAGGTATTCCAAAGCAATCTTCACCTTTCATTAGGATATCCCACTTGCTTCTCCCTTTGAATGTCTGATCATCTACATCAATTTCATACTCTGGACATCTCTGGTTAAATAAGTGTTCGTAAGCCTCTCTAGTTCCTGTTACAAGTTGAGTTACCCACATCCAAGGCTCCAAAATTCGATTCGTTACTTGCTTCGTCACCCCTAGATCATTCAACTTCTTAGCCTGCTCAACTGCCTTATCCCTAGCTGTTAACCACTCTAAATCTCTTTCTCTAATCTCCTCTTCATCCGTAAAATACTCTGTCCCTTGCATACCTTTGTGAGTTCTCTGATAGGCCATAGGTATAAAAGGATCATTCTCAATTACTTCTACTACCTTGTTAAATGGCTGAGCGCGAGAATTATGAACAACTATTCCATTTGCTATAAAATTATGAAATTCCCCATCTACCTCCAAATCATAAGTATCTTGAACGCCTTTGTAAGTAATACTTTTTATTTTATGAAATTGGCACATTAAATGATTACCGCGAGGCTTAGGTTTTTTAATTTCATCTATCAATATTTTCACACCTTCATAAGCATCAAAGAACTTTGTAAGATCTTTACCTTCTTCGTACCACTTCAAAAATTCTAAATCTAAATGCCTACGGTGTAATTCTATATGTAACTTTTCACAAATAGGGATTAGGTTCGTTTCATCAAACTCTCTATCTTTATTATGCCATACAGGGTCTATATGATGTAATCTTATATTAGAAGTAGTACCTGTTATACAACAAACAAATTTACCTTCTAAAATAAGTTTATCTGCAACTTCGTTTCTGAACCTTGTAGCTTTACCACCTTCTCTTGTGTAATTCTTATAAGAGCCCGGTTTCTTAAATTTCTCCATAGCTTTTCTCATATTTGCTACAGCTGCAGGTGAATGCTTATAACCTTTTAATCCTTTATTCCAAGGCTCACCATTTTCATTTAAAAATCCTGTCTTTTTGTTACCCTTAATGCCAAATTTTTTAAGTTGTTTCTTAACTTTATCTACTGATGTATTACATATTTTTGCTATTTGAGGACAAAATAAACCTTCTTTGATTTTACTTTCCAGCCATTCTTTGTTTCTAAACTCAAAAGTTTCATTTTCATAGATAAAATTTTTCCATCTTATACCATAGCTACTTGACTTAGCACAAACGCTTTTATAATTTAAATTATACTCTTCACATACTTGTTTTAAAGTTTTACCTAAATCTTTTTGTTCCAATAAAAACTCCTCAGTTACTTCTAATCCATTTGTAGCTATTTTAAAATCAGGTTCATTATATAAAGTTTGTCCGTTTTTAAAATGTACATTTATATCTTTTAATGTTTTCCAACCCTTATCTGTGAAAATTCTATGTAAATCAGTACAAGTAAGTTTATAGCCATTTTCCAACTCTACTTCATAAACTTCTTTCTCTCCAGATATGAATACTTGAGAAACTTTTGCATTTTCAAATTCAAGAGTTTTTTCATTTAAAACCCTTATATTCATGTTCATTAATTTATGCGGTTTATGCTTCTCTTCATACCCATTATGATACTCATTATATGCTAAGCCATTTATAATAAAAGCTTCAGTTCTTTTTCTATCAGGATTTTCAATCCTAATTTTTCCTTCTTTACAAAGCCTTCTAATATTTGAAACTGAAACCTTCATTTCTTCTGCAATTTCTCTAGCAGTGTAATTTCTATCCTCTAAGTTAGCTACTTTTTTAGGATTTCTTTTTCTTAATTTATTACCATTAATCCACTTCTCACAAAAATCTTTAATTGTCATTTTGATTGAACTATATTTACAACCTTTTCTTTTTGTGGGTTGATCAAAGGTTATAAGCGTGTCTCCACTAATACAAGAGGAGGTAATCTTAGTGATCTGCTTATAAGTATTAACCTGAGCCAAGAGCATACGAGGATAAGTGAGTCTATAAGTAATAAGCTCGTCTCCTGTTTCAATATTTCTACTGTGGGCTACAATCTCCGCCTTAATGTTCTTTGTTCTACTTTTTATGTTCATCTTTTAATCTTTCTTTTTGTTTATTTTCTAAAACCGCTACAATATCCTCTACATCTTCAAGTTCATCCAAATAAGCCTGGGTTTTCCTTCCATATTTATCTGCTAACTTCTCCAACTCCTCTGCATGTTTGTTTAGTATAGCTATTATTACATCTTCAAAGTCTCCATGCTCTACAAACACTCTAGGCCTAACTACAGCAATGTCTATAGAATCTCCATCTTCAGTTCTTACAACAATCGCCATACTCTCATCAACTCTCTGGGGATCCTCCAAAACCAAACCTGTAGAATCACCCACATAATTACCCAAGAAGATCGGCCACTTGAAACCATAACTCTCTAAACGCTCTTTGGTTCTCTTATGTAGGTCAATAATCTCATCTCCAGTTAGTTTACAGATTTTCTCTTTTATTTGTCCCTCTGTCATACTCTACTTCTTTTCTAAATCAGTCTCAGCTCCGTTGTAATCACTCTTCTTACTAACTTCGCACCCTTTCTTATACAAATACGCAATAACTCCTGCTGTAGCCAATCCAACTACACTTAAAAATCTTATCATAATATCTCTTTTAAAATTTTAACGAAAACATTGTCTCTTGTTCTACTAATAAGGCGTTAACCATAGTACTAGCAGGTCAACTAAGATTACCAACAATACTGCTCCAATTATGTACCTAACTATATATTCTCTCCTTTTGTAGTGCAGTCTGGATATTAAGTTGATGAGGAATAGAGGTACTTGGAGAATTACGGTAAGTTGTAAAACCATAGCCAGATACTTATAATAATTAATTGGGAGAACATACAAACAAACTAAAGCTAATACCAAATGCTCCAATGCTAATCTAAGTTCTAATGGTAAAAATCTCTGTTTAACTCGTATATCTCCTTCATCATCGTTTAACCATACAAAATAATCTCTCCTTCCAGTCCCGTAAAATAAAGCTGAACCAAGTCTATAGTAATTTCCCTCTAAGTTATAATTACTAAGCTTACTTTCAAATTTCTTCATAAGCCACACCTCTTCCACAGTTACATTATCATCTTCAAGTTTACTACCTATCTCATCTAAGTCCACCTGCGTATCACTATCCCCCTGAAACTGCTTTATATCATCCTTAGAGAATACTTTAAATCCATCAAACACCTCTAGTACCTTATTCTTTCTTAATATTCCCTCTGCATCTATACTATCAATCAACTTTCTCTCTAATAAAAACTGTACATCTCGTTGATCCTTAGTTGCTGCATAATTACTTAACCACTTCTCTTCTCTCATAATCAAATACTTCTTTTTTATACACTACTTCCCTCTTTCCTCCATCTATAATCCTAGTCTTACCTGCAACAAAGCTCCACATAACATACGTCAAACCAAATAGAACTACCATGAGGCATCCAAAGTTACCGATTAATCTATATAGTGTGGTTTTAGGTTTTCTATACTCCCCCAACACTTTCATAGACCGACCCCAAAGTATAGCAAATCCCAAAGAAAAGGAATATACAGAGAGTTATCCAGTTATCTTTAGGTGTTGAAAATGGCAGTAAAATAAGAAAACCTACAATAATACTTAATAACACTCCAGTAAGAACTCCCCACTTAATATTATCGAAGTCAAGTATCTTAGGCTCATCTTTTTCTTCCTCTAATTTAGTATAGACTTCCTGTTCATCTTCCCAGTCAAATTCATCATTAAGGTACAAGGTTTCACAGTCACAGTTCTCATCAAAATAAAATACAGCTACAAGAATCTTACTCCATCTACCAATTCTCTTATCCCAATCAATACTTACAACTTCATCAAAACTCTCATAAGCTCGGTGTGACAGGAGGGTTCTAACAGAGCTATCGTCGTAGTAGATGTAGTTTTTAGTTGATTTAAATTTTACTTTGGCATTGTAATAAACTTTTCCCGTCTCCTCATTCACAACCCTCTCGAAATGATCTATCCTTCCCCAACCATATCTTACATCAAACACTTCATCATCATACTCGAATTGGCACTCAACGTTTACCATATCTCCAGGTTATTTTTATTTTATTACTACACTTAAAACACCTCGCTATCATGTAATCTTTTCCCTCCTCAATCTTATAATACTCGTGATCACAGAAAGAATCCTTAAACATGTACTTAATGGTGAAAATAATGAGTATAACTGAGCAAATACCCACAAACACATAAGCTAATATCACACTCATTTCTTCTCGTATTTAGCCAACTCTTTATCAATCATTTCAATCTCCTCCTGAATAATCTCCATCTCCGTTTCTTTGGTGTGCTTTCTTCCGTACAACTCTTTTAGCATAATCTCCTCTACCGTCATGTCTAGCCACTTAAGATAAAACACTCCAGACTTAGTATTATCCAGAGTCCACCTTAGATATCCTGAATTACCATTGAATGTAAATAAGCCTTTTGAGATAATGTACTCCTTTTTATATAGAGTTAAATCATCTCCGAATATATTGAACTTACGACTAAACGATTTTCCGGCTCTCTGAAGTTCAATTATCCTACTTACTACTTTCGGGATTAGATCTGTCATAGTTTCTACATATTTCGATTATTTTATTTGAGGTTATATCTTGTTCTGCATCCAGCTCTATAAACTCCCCTCCATAACTTTTAACAAGCTCTAACATTTCTTTTGCAAACTCCTTAGACTCCTCTTCTGTCTGGTTTCTTCCTTTGGCTATGTACGGTTTAGTCCTATGTAAGAAGATGTTAATATTGTCAAACTTATTTACCTCCTCTAAAACTAAATTCCTAAAGTTCTCACTACCATCTCCGTATTTGCCATTATAGAAGAGAGATAGGATTAAAGGTCTGTCTGTTATAATGAACTTAACTTTACTTTTTAATCTGAATAGTCTATGGTGTTGTTTGGCGAATAGGTATAGCTCGTTCTTAAAGGTTTCATGACGCTGCTCCCAAACTAGTTCTTTAGCATATTCAGACACTAATTCTACATCAAATCCTTCCCACTTCATCTTTGCAAATAACTCTGAGGCAATCGTACTCTTCCCGGTACCTGGCGAACCTATGAGATTTACCACTATAGTCTTATCCTCTTCCACCTCATCCCATACCTCAGTTGCTTCCCAGTCTTTTTCTATTTGTTCTTTAGGAGTCTTATCGAAATATTCTTTTAACTCCTCCACTAAATTTGATTCACTTTTCATCTTTTGTTTTTCTTTTAGTATATACCGTCCTAACCTCCCTATACCTATCATCTAAATCCTCTGCAAAATCCTTCGTTATCTTACATAGCTCCAATCCGACAAGTATCTTTAGGTGATCATTAGGAACGAATAACCACTTCAAATCTAACTCTCCTTCTATACCAAAACATTCCCAGCTTCTAAGTATACTCTTTCTATTATCCGTAAACTTTAGATTCTTAATTACTTCTTCTTCAGCTAGTTGGGATAATTCTATAAGGTTGTTGATATTTGGAATAAGTGAGATTGTAGTTCCATTACTCTTCTCGATAAACTCCCTAGTAAACTGAGCTATTCGCCATAATTTCTTTCTAGCATCAACTCCGTCTATCGTTATCGTCTCTTTTTGTTTCATACGTGTAGTTTATTTTTGTTTTACCCAGACTCACTCCCGGTTTATAATATTTAGGGTTGTATTCAAAGTCCATTTCCTCAGGCTCCATAAGCTCTGCTCTAATACTGCCTAAAAACATAACCTCTTCTTTATCTGACCCTGTAGGCTTGTCGTTTATAGTTAGAATTTTGTAGAATATGACTCCGCTCCTAATGTATGTAACCTCTATAAACAAAACCTCACCAAGCTCTCTCACAAAATAAAACCGCTTACCTACTTTGATGTCCTTAGGTTTAGTTTTGTAATCTATCTCAACTCTAAACTCAGGATTCTCAGTGTGGTTGAAAGTAAGCCAAGTTATATAATCTAGCATCTCTTTTCCTTCTAACTTCTCAATCTCTTCACTATACCTCCCAAGTCTCTCATAAACACTATTTCCTAATTCTATCATAATAATTCTAAACATTTCATTAAACACTCCAATCTAACTTCTTCATAATCTTCTCCCTCACCACTAAACGCTATCTCATCTTCAACTTTCCTTCCATCTATAACTGTATATAGCCAAGCTTTGTGATTAGGGATTTTGACAATTTCTCCGTAGATCTCTTTACTCCTTAGCCACTCGAAAGCTTGTTCATAGGTTGGAGCTGGGATTACCCTTGAGTTGTAATTCTCATTCTCGTATAAAAAGAACTCATCTAAATCTAACTCAAATTGTTCAGATCTCCACTCACCTGCAGTTAAGCTCTCAGATTCACCCCAAAGATGTATATTGTCATCCATGTAAGCTAAAAACAAAGAGCCTCTAAGACCTTTCTCATATAAAACTCTGGCTACATCTAAGGGGACAATCCAACCATCATACTCTCTTGCATCTATTTCATTCATCATATCCTCCCTCTAAATAACTTAAAATCTCACGAATAACTCCACAGCCAGCATCATCAAAGTTCAAGAAAGAGTACTCCACATTAATGTCTTCTGCTGCATCTCCCCTCTTTACTGTAAATCCCACTTTGTATATAGGTAATTCTCTTTCAAAATCCCAATGTCCGTGAATCCTAACCAAAACTCCTTTCTCTACAGCTAACCATTTAAGGACAATCACATAGGAAACTTCTGGGCTATTACTGTCAAATCCAACTTTTCTAAGCCTGTCTATTAATATTCTTTCCCTTAACATAATTACAACCTTTTAAACTAGGAAGAGCAAAATCCAGAAACAATCTAACTAGCTTCACTCTATCCTCACCTTTAGCTTTTAGCTCTTCGTAATACCTCTTTAAATCCACCACACTATAACCAAGATTCTCGTCATAAGGTACTGGATATTCGCCTAAATTTTCGTAGATCAGTGTTTTCATTCCTTTTTACGCCTAACATAATCACAACCTAACTCAGTTCCCTTATACCACCAGTACCAAACATCTCTCACATAACTCTCATGATTAACAGTATACTCACCTCGCTTACGCATTTCTTCAAGCTCTACCTCTAATTCATCATAGTGCTTCTTCATTTCATTTAAGCTATACCCGAGTTTCTCATCATAGTTAATCTTATAACTACAATCGAAGTACTTAGAGTCGTAAACCCTTGTAAAACCTTCAAATACAACCTCATCACTAAAAATGTAATTAGCTCCCCGCTCCATCTCACTTCTAAGCTTATTTACAAAGAAATCTACTCTATACCTCTCAAATTTAACGAACTCTGGATTTAGCATGTTGTGTCTATGTGGATTTCTCTTAAGTAACTCTTTGTCTAATTCCTCGAAAAACTCTATAGGCTCATCAAAGAACACTTCTGGATACTTCGCGCTACCATAAAGAACTATAGCCATATCTATCGCCTTACTATTACCGCCAAAATGAGAGAGTACCTTTAGTATAGCTCCTTTCTTTTCAAGGTCAGTTATATTATTTAATCTTTCCATAGCCTTTATTTATAGCTTTCTGTTCTAACTCTCTAGCTTCTACTCTTGTCATTTCCTTTCTCTTTTAATTGCAATACCTCCACGACTTCCTCTATTTCTAGCTTATTATTTGCAACGTAATGGATAGCTTCAAATAGTTCATCCTCATCATTTAGGTACTCCACTGAATTACGTCGACATAAGGAAGTTAATACCACAAAGGCTGTCCTCTTATTTCCGTCTCCAAATGGGTGATTCTTAATTATTGAATTTACTATTGAAGCTATTTGACTTGGTTTGTCTTCATAGTAATAATAGCTGGAAAATACACTCTCTAATTGATCTGGCTTTATTATTCGATGCCCAACTCCTGTAAGAGCTTTATTAACGTCTACTACAAATCCTTTATCTACTTCAATTATTTCGTCCATGTCTAACTATTTTTAAGTCTCTCCATTAAGTTAGGATAATTCTTCATTGCAAAATCCACCGCTTCCTTAGCTAGTGCTTTACTCTTCGTAGTTGCCGCAAATGTCTTAGTCTTCAGCACCACTTTCTTGTTCTTGTTTTCTGTTTTCATATCTTATTTCTATTAATCCTTTGTAATCTCTATATATCCACTCTATTTCATCTTCATCATCATATATCTTCACATCATCTAAATCAATAGAGTCTACTTTAATTCCACCGCCTGTTACAACTCTTTTCATTATTTTTAGAGCTTTCTTTGCGTAATACCAATCAACTACACCCCAAACTAAAATGACAAAAGTAAGGGCGACTAAATCAAATAAACCCGGACCAACTATCAAACTTTTAATTGACCCTATAACACACCACAAAACTAAATATCTGAAAGTTGAAGCATCTAAAGTGGGTCCCTTATAGTATAGCTTTGTATCGCCCACTTTCTCTTCAAATCCAAATAGACTAACTAAACCTTTCATAATACTCTACTTTAATTAACATCTCTATCTCATGCTGTTCAACCAAGTTATAGTCAATCTGGTGAATTACAGTCTCAGTCTCGGGATCATAAAAGAAAGTATACTTATGCCCATCAATCTCTACTACCCCATGACCATCCCTATCTAAATCTATTACCTCAACCACATCTCTTTGTCTTTAATTGTTATTGTATTTCCGTTAAACTTAGCCTTATACAACTCACCATCCATAACTACAGAACCATTTGAATAGTAAACTCCATCTCTATATAACACTCCGGTATTTCTTTGGTTTGAATTAGAGTGTATGTGTGAGAAGGTATGTAGTTTGAGGTTGTATAAGGTTTGAATTCTAGTAAGTAAAGCTGAGTCTCCTACCTGATTCATATCCCTGTTTAAATCCAGTATTCCCTTAGGTGGACCGTGTGTAATTAAAATATCAACATCATCATCTATCGCATTACACCACCTTTTGTATAACTTACCTCTGTCTGCCATAAAAGCCCAGTTGCCAAAAGTAGGAGTATAGGGAGAACCAAATATTTTATAACCCTCCACTAATGTATGCTCATCAATTAAAAGCTCCACTCCTACACTTCTCCATAACTCTCTAGCGTACTTTAAATTGTTATACTCAAAGGTGTTATGGTTTCCTGGTACAAAGATCTTATAAGGTATGTGACTGAGTTCTTTACCTACCCACTCTATAAACTGTTTACACTCTAACTCATTCTTAACTTCATCCCTATAATTAGCCCAATCCCCACTATGAATAAGCAGGTCTGTATCTTTAGGAATGTTAAGCTGATCGTGAGTCATGTGAGTGCAGCCTATATGGTGGATTTTAAGCTCTTTTTTCATAATTTCTCATCTAACTTTTTCTCAACCACCTTTAATGACTTACTGATGATATGCTTTATAAGGCTGCTCACTGTAACATCATCTTCGGGGTTCTTCTCCGTGTAAGTCACTGTAGTTCCACCTTTAAAGCTAATTATAATCTCCTCAGGCTTTACTCCTATTTTGTTAATGAGTTCAGCTAAGGTCATAGTTTCCCCATCAAAGGTCTCTACCGTTTTTAATTTTTTATCTGTTCCCATATTTGCTCTACTTTTTGTTTTAATTCTTCTAAGCTCCCGTCGTTAACTATAATAGCATCAAATTCACTATCAGGTATGTCATCTAAATCAACTTCGGAAATGTGTGTGTCGGAACTGTCTATTTCTGGTCGTACAACTCTGATAATAAAAACCCCCTCTTCCTTACACCTCTTAAACTCATTCTTAAATCTTAGGTCTGTTATTATTATATTATCCAAATCTCGTATCCTGTCAAATAGAATGTTCACCCAGATATCCTTACTTACTCCAGCTCTTAAACTATCTCCAACATCTTTCATTAAATCTCTAGGACTCTTCCCCCACCATTTCTCCATAGGTTTCTCTTTCTCAGTTCTATCTTCAAGTTTCCATGGAGCTATATCAAATGCATCACTAATAAAACTCTTAATACTATCTGCAAAGGCTCTTCTCTTAAATTCTGGAAACATATCCCCAACTGTATCTTTTCCTGACCCTTTCTTACCGGCTATAGCTATTATTCTTTTCTTTTTCATAATTCTTATTGACTAATCATAAACCAACTAGGGTCATAATTTGAATTTTCAGACTTAAGCTTAGATATAACATCAATCACATCTTTCATATACTTACCTGGCTTCACTATTCTTATTTTCGTACAGTCTTCATAATCATCACTCTCTATTGAATTAATGAAGTGGTTGAAGCTGTTACCCAAAAGGTTAGTGAACTCTAGTGAATCTCCTCTCTTTCGGTATCTCTCCAAGTACTCTTCTTTTAATTCTCTAGATGGATAAGCGATATAATAATGGATTCCAAGGTTTTTAAGGATGGTTCTAGTTTCAGGGTGACAACTAACTAAAATATAATTAACTTTTCCAATATGTTCCTTTATAGCTTCTTCGTAATCTTCCCATCTGTTCGGTCCTATGAAATCTGCGCTATCAATGTCTACTATATACTCCCCTGCTGCACTACTCTTGCCTAGCCCTGGAAAACCACAAATTACATCAGTTCTTCTTCTCCCTAAGTATTTTCTAAGTAAGTCAGCGAAATCAGTTGCAAAGTCTCTATCACTTAGTAGGTAATCTATTCTATCTATCATCTTAGTACTTTTTGGTTATATCCCTAAGTCTAACAAAAGCTTCTCTTTCTTTCTCATTTGTTATATCTTCTTCCTTATAATCAGCCAAAAGAACCTCAATAAACTTACTACCTCTTTCTTTTGCTAACTCTACATCTCCAGTCTCCTTAGCTTTATTTAATATCTTCTCAAACAAATCAGCGTAATCGTTCCAATTGTTAGTCATGAGGGTTGATCTTATTATATCTTGGTATTCTTCAATTGTCATTTTCCTCTTTGTTTATATTTAAGACTATCATATCGCCACAGTGTCTACAAGCCCAAACAACTTTCTTTCTCGGTATTTCCTCTATAGTCTCATAAACGTGGCGACATGGAGTTGGTTTTTGTTTTGCTCTATATCTCCCAAGTGCGTAGCTCCCAAGGTTTGACACAATTAATAGGAAAACTACCTCTAAAATACTAAAAGTCATAATAATGGTTTTGCTGTTTTTATTAAGTCTCCAAAATTCTCTAAAAACTCATCTCTAATTTTTTCAGACCTAAAGTATAGAATAGTTCTCTCACTACGATTTTCACCTGTTGTAGCAATTTCCTTGTGAAAGTAAATACTCGGTTTCATAGTAAAATCTGTCCAATCAGGCTTCCAACCATCGTTATATCTATCTCTAAGCTGACATAATTGTGCAAGTGCTAAACATGCTTCTGCTTCTTCTTTTGTTGGGAAAATATTTTTATTATGATTTGCAGCAGTATAATTATCACTAACTTTTTCTATATAACCTAAATTACTTACAAAAAATCCATCTATAATTTTTAAATCTTCCCATCTCTTAGGTAATTCTTTTGCTTCAACTTTCTTAAAAACTATGCTCTCGAAGGTTGAATTTTCTCTGTCAATTTCGTAGCCCTCTGGCACCTGTATTTTCATTTCTTTTGTTTCCATTATTTATCATATTTTATTTTGTTCATTATTTCCCCAAGTTTAGTAAAGGCTTCTAGTTCTTCTTCGTTTAAATCATCTTTATTAACCTCACCCTTCACCCTACTAAAATACCTATCAGAAAGCTTCCTAACTTGCTCAACTTCAGTCTTACCCAATTCCTTAGCTCCCTCATACACTTCATCAAACTCTTTAGCAAAATGGTTCCACTCACTAATTTTCCTGTAAGATCTGAGTGCTTTTACGATTCGTTCTGTATAAGACTCTTTATTCATTATTTCAAACTTTCCATTGTATCTTTAAGTCTGAGAAAAGCTTTGAGTTCATCCTCATTCTCTATACTGTCCTCATTGAACTCACTAAGAACTCCATTAAAATACTCCCAGATCATATCCCTAACCTTCTTAGCCTCACCCTCACTCACCCTCTTAGCGCTATCATAAAGCTCCTTAAAGTCCTCTGCAAACTGATTCCATTCCTTAGTATTTCTGTAAGTTCGGACAGCTTTAATCACTTGCCCTCCATTTTCCTGTAATAATTCTTCTACTGTTTTCATTTTACTTCATCTTTTTAATGCTTTCGTGGATCTTCTTAAACCTAAGGTATGCCTCCAGCTCTTCCATGTCTTTAATATTATTCTCAGTGTACCCTTGTGTCGTTACTTCAAAGATCATCCTACTATCTAATTTCAATGACTCAAGTTCTCCTGTAAGTTTAGCGGTAAGACTCTTTCTATCAAGTATGTCGGACCACTCATTCCAATTTCTTATGTTCATTCTTGATTTGGATTCTTTTATTAACTTATCTATTATTTTCATTTTCATTTTTATTTTAGTTTCAGCAATCTACGGAAAGCAGCTCTACCTTTAGCTGTAATTAGAGTCTGAACTATAGCTAATCCATTATGACGGTTAATTGTTTCTTTTAAAGCTATATACTCCTCGTTCATAGACTTAGCTGTAGGTTTTAGATTTCCCTTCTGATCTCGATATACATAACTCTTCTTCAATAACCAATCAATAAAGTCAGTCTGTCTCATGCCGAACTCTTTTGCTGTATCTCTAAAGTTAGTATGAAGGTCTTTATCTACTAGCTCATCAAAATACTCAGCTTTATCTTCTAACGGTCTAATTACTTCATGTTCTAATCTTCTAAGGGCAAGAGCAGTATCAACTTCAGATTCAGCTCCGATTATGTCAATGTAGATTTGGTTCTTTAAGCTTAGTTGAGGTGTATCTGTTTTTAACTTCTCGGCCATCTCGTTAAACTTATTTATGTAAGCTAATTTGAAATCGTTGTACCCTTGGATATTGAACATGTATAAAGTAAAGCCGTCCTTAGTTAATAAGTATTCTCTATTCTTCTTACCGTTAACTGCTTGATACTCTGAGGTTATGAATAGGGTCGAGATTTCGGCTCTACTACTTTCCTGCTCTAAAACTATCTTATCTAGGCTCTCCAAGACATGCTTATGCTGCTTCCCTAAACCTTGAGCTATTACCCTACTACTTACTACTAATCCCAGACCATCTCTTTCTTCGATCTGTACGTTTATTAAATTATTTTCCATCGTCTTTATACTATTTTAACTGTTAATAAAAGAAAGAGAGACTAGAAAGTTTAACCCTCCTAATCCCTCTTCATATTATTTAAGCCTCACAACTTATACAATTATTAAAGTTCATCGCCATGTTTTTAGCTACTGACTCTGATCTCTGGTAGTACAATGTTTTAAGACCTGATTGCCAAGCGTAGATATATAGAGCGTTAACATCCTTCAGTGGTATATCTGGTGGAATGTTAAGATTTATACTCTGTGCTTGGTCTATATACCTTTGTCTCTGTACGGCTTGTGTTATAATCTCTCTCTGGCTAATCTCCTTGAAAGTTCTAAACACAGCCTTTGTATGATCATCTAGGAAATCTAATTGTTGAACTGATCCCCTATTGAGCATTATATCTCTCCAAACCTCTTCTGTATTCTTTCCTAATTCTTCCAGTTTCACCTCTAAGTATTTGTTCTTTCTCATAAAATTACCCTTAGCTAAACCTGCTTTGTAGTAATTAGATGCAAAAGGTTCTACTCCAGGTGAAGTTTGGCCAAGAATTGCAGAAGATGAAGTTGTCAATTTGTTACCCATAAGGCTCTTTATCCCTATGCTCTTACAGTTTATCATCCTGTAACGTTCAGACTATATAATCACCATGATCTTTTGAATGTATTTTTATAGCGTTTCTAGAGAATGTGAGTAATTCCTCTATAGTAGCTTCATTTTTCATTGTATTAGCTAATTTAGATATTATTTGAACATTTCCTTTTACATAACCTTTGCTAGGGTCAATACGATCTATGGAATAAGAATCTTTAAGACCTCTATTATTCAAACCTACATTATTAGTCATATGTATCTCTAGGTAAGGGCATTTATCCGGAATAATAATGTCATCTATCTCTAAATTAAAATCAACATTACTCCTCTTAGCGTTATTCCTAGCTCTTTTAAGTAAATGATTTCTAAGGTTTCTATGAGCTAAATTAACATAGTTATCCCTCGCTTTCCCAGAAGACCTATAATATTTTGAATACTCCTCAGCTCTTTCCGGATTTCTTTTTCTCCACCCAGAAGTATAGTAAGCCTCACAAGATTTACAATGGTGACTATAATAATTTTTAGACTTATCGTGTCTCCCTTGTCTTTCTCTAAATTCCGAAAACTCTTTAACTAGCCCACACTTAAGACAAACTTGATTAACCTCATGATTAACTTTATTCACATCAAATGCTGGCTTCCCTGTTTCTTTAAATATCCTCTCGTAAAGTTGAATTTCAAAGGAATCCAAGTGACTAAATTGTCCATCCTTTATTTTTAGATTTGTACACCTCTTGCACTTTCTTTTGTACTTACCCCTACCTGAAGGAGAAAACTCTGATATATTTAAAAATTCTCCACAACAGTTACATAATCTAAGGTTATCTTCCATCTTCATCATCTATAAACCAAATTAATTAATACATTCAAAAAATTTTAGGGCAGGATTTCGTGGTATCTCATGGCCGTAGATTAAATCCTTAGGCTGTACATACTAGTCGTTGAACCTTTTAGCTATTTCTAACCAAAGTGGCTGCTGATTATCCCCGGTGTAATAGAAGGAGTCCCAGCAATTAACCCTGTTTCCTTTTACCGAGTTTCCCCGATAAGCTCCCCCAACTTTTAAGGAGCGATTGCCATCAAAGTTGTATTCCTAAGTCCATAACCTTTTAACAACTCTGGCTCACCGTATACTTTTGCTAACTCTTTACTTGCTTTTCTCGCTTTACTCTCGATCTCTTTGAAAACTTTGGCATTAAACGTCTTAGCTTCCATTGATTCGAAAGGTATGTTGTTTTTCTGCAAATAAGAGTGGTAGCCCATCACCCCTAATCCCAATGCTCTGTGTCTCTTAGCGAATTTATTAACAGCCTCTAAACCAGGAATCCCAGCAGAGTTCTCTATAAATTCAGACATAACAGCATCTAGGAAATAAATAGCTAGTTTTACCGTATCAGTATTCTTCCACTCATCGTAAAGCTCTAAGTTAAGTGAAGATAAGCAACATACAAAGCTTTCGTCAGGGTCATCAAAAAGTCCCACTTCTGAACAGTTAAAAGTCTGAATACCATTACATACGAAAACATGCTCATCTGTTTCAACTGTAGGACAATAAACATCTTGATTACTGTGGAATTCTATACTTTCTACTGGGGAATAATTTCTAGTGTTATCTCTGTAATTCTCAAGTAACTCTAACTTAACTCCTTTTCGATCCAAGAATCCTGTCATTTGATTTACTTTTACGCAATCTGGTCTATTTCCTATAGCTAATTTGTAACATTGTTTTGTCTGGTACAACTTCTGACCGCCTTTACCGTCTGGCAATAAACTAGATCCAGCAGCTCTTCCAGCATAAATTGAAGGTCTTACACCTAAATTATATAGCAGTTTTTGAAGTTGTTTTAAGAATCCTAAATTAATACTTGATATGTAAAGTTGAATTGGACTTCCTTTTTCCGGACAATCGTACATATATACAGATCCATCCCCTTCAAATAATGATTGTACATACCTCCACTGAGTTCTCTCGTCACTTCTCCAAATCCAATCAGGTATCTCTCCTTTCTTAAATCCTAAATTATTCTTACTGAACAGATTAGTACCTAGCCGCTTCTTGGCTTGGCTTCCCTCCCTTACTTGGCAATCACCGAATTTAGGAGTATCTCTATGACGTTGACCTACGACTCTTCCAGTTTGATTCTTAATGTTGTAGGTATTTCCACCATAAGCTGAATAAACTCTAGTGAAAGCCTCATGAATCTCATCTAACTTATCAAAACTATTTTCCCAAAGGTCTATGAAAGTTCTCTCTCCATGTTGAGTTCCATCTGAGTGATACCAACCCAATAAATAAGCTAGGTCATAATTATCCTCAGTTCCAAATAATCCTTTGGACTCTTGAAGCACAACCTTATCTCCAACTTTTAAATCTTTTAGAGCAACTTCCCTATATTGACCACCATACCCAACTACTTTAACTTTATGGTAATCCGTGACAGTATGCTCCATTCCATTTTTGAGAGTAACCTTATAAGTAGGTACATCTTTCTCTCTTAACTTCATAGGTGACGACTTAACTGGATTCCTACCATCAAATAAAGTTAATTCAGTTCCGATATCATGTAACTCCTTAGCTGTCAAGTATCCATAATTACTAACTACTCGATCAGACCCAGCAATACAAAGATTCGAATGACTTATCTGCATCCTCTTATCCTTATATACCTGAGGCTTGTTTTTATTTACATTATCCGTGAAGAATAAGTACGGTAAACCTTTTTGTTGTCTACTTTCTAGAACCTTAGCCCATATCCTTCTTTTATCCATATCACCATCCACCATCTCTTGCATCCAGTAATCAGGTATACATGCTCCAGTAAATAAGTTTTGTATAGGATTCCCGATGTCTCTAATCTGCAAGAACTCTTCGAAATCCGGATGGTCAATATCAAGGTATGCTGCAAAGGCTCCTCTTCTCGTATTTCCACAAACTAAAGTTCTATCTTCATGTCTAACTAAGATTCTTCCTTTTGGTACAATACAGCAATAAACCATATCATCATAAGCCTCTCGGTAAATCTCACAGGAATCCCCTTGAATCTTACCATTGTCCGTTATAGATATTGAGTATAAATCTTGCCTATTACCTTCTCTTTCGGATTCAACTGTAATTCTAGTTCTCTTACCACATAATGATGCTATAGCCTGAACCATATCTACATTAATCCTATTTATTGAACAGTAGGTGTATCTAAGTTTGCCGTCATGAGATCCATCCCAAAGTACTAACTCCTCGATAAAATCTTCACACCATTCTGCAGATACTTCACTTAAGTTCACCCAAGAAAGGTCAGGTAATTTATACTTTCCAGCAGCTTTAACATAGATATTGGTTACATTTGATTTAGATTCTACTTTAGTTTCATAAGTTAATCCTAATCTATCTAAAATTTCTATAAGTCGGGATATTTTTCTCTCCTTAACAAATCTAAATCTTATAGTATCTCCAGAATCTTTCCTACCATCCGCTTGAAACGCTATCTTAAGCCTATCTTCATCTGAGAATTTATTAGACGTCACGGAAGTTTTACCTGCGATATACAATCTATTATCTCTATGTAATCTTAGGTCTTCTGCTGTTACTATTTCAGTATATCCAGCCCAACGTTTAGTTCCAGAGGATTTTCTTCCCTTCATTCTCTCGATCACCATTCTATGATTAGTAGTAACCGCAATAGAAACTAGATCATCTCTCTTCCTTCCCCTAATCTTAACTAAATCCCCAGTATACTTTTTAGAGGTTAGTTCATATTGGTCAGTGAAGTCGATATTATTATGCTCATCTAATTGGGCTATTTTGTCAGTTTTAGGATCTACTTCACGGAAATCTTTAAAACCTTTATTTGTCAATACTTCAGTTCCCTTCTCATAACAAGAACCCTGTGACACAACACCCATAGTCGTATCAAAAATCTGCATAAAAGGAACTGGACCAGAAGATTCACCATTATCCTTGATTTTAGCTCCTCTTTCTCGTATGTTCCCAAAATAACCAGAAGTTCCACCACCAATCTTAGTCTGCATTGTAACCTCTTTCAGCTTATCAGAGATTAGGTTTAGTGAGTCTGGAACGTTAACTCCGAAACAAGAAATGGGCAAACCTCTCTGTGTACCCATGTTAGCCCATATAGGTGAACTTAAACTCATCCAGCCATTCCAGACAATTTCTTTAAACTTTTCCTTAAGGTCAGGGCGTTTTAGTCTCTTGGCAGCTGCAGAAGTTATCCTCTCAAGTGCTCCATCTAGATTCTCTCCTCTAAGTAAGTAACCTCCATTTAGCATTCTAGACGATTCTTCATTAAACCACCAAGGAACCTTAACGTCCTGATTTTCATTTGTAAAACTCATATATAGATCTATTTTTGTTACATCTCCTCATATATAAGTCTTTACACTCTAACTCTAGCCGGTCATGACTTTTAAATCCTTTTCCACATCTCTAATCTCCGTATCGAACCAAGATCTATCCTCATCATTAAAGTTCTCATATTCACCTAGAAGTTCTGCATACGTACCACCAAAGCCATCATAAGGGGAGTAGTAATATCTCTCAAGCATCCCTTTCTCATCATCTAAAATCAACTCATCAAAATCACCATTAAGCAAAACCACCGTATCCTCCTCCTTCACGTATCTTATTTGCACATCCTCGTCCCAGTAATCTTTAGGTGCTCCATGTAATCTATAAGCTCTGATGATTTTCTCTAACTGTTCTAGGCTGCTATCTGAGAGTTTTTCCAGTCCAATTATTACAACTCCATCTTTTTCCATATCTCTTCTTTTGCTTGTTCTTCTTCCTCTTTTGTTGGGAATGATCTAAGTAGTTCTCTTGGGGTATAAAAGTCTTGCTCACAGTCCGGATGATCAAATAAGCCTAGTGTCATCTGATCTCCTTTGTCATGGTGAACTAAGTAAGGCTCTCTATTTGGATCATCTACATAATACACGACCCTCCAGCTTTTCAGTATCTCTTGTTTATTTGCCAGTGCTTCCATAACCTCCTGATCCTCTATTTGTTTCACTTAATTCGTCCACCTCATCAAACTCGATTCTAGGGTAAGGGATAATGATAAGCTGAGCAAACCTTTCACCTAACTCGTATATCTCCGGATCCTCACATGTTGGGTTGAATACAGACTTAATTGGTCCTCTATAGTTTGAATCGATTACCCCCACTGAATTAGTCATCTCTAGATCTTTCTTACAAATTGAACTTCTAGGGAATAACAACCCAACATAACCATCCGGGATCTCTAGTGCAAGGTCGCTGGTGTATATGTACTGACCCTTCTCATTTACTTTGTAGGCTGTTGCGGTGAGATCTAATCCTGCATCCCCATCTTTAGCATATTTAGGGATTACAGCGCTTTTGTCTAGTCTTTTGATTTTTACTTTCATAATGTTTCTTTTTTTTTTATTAAACTTCTATTCTAAACACCTTTCTCCTTCCATGGTAGTATTCCGTTCTCTTTTAATACGTCATATATGAAAGCTCTCCCCATCGGTGTCCACTTAGGGCTAATCATGTAATCTTTGTGACCTGTTGGAATAGCTTCGACATAACCTTTACCTTGATATTCCACACAGAGTTTCCACGCTTGAGCTCCATTAGGTTTATATATGATTCCTAGTGCTTTCAGTTTGTTATTTAAGGCTTGAGCTGATAAGTTATATTCACTGGCTATTTCTCTAGTTGAATATCTGCAGTTCTTTCTCTTCAGGATATCCTCTCTATACTTTGAAACTCCCTCTTTTAGAGCAACTCTTGCAGGCTTATCTTCCTCTACAACTTCTGGTTCTACTGGGAATACTTCATTAATCTCTTCTGCAGCCTTCTTCTTAGCATCTACTTCCGCTATTACCTTATCCATTAGTTTTGACATTCGATTAGCTTTAACTTGATCCAATAACTGTTCTAAAGCTGATTCATAGTCTGACGGTAGAGTATAGGCCTTCTCATCTTCAAACTTTCTCCAGGCTTCTATAATCTTAGCTCGGATTCTATTGTTGTAATTGACTGTTGCATATAAGGTTTCTTCTTTGTTTAGCAAGTATCCCTTATCGTATCTCTCAAACTCAGCTCCAAATATAGCCCTCCACATTCCTTCAACTCCTGCAATGTCTCTAAGTAAAATATCATGGCTTTCTCCTGTCAAGCTTGCGATTTCTTCTGATGTTATTTTAAGTAGTCTCATAATTCTCTTAGTATTTAATGTTAGCCACTCCGTAATGTTGTAAAGTTAAGACAATCTGATCTGCATCTATAAACCCTGGCAGTAATCTTCTTAACTTCGCTCCTCTAAAATAAATATAATCTCTATCAGCTGTAATCTTTTCTGTATACGATTCATTAGAGTTAGCTGAGAAAGTTAGACCATTAATTCTCTTGATTGTTTTTCTGTCTATCGTAATCATAATGTTGTTGTTTAAATGTGAATAAAAATGAGAGGGAAGAGCCTGTTTATTGACTCCTCCCCTCTCTAGTTATGAAAAAAGTTAAAAATGTTTAGAATAAATCTCCTGCGTCAAACGGCTTATCATGCTTAGTGTACGCTGTAGGTCGTTTAGCAAAGAAATCATCAGACTCCCCAGAAAATACCTCTTCATCAAACCACTTCATTTTACTGTATTGTTCTGCTGTTATGTTGTAGATTTTATTGTAACCCATTTGTTCTAAGGCTGTGTCTACTCTGAATTTCATAAAGTTAACTACATCCTCCTTAGTGTACCACTCAAACTCACCTTCTTCAAATATCCAGTCTAGTAGCTCAGATTCGTAAGCTATGTAGTCTTTTATGATTTCTTCTACAGCCTCTTGACTCTTTTTCATTTCTGGGTGTTCTAGGAAGATTTGGTTGAGTAGGAATATCCCGGCATTTGCGTGGCAGTTTCCTGTAATCATAGGTCTTCCGTACCCTCGTTTAACAATAATTCCACCAGAAGGAACCGTAACACAACCTACTTCTAAGTCTGGAGATGCATCTTCGATTAGTTTTTTAGTATGAGATCTAAGTATGACTTCTCCAGTATCTTTAGAGGTTAAATTCACTCTATAAGTTGGATCATACCCTTTCTTTTGATTTGGAGTTAAATTTGTTACATACCCAGCTAATATTCCCATAGCTTGTACTTTCTCAGCATCACTTAAGCTTTTAGTCGAATATATTATGGCATTTTTATCTATACTTCCATCCCAATGTGACATTTCCTCAATAAACTCTTCTGCATACTTACGATTAACTTTACTAAGATCTACCCAATCAAAGTTTTTAGGGAACGGGTTAGTTGCCAGATCGTAGTTTAATTTAAAATGATAATACCCTCTTGAATCCTCTTTACTTTCTGAATATTCAACGCCAAGTCTATTTAACAAGTCTCGCAATCTACTTACTTTTCTTTCTCTCTTTAAGCCAAAAATTAAGTTCTTCCCGTTATTTTGACCTATATAGTAAGTCTCTCCTGCTTTGTTCTTATTCTTTCTTAGGCATCCATCGGCTTGAGCTGCTATTCTAAGTCTATCCCAATCTGTAAGTTCTATTTGGTTATCACTCTCATACAATCCTGTTACTGGAATCATCTTAGTAGAGGACTGGTTAATCTCCCTAAGTGGACTCTTTTTCCAAACTCCGCTTTGCTTATATATAACATCGTGATCCTCCGTCATTGTCACTCCTGAAAAAGCACTAGAGAAATTGTATAACTTTTTATCCCCTAGCTTCTTACTAATAGTCTTAAGCACCCTCTCTAATCTTATCTTTCCTTCTTTAAATCCAAACACCTCATCTCCCGCTTGCATATCCTTAATCATTCTCCATCCTTTTGGTGTGAGTATCTGGGTGTCACGGAGGTCTAAACAGTTCTCATCTACAGCACTCCAGTTAATTATATTCGCTATATTCTTCATCGCCCCCTTAAATCTGGACATAGCTAGAATATTTGCAAACTGACTAAATAAACTGGAATTCTCAATAACGATCACAAAGAAGAGTAACTTATCTACAAAATCAATATCCGGTCCAAAGTGCTTCTCAAATAACTCTAGCTTTTTCTTAAATACTGGAGTCTCGATTAACTTTTTAAATTCATCATTAAGCCCTAAGACCTCTATTAATCTACTATAAGCCTCTGAATGGCGGTTTTCTGACTCTGCAAAAGTGGATCCAAGGTTGTTAAATTCAGGTTTTGGCAGTGTTTTGTATATATCACCCCAGAAAGGCTTAACTGCTACTTCAACCTGCGCAATCGCTAATGAATTCCTTTTAATACACTCTTGTTCATGAGGTTTTAGTTTAGTTTTAAAATCCTGAACGTCTGCATCAAAGTTAACCTCAGAGTGTACCCAGAAAGTTTTATTCATTGCGTCTATAAACTGTTGAACCTCTGGGTATTCGAATGGTTTATATTCAGTTCTCTTCTTAAAAATGTCTCTACTCATAATAATTTTCTTTTGGTTGTTCTAATTTTAAAATAATGTCTATAGTTTCTGATATCTTTTGACACCCTTCTTCGTACATAAGCTCATCAACTCCTTCCTGTTTCAGAATCTCCAGTGCGCCTACCATAGTTTCCCTGAATCCTACCTCTGTGGCAAATGCTGGATCCCTGAAGAAGTTTAAAACCGACTCTACTGCATCTACTACCTCTAAATACCAGAAGTAATCCTTTCCTATTCTATCTCTTAAATCTATCTTCAACTCCCATATCGGACGTAATTTTTCTGGCGCAGTTACAGACCATTTCTCTTCCTTAACTAGATCTACATAAGCCTTAAGCATGCCTTCTTTTATCAAGTTAGAGTCGTCCTTGTATTTTTCCAGTAACTCAACTGCTCTACTCATATATTTTGTTTTTTTTTTCTTAGTTATTATTTAATTCTTTGTTTTGCATAATCTAACATTTCATCCAACATCTTACACCCCTCTGAATACTTAGGTTTATTGACTCCTCTTATTTTTATTTCCTGAGCTCTTTCCTCTATTCTATTTAAGTGGCATCTCTCAATCCATTCGAATGTGTCAACTATTTTCTTAACCCATAGACTATACTTAACCGCTTCCATATACCAGTCATACTCTCCGGCTAAAGTTCCACCTACACTCTTTACTAAATCCACGATCGGTTGAATCACAGTATTTGAGATAGTCCCATCCAACTCCTTTAAACTTCTAGATAAACTCAAATAAGCATCTAATCGTTCTTCTACAGATTTGCTTAATATTCCCTCATACTCCTTAACTTTCCCTTCTACGATTTCCCCATGTCTTTCTAGTTCTGGAGTTATTAAGTGATCTAATTTCTCTAACAGCACTTCAAGCCTACTAATTAAGTCTTCTGGTAATGTGTTCTTGTTAATATCATAATAGTCATAGATAGATACCGCACCTTTAGAATCAAATCCCTTCTCCTCATAAATCTTCTCTAACTTGTCGATGGCCTCATAGTGTACCTTTAATCTCTCTTTTGTCATCTCAACTTACATACTTATTATACATCTTTATCTCCTCCCTTAGCTCACTAATCATTTTAACCGCTACAGGGAATTTAACGTACTTTCTAGCCATTATATCTAGCTGCTTTACAACCTCATCTGCTTTCCATGGCGTCGCTCTTAGAATCTCGCTATACTTATCCAAACGGACTCTAACTTGTCTGTTTACTATAGGTTCCATAAGTCCTTCCATAATCTAATCTTCTTCTTCGTTTAAGGCGTCTTTGAACTTCTGCAGTGCTTCTCCAATTAAAGCCTTCATCCCAAATGCAAATATAAGAAAAATGACTAATACATTAACTGCAGGGATTATAGACGCCCATAACAATATATTTCTAACCTTCTTACTCTTTAATCCTAGCTTTGACCTAAATTCGTAGTCTGATATTACTGTAATTAGGAAAGCTGAGAATGCTACGTGAATTAAGATGTGTATGAAAATGAAAATCGCTGTCTCCATAAGTTTAGTAAGTGATTGGAGTTAGTTCTTTCTTAGTTCTACCACCAATATAACAAGGAATAGTGAGCTCATACCCTACCATGTCTGCCTTAGATGCTCTATTATACACCTCACCATCATTAGGAGTAACTACCATATAATCAAATCCATACTCATACTCCCAATTTAGTTTACTCTTAAGCATTACCTCTGTTATAGTCTCGTTTAGAAAATTAATCTTAACACTAGTAACTACAAAACGAACATAGTAAATATCACCTTCTGTTTCACTAGAGAATTTATACCCTTTTCCTTTCAGAGTTGTAGCATCTTTTACGTTAGCAGGTACTGGCGGTAGTTTCTCCTCGTTTACATTCCTAGGATTACTATTTTCCATCTGTTTAATCGCTTCTTTAGTTAGTCTTAGGATGTATTCTGCATTACTTACCTTTTCTACTTCCCAATCTTCGTCAGACCAAAATACTTCCCCAACATGAGCTCTCTTAAATGCCTCTTCAAACGTAATGATCTCTTCCTCGGTTTGTCTTGGAGTTATTGCTAATGAATCTTCAACTTTCTGTATACTATCATTAACTACCCCCTCTGTTTTAACTTCTTTATCTTTAGCGCATGAAATAAACAATAAACCTGACAATACGCTAACTATTAACATCTTTTTCATAACTTTTTTTTTACTTTTTTTTTATTAATTAATTTTCCTCCACCTCATGAATCACATCAATAAGGCTTTCTTTTGCTATTTTATACGAGAACTCCAGAGCAAACCCAATAAATAATAGAAAGTTCACCACAGGAATTACACTCAACACAAATAACGTTTTTCTCTTGATCTTGTTTTGGAATTGTCTATCTCGAATCTCCTGAACAAGAAAATAGCTGCACAGGGCATAACCGTAGAATAATACAGCAAGCATCACCCCTACTAAAAATATCTTCACCATAACTTTACTTTATTTTATTACATTCCCTTTATTTTTGAGCTTCTCTATTTCCTTATCCATAGCTTCTTTATCTTTCGGATTACTAGTGAACTTCTTCTGTAAACGCAGCCAGGTAATCTTCATCGCTACATAGAAAGGATCATCATCGAAACTCCACGTACAACCTAATTTTTCACTATTCTCTTTCATCTTCTTCATATTCTTTTCGTTCTCCTATTATGGTTAATTTACATCTCTCCCAATTTGAACTAAACTTTTTACCATCAATAACTGGGTACACACTCATTATAGGTTCTTCTCCTTCATTCCATACTAAGTTAAAGTCCAGTTCAAAATAAGCTTGACAGTCATCTCTTTCTAAACCTAATACAAACCAAGCATCTTCCCACCCTTGAATCACCATCTCCTCTTGTAAATTGAAAACCTCTCTAAACCCAAAAGCCTCAACTACAAGAAGATCCGTTTTAAAATTAATTACTGCTTCCATTCTCTTTCTTTTTAAACACTGTGGGATCTGGGTAACTAATTTCAGCAGAATACCTCTCCACTTCCCCATTACAACCATAAACTACCCACATCTCGGCATCTTCTCCTCTACAATAAATCTCAAACTCTAGCTCTGGATACTTAAACGAAATGTCCTCAATCTCATCCTCACAGTCGTACCATTTAGCGTTAAAGTAAGTCTCTGCTATGTCTTGCTCCTCATCACCTAGAAAAGCTAAGTCATAGGTTGTAGCATCTTCCTCCAAATTAAACATCATATCTGGGCAAATAGACCTTATATCATCTACAAACTTTCTTCTATTTTTACCCTTTAGACCTCTTATCTTAATGTCAAAATCTGAATAATATCCCATAATCTATCTCTATTAAAACCCAAAATCAACACTACTATACTCTCCATTCTTATGTCTCTCTTGCCACCTATATTCATCTTCCCCTATACAGCATATCATTATCTCTATATCAGGATATTTAAAGGTTAAGTCTCCAAGTTCTTCATGTCGATCTGCCCATTTACCTTTGAACCAAACCACAATCTCCTCTGAATCATAAGAACCTAGTGGGAAAATGTAGTTATTACTCTCTAGGTTTTCTGTTAATTCTGGACAAAGCGCTTTTATATCTTCAGCTAATTTTTCTTTGTCTTTCTTATAAACCCCTGAAATCTCTACGTTAAAGTCAATTATATAACCCACGACTACTCTTCAATTAACGCTACGCCACTGATGTCCGAAATAAGATCCCACTCCCCTGTCACATTAAAAGGACCCCACTCTGCATAATAATATTTCTCCCCTTCATGTTCTATATAATTATCCTCCACACTCTCTACATACTCTTCATCATAATCAGCTTTCAATTCATCTAGTGGCATATACTCATCACAATCAACCATAAAGAACTCTCCTGTCATGTGTGGTATTAATATTCTATCTCCTGTGAAATACTTTGCTCCTTTAATTACTGTTCTTACTTCCATATATAATTGTCTTTTTTGATTCCTACTAAATACCCTTCACTGTCAAACTCTAGATTATCTGCACAAAGCTTATTAAATATATTCTCCCTCACTGATCTATCTTCAGGTGAACCGTAATAAGTACTCCCATACATAGTAACAAACCTCTCCACCTTATCTATCCACTGGTAATCAGGGTGAGTATCTAAGTGTCTGATGTAGTTATACCCGTATTCGTATTTACTTTTATTAGCATACACCTCCTTTTGAAGATCATCCCTAAACTTAAACTGAGAATAATTATTAGCTTTTTGAATCTCTAGAAGTTTGCCCCAAGTATCTAAGCTTTTTGACAGTTCTTCCTTATTCGCTTCTATAAAATCCTCTAACTTCATGAAACCTAAGGAGTGGAGCTTTTCGTAATCCTTCTTTTTTAGTCGATAAACACTATACTCTCCTAGCGATCCTGTTGATTTCTCCCTAGTTATAAGTATTTTAGATTGATTAGATAAGTAGAATGACAGTGATTTAGGCTGATGTATGTCGATAGGAGTTATCATAAGGGTATCTGGAGTTTCAACCTTCTTCTGACGACCTATCCAGACTAACTCATTATCAGGAATATGCGGCACCCCAATAATCTTAGACTTAACCCAATCTTCAACTAATTTATCATGCAGGTTAAACTTATCTCTATCTATCATAATGTGCCCCTTTCTATTCTTCTTAACCCATTCTCTTTCTCTTAGTCCAAATTTCTCAGGCTTATAGAATACTTCACCTTTGCTTACATTCTCTACAATCCAACTTAACTTCATCCCCGAAACCGAAAGACAATCCCCGTAAACCTTAACTACTCCATTGTGCGGGGTTAGCGGAGTTGTATCCCAATAGTACCACCTAGACTGCACATCATTAAGACTAGTTCCATCAGTAAGAAATATCTCGAAGTTAATTGAAGCAGGCGTGTCTTTTGTTAATTTTAAAGCTTCACGTGCAAGTTCTAAATTCTCTATACCAAACTTACCTCCAAACTGCTTATTCTTATATTCGACTATCTTATGTTTAACTTCACTAGTCTTTTCTTTTAATTTCTGAATATTATGATCGTTTGGCTCTAAGAATTCACCCGTCTCATTAAGCTCTAGTTCTCCATCTTCAAATACAAGGGGGCACATTCTAGCTACCTCTATAATTTCCCTATACTCCTCAGAACCTAAAGCACGCTCCCAGTCCATCCTAAGAATTCCATAAGATAAACCTTGATAAATTATAATGTTATTACTGATGAAGGTTGAAGTGAGTAACCCTAGTTCATCTGAGTATTTAACAGTCCCTACCTCAACAATATTACCATTAGCTTTACTGTTTAGATTTAAGATATCACCAACAGTTCTTTTCCATTGATAATCTGTCCCTTGAACTTTAAACTCTAAGACTGTGCCTCTATCTGAACTAAAATCACCCTCTCTACGAATCTCATCATTAACCCTATATACAACTGCTTTACCTCCATTGATAGTTATGTTCTCAGTGATATTCATTAAAGCTAAGTGGTTATCCTGAGTAAAGTCTATGTTTCGGTAGTCCTTTATTCTTATCTGGTTGAGCATATAGTTATCTCCCACTTGCTCTACCTGAATATTTACTTCTCCATCAATACCTCTAAAATAGTCTCTTAAGCTACCTTCTCTATAATCTACATACTTTTTCATATCAGTTCAATTTCATAGTTAGCTTCGTCTTCCATAGTATCGTAAAAATCCACTAGAAACTTGATTAAGTCCTCCTCATACATCTTTTGATCTGCCAGTCTTATCATCTTCTGAACCATCTCCTTAGTCAAGTCTCTACCCATTCCCCAATCATCCATACTGTGACCTTCTACTTCTTCAAACAATTCAAATAGGTCAGGAGCTCCGTACATACCCTCATGAAGTTTTATTTCGGATATTTTACTAGTGTCGAAGGGTTGTATATTTTTTGGAAACTTTGACACCTCCAGTACCCCGTTATTCTCTCTAACATGCTCAAAGTGACTTCCTAAATAGATAACCCTTTTAATTACTGTTCGATACCCCATATCTTTCAAAAATTCTATCTAACAAATCCTCTACAAAATACCTACAAGCTTCAGTTATGTCGTAATCCTCATCTCCACCATTGATATACCTAAGTACACTATGAAGGAAATTCTCTACGTCATATTTTTTAATTAGAACCCGCTTGATACACCATAATAGAATTTCATACATAGACGAAGTTAACTCATACTCTGTCATCTCCATAGCTCTAATCGGTATAGAATCAGGATTATTAGGATTATCTACTTCAGAAACTGTTACAGACTCAAGTACCGATTCATAATTGTCCTCCCATAGATACTCATACTTACTCAACAAATCTAATATCAAGTCAAAGTCTCCAGATTCCGGTAAGTTTGATACTAGCTTCTTTGGGTCGTTGTATAGATACTGATACTTCCCGCTGTTGTTATAATACTCTCCCATTAATTTAGGTATTTCTTTTTAACTTCATCTACAAACTTATCAGCCTCCATTCTATCCTCAAGCTTTTTCTTTACAGGCTCAGCGTATTTGTTAAGCACCTCTAGTAAATCGTCTGTAAACTCTTTGCTCCACTTAACATGATTGAACCTAGCTATAGCCTCCTCTGTTGAAATCTTATCTGTATTCTCCTGTAAATCTTTAGCTTCATCTCCTAGTCTATTAGATTCTTCTTTGATACATGCCATTACTCGGTTTATACTTCCAAAGATTTTCTCAACTAACAGGACTTCAACCAATTCTCTATCTACTTTCATTTTGTTTGGTATTTAGGTATTCCTGGAAGTTGGTCGTAATTGTAAATCCTCTTAACTAAATAATCTACAACTTCTTTCTTCTGATCATCTAAATAACTCTTCTTCATCTCCCAGGTAAATAAAACATACTTAGAATTATATACTGTAGCAAGATTCCCATCAACTCTAAACTCAAAGCTAATCATCTGAAACTTCATCCAATCCAATACCTCATCTATAGTTATTTTATTATCAGGTAGTTTAAGATCATTCTGTATACGAGTCTTCACTAGATATAACTCATCCACTTGTACTTGCTTCTTGCTTTTATGGAACTCTTTAGGATTGATGCCCATATTCTCTAGTTGCTTATCGGTGTAGAGTGCCATAGTTTTGCATCTGTGGTCACCTGAGTAGAGAATCACCCCCTTATCGGTTCCACATCTCTCGTAAAACCTAAGTGGTGGTTCAGGCTTTACTTCTGCTGCCCTAGAGTTTGATTTGCAAGAAGTTAGTAATAAAAGAACTGCGATTAGAATTAGTGCTTTTTTGATTTTGTTTTCCATTTTATTATTATTTTAAGGGTTAGTTATTAATAGATTTGGATTGGAACACTATAAAGAGTATGCCTATAAGTGTTTCCTGAAGTGGTTAAGATTTGTACTGTAACTGCTCCATTCTGAAAACTTTGAACAGGAAGCCCAGAACTCTCCACTATATAATCATCCATTCCCATCTTTTGAGGCTTCATTGTAATTACTGACTGATCTGAACCTAGCCAATCTGTAGCTACTCTCATTGCATGGTTTTCTTGATATCCACCCACATACGTATAGTCAAGCTCAACAATGTAATCCACTCTATAAACTTTTTCGCTGTTGAGCATTCTAATTGTGTAATCTTTGTAAATCCCATCTATCTTGTACCTGTAGTAAGTCTGTCCGTATCTTGGATTAACCTCATAACCTCTAACATATATTCCAAATCCTCCTTCAAACGTAGCTGGGCTTATCTCTTCATCATGACTAATTCCAGGTGTTCTACTGCATGAAGCTAAACTGAATAGCGCGTAAATTAATGCTACGATTTTTACTAAGTGTCTCATTGTTTCTTTTTTTTTTGCTGTTAAACTTGTTATTGAATTAAATGTGAAAAACTTATACCGTAATAGCCGCCTTGATATAAGTAACTTTGTCCAGGTGTGAAATCCTCATAATCCCACTTAACTGAAGGAATTTGTACTATGTCTCCCACTTCATATTGACCCCAGAAATCATTCAGTAAATCTTTTAGATCAGTATTAGGTATATCACCCGAAGACATGATTAAACCTGAATATATATCTTGGTACCTAACGCTAGTAATTTCTCCCTCACTATCTTTCCAGACACCTATTAGTTTGTAAGTTGTAAGGTAGTAAGACCCCATATTCTCTATGTTCCAAGTAAGGTTAGAAGTAGGAATATTGTCATCATCAAATCCTCTATAAGTATACCCATTCTCTACTTTTGTTATAATATACTTATCTACTTTTTGGGCATTAATAGTTGAGAATAAGACCATTGCCAAAATTAGGATTAACTTGAAATGTAAGCTTGATTTTTTCATTTTTGTTTATTTTTTGATTTAAACTACGATCACGACCTTGTTCTATAAAATTGTGGTATAAATTAACATCGAACTCAGGAATAAGTGCCCAAGTTCCCTGTTCAATTTCAATAGGTTTAGATATCATTTCATATATACCACCTAACCTAATATCCGCTCCAGTTGCTTGGTAGAGGTTTATTTCTGTATACTCTCCTAACTCTCTAAACCAAGTCTTATCATTATTACCAGCACCCTCAAATACACTAACTACTTCACCTGTTGCTAAATCTAAGAAGGTAAGCTCTACTATTTTTCTTAAGTTTGGGTTTTTCTCAAGTACCTTATGATGCCTAAGCTTCCACCCCACTAACATGAAATAAGAGTAACAATAGTGTTTATCTTTAGCTTCAGGGAGGTTTTGCTCTTCTAACCAAGCTGCATTACTATTCTCCATATCAGTGTTTGTAGCGTACGCATATCTTGGAAAATCTCTAATCGAACTCGCTGTATACAAATCCTTATATTTCCACTCCCAATATTTACTTAGGTCGGTTCTATGGATTGAAGTTCTTAGTGTAGCTGCAGAAATAGAGTCTTCTCCTGAGTTACTTTTGATATTGTATGCAACATGCTCATCATTCTCACCTCTAATTTCTACAAGGTAATCTTCTCTTTTGAGTGGTTTAAATTCTTTTACGGTTTGTCCATAGCCTATAATTACAATAAAGACTAGGATCATGTTTATTATTTTACTCATTTTCTGTTGTTGTTAAATTGTTGAAAAAAAAAGAAAGTGAAAGGAGCCTGAAGCTGTGCCATAGTTACTCTCAATTCTTAAAATCAAAATAAATCTATATACACAAACTCCAAGCTCCTCACTTCCGTTACCCTTTTATATTAAACAATGAAATCACTGGAAACATCTCATAATTCACTCCTTCAGGTATATCTAACCCTAAGTAAACTCTAGATGATTCAAATGTTTCAAAAGTTTTATCATCATACACCGCTAAGAATAAATCTGTATCTCTAACGGTTTCTTTCGCCTCTAATCCCATCGCTTCTAATCCCTCTACTGCTAGTTTTAGTTGATGAGGATCTAGGAAAATTAGTTTAAACGGAGCCTTTACTTCTGTTCTTGAAATTGACATCACTTCTTCAACTAATTCATCACACATACATTCTGGACATTCACATTCCTCATCTTCATCGTCCTCTGTTTCCCAGCTTTCAGGTTCATCGTAGTCAAATTCTTCTTCAGCCTCTTCTAAAAGCTTAATATATAAATTCTCGAAAGTTCCTGCACTCTTAAGCTCTCGTAATAGAAAATCTTGATCCTGAAACTTCTCTACGATATACATGAAACCGTCTAACCCATTAAGCCAAACAAAATCCTCATCCGGCTCTTCTTGTAATTGAACATCCCCTAAATCATCAAATACAATGTAAGGGAAATCCATCATATCCAACTCATCTTCTATTTTAAACTTCTCATCAAAATCTTCAGGTAGCGCTATTCCTTGGATTTTGCATAAGCTCTTGAACATTGAAATCTCCGAATTATCTAATAACGAGAGGCTTAATCTTTTAATTTTTGTCATGACTTTTCTATTTAATTATTATTTGTTACTACTATTCCAATTCTTTCTCAACCAATCAACTAGATACTTAGGCAGGACTTCATTCTTTATTGCCCACTTTAAGTAATCTAGCTCTTCGAATACAGGAGTTCCTTTGTGTTTACCTATGTTCCAACAGATCTTACTGTCTATCCTTACAATTATTCCTGCAAAGTCAACAGTATTATCATTCTCATTTATCTCCTCAAGCGATTTAACATACTTTTTAGACGACATCTGACCTTTGTGTATATTTATAGTTGCTAAAACATCTTGAGTTGAATTATGGTGGGTTTCTAGGCTTTTTCCTGTATATCTCTCATAGACCGATTCTAAGTCCATCTTTAAAATGTGCTTCTCGATCTGTAGGGTATCTAAAATCTTAAAGTCTAGTAAGCAAACATCGATACCGTACTTGTAGAGCTGATTCTGTAATAGTGGTAAGTCAAATTTCTTAATATTATGTCCCACCAATGTAAAATCAGGTCTAGCTTTAAAGTACGCTTCGATTTCAGCTTTGTACTCACCTAAAGTTTTAAACCCCTTAACACTCTCATTAGAATATCCGTGTATCCCAGCAGCTTCTTCACTGATTTGGGCTTCTGGGTTTACTTTCAAATCTAATGTCTCTCCTGATGAATCCCTGAAACTAACAGAAACAATGCCATCTTTACTAACATCGAGTCCACTAGTTTCAAGGTCCATGTATATAAATTTTTCTTCCATAGTCTACCCAAGAACTCCTGCAAAGTCTCTAGTTTCGTGGTATCTTTCTAACCTAGCCTGGAATCGTTTAATAATCCTCCGGTCTATGGTTATGATTTTACCTTTGATGTCCTCTACTTTATCCTTGAAGAACTTATAAACTTTGTCTTGAAGCTCTACAATTAAGCCCCCTTCAGACTCACCCTTAACCTCCTTCTCCGTGTCCAAGAGGCTGTACATTGTAGTAAAGTCTATACGAGCCGTTTGAGAGACTAATCTTCTATACTCAGCCCCATCTTTAACTAGAGCGTATAGAGATTCCACGTCATCAGAAACATTTACAGTTGGCTTTTTCTCTACTTTCATCTTCACAAAAAAGTCCCCTTCATTTAATCCCAACACTTTAGAGAATCCCCATAAGTAGCTTTCCCAGTGAGTTTTAAGAGCAGCTACATTTGTTATTACTTCTTTGCTCTCTTTTCTACTTACAGGAAGCTCTAGGATGAAGTTCTCAGCGTCACCTGGGATTAATCGCATTTTGATAACCCCATTAAAGATCTTGTGACCTGTCTTGGAGTCATTTATGTAAAACTTCATGTGGTTTAAGAAGTCTACAGTTTTTTCTTGGTTGATGCTTAGTCCTTTACTCTCAAGAACATATAATACTGCATCCATGTCTAAGTTTGTGTTAATTGTTGCCATTTTTAATTATTTTTATTTGTTAGTTGATTAATTTAAAAAAAAATGGTGCACTTAAATAGTTCGGCAGCACCACTCCGGTAGGTTAATTCTCTTATGGAAGGACTACCTACAAACCTGAGAGTTTATGGATTACTCACAACTGGCATAGCACATGTAACACTATAACTATGCGCCCATAAGGCTTTAAAAAACTTCGTGTCCTTGTAATTTCTTACTGACTTGGCATTGTGTTACCAATGTTTCTCCAACCTATAAGTGCTCACCCACAGCTTAATCTGTTTGGGCTTCTTTCTGTTTTTACGTATCTGTCCTATAGGTGACTTCTACAACCTGTTATGAGGGTTTTCCTATTACGCTTGATTAAGATTGAACAATAGGTACATTATCTTTCCTCTCCATACCCTAACCACCTTAACTCCTGGATCTTTGTCTAGGTATCTCTGGCTAGTTGGGTTAATAGCTTTGATAAACATATCTCTAGCCTTATCTGGAGTTACATTCATTCCTAGCTTCTTTTTCAATACACCAGCTAAATCTTCAGGACTCCAAGTAGGTGCTTTTCTAGCTGGAGTTTGGCTGTAGAATACTGGGTCATTTGCGTCTTCAATGTCAAGAACTACTACTCTTCGTCCTTGTTGAGTTTTGATTGTTGCGTCCATAATATTATTTACTTTTATTTTGTTATTATTCATTTATTTTGTGAGTCTCTTCTTGTCATTGGAAACCACATCTGAAAGCAGCCTAACTAAAGCATAAGCTACTATAATTACTATTGCTGTTGTCATTTTTTTTTAAAGGTTTGTTAATCAGTCCATACATAAAGATAAAGAATTGTAAATATAACTGTCCCTACGAAGAATAGAGAGAACCAGAATTTATCTCCTGCTCTTTCTTCTTTGGATAGCTTTTCGTCTACCATCCTAAGTCCATAAACTAATAGTAATCCTCCTGCTGTTAATATTGAGATTACTATGAGTGCTACTAAGTCCATAATTGTCTGTATTTAAATGTTAATGATTCTATTTTAATTCGCCATAAAGAAAAGGAGCCAAGACCAACTAAGATCCCGACTCCTCCAAAATAAATAATAAAATGGCTGTAGGCTGCACTATGCTTTTAGACTATTACATCTACGGCGCACCTAAACACCTATGATATTGATTCCGAAACTTGTTATAAAATTAGGCAAGAACTGGTTGGTAGATTCAACTTGCCTAAATTCAAAAGTAAAAATAAAAACAATAACAACAATTGAACGATTAAAAAAAGAACTACTGCGCACTACCAACCAGTTAAAAAAAAAATTACTATCATTTAACACTTATGAGATATAATCATGTCATACTGTTGTTATCTATTTTGTTCGGTTTATTAAAATTGTTGAGCTCGCTGGCTGATGAGATTTTCTTGGTTTTGCTCAACATGAATTGCAAGTGTAAAGATCGAAGCTGAAATTTAAAAGCATATATAATGATCGCCTACTCACTCTCAGCCAGCGGTATATAAATTAATTTTAAAAAACAATGTAATAAAAGAAATGGGAAACATGAAGGTAAACTCTCCTATGTGCTCTCGCTTTTATCTTTCTACTTCTCTCTTTACATAAATAAGGCTTTTCCCACAGGTTTTGCCGGTCATTTTACAGGTTCAAATTTCGCTATAAACTCCTCATATTCCCGTGTAAAATAAAGCTCTCCATTCGTGTATATAACCACCCTAAGTCCATCTCTTTCATTTGTACAATCTATTCCATCTAAGGTGAGTACCGAGTAGATATTTCCGTTTTTCTTGTTTCTATATTGTTTCATGTCGTTTAGGTTAATTAAAAAGATCGATGGAGGAGTTATGAGTTAAAAGTAGATTATGAGAAGTGAAATTTTGGTATTATGGCAATTATTAAACCGATGCATGTTCGATACTAACTCCTACTAAGATTAACTTAATAGTATAGTACTAGTCATCTTAAAGTATTTCAACTCTAAGCGGAGGCATCTCTCATTTGATAATCATTATGGACTATCTTTTGTTCTACTAAATAGTCTAATAACTCTTAGTAGTTTTAATTTAAATTATTCAACTCTACATTCCTCCTACCGATCTTAAAACAACAGTTATGAATTTTCTTGTGATGTAATTATTTTTCTCCAAGTGTTTAGGTATTTACAGTCTTTATAGTTATCTAGGTTAATCTCTGTAGTAAATCCTCTAGAATCCCTAATACTAAAATACCTAATAAGTTCCATGATATACCCTTCTATTCCTACGTCAATTTCATCTACAGCTTCTTTTTCCAGTGTAGTTAAGAAATCGTATAAGTAAGAAGTATAGGTAACAAACGGTTTAGACTCAAATACATTAACCCCGCGAAGACTTAGAGCTACTGGGTCATATAAGCTGAACTCCTTTCGTGTAGCTCTTAGTACTGCGGTTTCAATATCAAGTATCATGTCTGTCGTTATATCATCTCCACTGTCAAAGAAAACTACATAAGGACAGTCAATTAGATTCCGAACATTGTAGTAACTCCATAACTTCCCCTGATGTATCTTATTTTCTATTACATTAGGATAAACCGGAGAATACTCACTTCCGTTATCATAAATGTCCACTCTAGAAGCATAATTACCTCCTAAAGTCTTCTTGATCATCTCAGCTAATTCAACAGCCTTCTTTGGATCATTGTAGTTTCTTATTATGTAATGTACCATGGTTATTCATTTATAGCTAGGGAGCCCAAGTCTAGTAACCAAGGACTCCACTTCATTGTGTATGGATGTTATTTTTATGAGTCATTTACATTTAGGAGAACCGAGTATTATAGAGGCTACCCAGTTCTCGCTTGAAAATTAGATTCATGTTCAACTAGGGAGCAAAGACCTGGTAACTCTAAGCTCCACTAATGAAATACCTTTTCCCTCTTTGGATTCCATCATCTACGTTTAGGGAGTGCAGGCGTATGAAAGCAATTAAAAAACATGGAACGATTTGTCAAACTTAATAAAATCACAAATAAATGTTCGCCTACACCCCACTAGTTTACAAATAGAATTAATTATGTTTAGTTGGTAATATTCATTTTCGATTTGGGAGCCCGAGTTGGTTATCCTCAAGGCTCCACTAAAGTATTTATATGAAAGCAAATTCTAAATCCTCTTTATCTCAACCTCGTATTCACTTTGGTCTTCACTGATTCCGATATCTTGCTTATTGGCGTAAAAGAGTCGGATAATATTCTCTTCCAAATCTGGGACCACTTTCTCTCTTTCACTAATAAGGTTTTCCACGATATTTTTGCCGGTCACTTTGGAAACCTCGAATTTTAGGCCTTCTTTAGTCATTTTATCTAGAACTCCCTTAATACTTATACCTGTTCCACTTAGTTTTATCGTATCCCTGTCAACATTAGTAAGTAAAGCTCTATCATAATAATTAACCCCCACTTCTGTCTCAAACTCCCATCGTATACCAAATTGATTATATAGGAATTCTGTAAAGTGGATTGTATAGAACTCATTAATGTCAAAGATCTGCTTAACTGGGAAATAATTTATACAAGAGTCATGAACCACAATGAGAGGTCTAATCTTAATATCTAACTTCTGCCCCTCTCTAAATATATTATAAAACCCGGAGGCTAGAGCTACTGCAGAGAATCCTTGAATATGTTGGTTAATCCCTAATCTCCCCCATTTATCAGCAGGGTCGGAACTAACATCAAGAACATCCCCAAGTACAGTACTCACCATTCCGTTATGTTCTATACAATAATTAGACTTTTCTTCGATATACTTAGCTACACCTCCAATGGCTTCAAATAACTTATCACTATTTTCTTGAGCTTCCTCTACGCTTATCTTTGCAGAGTGAGCCAAGGTTTCAACGCCCATTCCGTACATCTTACCTAGCAGAAGAACTTTATAGAGACTCCTTTGTCCCCAATAGTAACTCTCTTCGTGTCCGGGCGTGATGATCTTGGCTGCATTGATATATGGATCTATTCCTTTACTATAAGCGTCGAGCATTACTGGATCTTTGGAAAGGTAAGCGATTGTTCTTACTTCCGCTCCACTACAATTATGTTTAGGCTGATTCGTTACTTCAACCTCAATAGGACAACTCGTATCCCAGCTCCATGTTACCACAGAGTTCAGACTATATTATAACCTACAGCTTTACCTGTTTAGGCCCCTACTCTTTCCCAGCCACTTAGCCAGTACTCTACTTTCTTCTTTATGATTTCGATAGTCGTTACACATTTTGTTTAGCTCGGGATCTTCCTAAATCGACACATAGGACGTCCCCCGAATTAAGTAGGTTGTTTTATCATAGCATTTCTGCATACGTGATACCAATTAGTTAATATCAAAATAGCTCATCAAATAGCCCTCAGGAGTAGTTATTACCCTCTTAGCCTCATCTTTTGGAGACAGTGTATGTATAGCTGCAGACCATCTCTTAGACTTCTTACAACATATCTCGTATCTCTGGTAGCTCTTTGTAACAGGCCCACCAAAAGTCTCAGTTGTAAATAAGTTCTCATCATACCCATTAGTCTGCTTATCCTCTTTTAATAGAATCTTTTTAAGGTATGTTTTAAGCCTCTTCTCTGACTTCTTGAACATTCGGTAAGCTGTAGAGAGTTTAACCAAAGATTGTACACTATTACGTCTTACATCAATATCGTCAAAGAACTTTATAAAATTAGCTTGCTCCTCCTTAGATAGTTCATTATAGGCTCCACCTTGAAGGAATGCCGCTAGTTTACTCTCTTTTCTTTCTTTTAGTTGGTAGAGTACAGGTTCAATAATAAACTCCATTCTCTTGTGTAGCTCTGGGTGTTCTTTTTCTTTTACAAGCCCCCTACACATGATGATATGATAAATTCTAGTCCAGTCTTCCTCTTTCTTAAATCCAGCCTTCTCTAAATCCTCTGAAACTATCTGTAAGTCTGGCGAGTTGTACACTGAAAGGTCACACTCTGGAAACTTACCTATTATATACCTCTCATACTCGTAATAAAGTGTAGCTAGGAATTTCATACTCTCTATTGGTGAAGCTATGTTAACTATATCCGAACACAACTCTACAATCTCTTCATTACTCCAATCTCGATCCCTTCCTACTCTCTGTTTTTGGTTGTATTCAGATAAGTGACACCCCATAAGCAGACTTTCCAGATTCTTTGATAACCCTAGATTTAAGTAGAAGTCCATAGGTTTAGGTAAATAGTAAGTGAGTTTAAGTTTTCTGTCAATATCATCAAATAACTTCCTCTTTCTAAATACTTTATCGTCAATCTTATCTATCTTATGTAATTCCAGCTGTTCTTTGATTAGTAAGTATAAGTCCTCTCCGTAACTACATAATCTATCTTCATCGTACCCCGACTCCCAACTTTCATCTTGACACGCCTTTAGGATTTCCTTGCTTGAGTGTGGGTTTATCTTCTTGTTAATTAAAGTATATACAGTTATTGGCAATTCTCTATCATCTTCTAGTTCTCCATTTAGTTTATGTAAGTAGAACGATGCTAAATTAAGGTTCATGATTGCTGAAATAGACTCTAACCTATCTACGTAATCCTCCCAAACCTCTGTATCTTTAAGGTAGCCATCAAAATCAAGTAAAGCTCCCAGTCTAAGGTTATCACAGAAGGTATTCCAAGCTGTATCTGTAAATTGTAAGTCTGCCTTCTTCTTAAGCATCACAGTATAGAAAGAGTCGAGCATACAGTACTTACCTAAAATTGAAGATGGGATAGAGGCAAACCTGTTATTATTACTCTTCTTCATTAACCTCTCAAATTCCTCTTCTTCTCCGTACTTAGCATAGATCTCTTTCCTTGCCTCCGCATTACCTTCAAATACTTCCGGGAGTTTATCTAATAAGTAATCAAAGTCATCATCCCAAGAAGCTACCCCAAGACCTTTCATTGCTGTATATTTTAGGGAGTATCGTTTAAGGTTATTTCCCTCTAATATATTAAGTACTGCTGAGTCATGGAAGTTATAGTATTTTTTAAAGAGGAGATAAGTTGCTCTACATTCGAACCCTACGTTATATGTGTGAATTCTGTCTTCGGTCTTATCTAAAAATTCCTTATACCTCTCTAAAAAGTAATCGTAGTAATCTGTACCTTCAATAAACTCCATATCATAGTAGGCTGCAATTCCATTCTCACAAGCAATACCTACCCCCATTATTTTCACATCCGGCTCATTTACTGGAATACCTGAAGTTTCGTAGTCTAATCCAAATTTAAGATCTGATAGTGAAAGGAAGTAATCAAAACTCTTATCTATCGTCTCCTTATCCCTAACAATTCTCGTATGATTTAACTGTGGTGGATTTTCATTGACAAACTTAGGGTTATAAAGAAAGTCTACTATATTGTTGTACTTAAAGTCTAATTTCTCGTAATCCACTCTATACCAAGGTCTCCCCGTTTTCTTACTCACCCCAGAAGATAGTTTGCCATTAATATACTCTCTCTTGAATCTCTGTATATCATTAGCGTATCCATCAAAGGTAGCCTTATTAACAAAGTGTGATTCTCTTTCGCCCCTAAGGTAAGTAAATTTAAGTATAGCTCCATTATTTAGAATAAGATAAGGCATTTTCATGATATCCCCTATGTGTTCATTTCTAGGACCTAAGTGAGTGTTTTGGACTTTTGTAACATAATCGTAAGCTTTCTTTTCTATCACGAGGTATCTTTGACCCGGAACGTAAACTATTTCAGCAGGATCGGTTGTATCTTTAATGACTTTTACGGTTACATTTTGGATACTCGTTCCCCCTAATTTAGCTAGGTCCTCTTCGTGAATAATAATGGTTGTGTTCATGTATGGTAAATTTAATTATTATAGTTATAGTTATTCAAAACAAATTAATGCTTTAAGTTTTATAAGAATCACTTTAAAGTAACTCTTAATGGTGTACTACACACCTCTATTGGGTACTCAAATTCCCCAACTACTTTTCTAAGAATATTAAGTGAAGCATTAAGATCAGCATTTATAAGTTTACCTTTAGCTGATTTAAATAATCCTCTTTTAATTCGTTTACCTAGATAATTATCATGTTTCTCTATAGTTTCACCATCTAAAAAGCTACACTTAGATGTATAAGATTCCTCTGTAAGTATAACATTGATACCTTCTAGTTTACACTTATATTCTAATTGGTTGATAAATGTAAGAAAAGGTATATTAGTAAAAGATTGATTATTAGTTCTACCTAAGTTAATGTTTTGTTTCCACTCCTCATTATAGCCTATTATAAGAGTACTAATATTATTGGAAACTAAGAAATTCACTATTCTTCTTTGATTACCTTTTAAATGAGCTTGTAGTCTAGCCTTTTCTTTATTCCAGTATTGATTGATAGATTTTAAAGGTCTACCATTGATAATAAAAGGTTTAACCACATTAGATGAAACAGTAGCTAGATTGTTTAACCCTAAGTCAATAGAAGCGTATCTTCCGTTATCACTTTTAGGTTGAGCTTCATCTACTTTATAAACTGCTTCGATTACATGATGATTATTTCTAGGTAAAACCCTTACTTCAACTAAGTTAGACTCCGTTACTTTTGTAGGTATTTCTATAGATAAAGAAGATAGTTTAATGATACCTTTTCTAAGATAAACTTTAGATACAGCACTTTTATGAAAAACAGCTATATACTTACCATCTTTATCTAAATACTTAGGGATTCTAATATGTTTACTATAATCGCCACCTTGTTTCTTTTTAAGTAAAGCAAAAAATGATTTAAAATTTTTATCAAGTAGCATTAAAGTTCTATTAGCTACTCTAGTAGGTAATGCGTAGTAATCCTCATCTTTAGAATCGATCATTAATCGATTAACGTCATAGTAATTTAGATAACCTTTAGTATTAAAATAATGTTGTCTAACTAAGTATAAAGATTTATTATAGAGATTTTTAGACTTAAAACACACTTCGTCTAACTCTTTATTATTCTTTATTATATGTCTTTCTACTAGGTACATCATTATTAGATTGTTTTGATGGGGTGGGATCCAGCTAGAGTTACTTCACCGCTTGGCATCTTCTCTAGACTGTAAACTTCATTATCTAAACTTATAAGTACACTATCATCTTCCCCCATAAAGCTGTGTACTAATTTAAGTTTATCTTCGGTTACTACATATCGATAGTTACTCTTTCCGTTTAACCTTGCTGGAACCTCTGCTAAATCTGAATACTCCAAAACAAGCTTAACTTCAAAGCTTTCTCTATTATCTTCTGGTACCTTTTCTAATATTTCTTTAATTAACGCTCTCACAATTCTCCTTTATAAAATGTTTAACTCTAAGGTACGGAGTTGGTAAGTTGTAAATAGTAAACCAAAATTCCCCATCATACGCTTCCATTACAGTATTATCTCTAAGTCTTACAAAAAGTGAATTAGGGTAAACCAGATAAGAAGCAAGTCCGTCATCACTATCTAATTTCTCGCTGTAAGTCAGTACTCCTTTTTCTGGTAAGTATTCATCATCAGTACTCACTTCTAAATTCTCACCATTAAGTCTTAGTTTATAGTAGCTGCCCTCAAAATCTAAGCAGTCTGTGTTTTTAAAGTAAGCGTTAATATATAATCTATCTAATATCTCCATTGTCTATCCTCCTGCGTATTTGTTAATGTCTATTTTTGTTTCTGTAAGCTTGATAAGAATAAACTCCATATTTCCGCCTTCCCTAGCATACTTCTCTATGTTTAACGACACTACTCTTGCATCATTAACTCCTAAGTACTGAAATAGAGCATCTTGTACTAGTTTATTCATATTATCTAAGTCTCTCCGACCACTACCCTGCTTAAGAACGTACTCTATATGTAAATGGTATAGCGGTATCTTTTTCATCTCTTCTATAATGCTTTCATCTTGTGAGTTTAACTGAGCTATGATTCTGTCTTTGAAATCTTTAGCTGCTGGTGCCATATATCTCCCTCCTCCTTTCCTTGGCATATAGATACTGTTAACGGAAGGTATAGTGGCATCTTTAAACTCTAGAAGCACTGTTAATCCTTTCTTCATTTTAATATTTTGGTGATTTGGTGTTTTGGTTTAGTTATGTTTAAAATGGCAATTGATCTAGGTTTTGTTCTTCTTCAGCAGGTTTTTCAGCCACTAAATTCACAAACGCCTCCTTAGCTGCCTCCTTATCTGAGAACCCGTCTTTTTCCCCTAAATTAAAGCTTTGAGAGTCCTGTACAATATACTCGTAACTCTTCTGCCATTCTGTAGGTTCAATAGGGTTAGCTGAAATAGAGTCATACCTAGTTGGGTTTATTTCTACGTGGTTTAGTGAAGAGGAGATCTGGTAGGGAACTTTATCCATCTTACCTCTCCTGTTCTTTACTACTGCTATATATCCTGTATTGTATGCTGATTTAGGTGCTTTACCAATAGTTATTTGCATGTCTAGGATTTGTTGCTTTCTTGATGACTCGGCTAGACCTTGTAGTGGAATATAATCATTGTCATAGAAAGTAATTTTAGGCTGAGATAAGATAAATACAAGCTTACCTCCCCCTGCTCTTGATAGTTTAGTTAATTCATCATATAGAACTCCCCCTGCATCATACATGCTCTCGGCTCCAGTTGCAATATTCGTATCATAATCCACTACTAACATATCAAAGTCATCAATTCTAGCCATAAAGTAGTTAACAAGTTCCTCTGCCTGTAAAGTTTGGGAAGGGACGCATGTGAACTTAAATTTACCACCTAGAATCCCAGTTGTCTTATCTATATAGTGTTTAGGGTTATTATATACATCACCTACTGGAACATGCAAGGCTTGGGCGGACATACGAATAAGGAAGTCAGATGCTACTAAGTCCCCAGCTGCTACATACATTACTCTCTTACCTGCCTTACAAGCTTCAATACTCTCTGACATAGCGAATAGTGATTTACCTGAGTTATGTACGATTGCTCCATTGGCTAAGGCGAAGTTATGACACTCATGATCTACCTCTAAGTCATAAACCGGAACTGTGAAGTCTAATTTTTCTAAGCTCTTCTCAACTACTCTAATAAATGTTTTGGATAGTGCATCTTCTATGGAATCCTGCATAGTTAAATCTTCTGCTGCCATCCATCCGTCCATCTTAGTTAGGAATTTGTGGTCTCTTGTACATTTAATCATAGAGCCGTCTTCAAAGGTAAGTTTAATGAGTTCATCCACTTCCTTGCTAATAAAAACATCCTTAACATCAGTAATTATAAACTCTCCCCCATGAAAAGAATCTACCTTAAATGACTCTCCTTCTCTAATTCGTCTATGTAGGTCTCTGAAGTTTATGTTTCCTTTATCAGTCTTAACTTCAACAAACTCAGCAAAACAACCTGGCTTACCTGACACACAAACTAGCTGGGCATTAAGGTACTCTCCAACCGGGCTACACTCATTAATCATCTTTATAGAACTCTTGATACCTGAGCTGTTTAGTGGGTCTTCATCTCTCCCTGCTGCTTCTTCAAATGAGTCTATCCTAATGGTTTGTGAGAATTGATCTTTATAGTCTGTGTTTCTAATGAAGTTTAGCCTCTCTGTTGTATCTGCTATTTCATTTGACTTTAGGATTATCTCGTTCTCACATATCTTTCTAAACGTATTTCTATATTGTGCGATGTCCGATGCAGGTAGATCTTTAAATTCCATTATCTTCCCTATAACCTTATCCATAGCTTTAGGGTTCATCTCAGGAAGGTTATTCACTAAGAGGTGCTCATTTAAGTTAATTGCATCGTTATCCCGCACAAGTTTAGTAAGAGTGACTTCAAGGGTGTTATCCCCCAGTCCGCTTCTTGTAAGGTAATCTAAAAAGTGATTTATGTTTGTCTTAGCTTCATGTGTTAGATATCCGCTAAATAAGGCATAACACACACTAAGTTCAAGTCGTTCTGTCTCCATAATTATTTGTTGTGTTTATCGAAGTATCTGTTATTCAAAACCTCATCATAGTAATCTAAATTAGGGTCAAAGTATTTACCTGCTATTTTCGCTATAAACTCGATTCCCTTTTGAAATACTACAGTCTTAAAGTATATATGTCTACCATTACTCTTATCTATCCAAGTAGACTGAATGCTTCTAAAATACCCTGCATCAACATATTTTTGGTAAGGGTCATTATTTAACATTAGAATTTTATGGTATCTTAGAAAAGCGAACATCTTATTACGACCGAGCCCTTTTATATTTACATTCTTAGCAACTTCATTCATAGTAAAAGTATCCGTGCTATCTGCTACAATATCATAGAACTCAGCTTTAGGTTTCATTGCTTCATTCTCTAACTCTAAAGGCTTCACGTATTGCTTCTCATATTCTAGTAGAGCGTGTAATACTTGATTCTCGTCTCCAGCTGAATTTAAAATATTTAATTGAAGTTGGTTCTTAAGAGGTAGTACAGGTTGTTGATTAGATACTACTATTTCCCTTAATCTCTTTTCACACTCAATGAAGTACTGTCTAGCTAGTTTGCCTTTCTCAGATCTTTGAATCATTGAAATTTCCTTGGCAGTATCTAGAGTTAGTGCGTAATCTGTACTAGGTCTGCCCCCAGATAGGTTATACTCATTTTTGAGTAAAACTTGATAATCAACGTTTTCCACGAATCCGTAATTCATCATCCTAGATATCCAATCATTAAATCTAGTTTCTACTTCTAAAAATTTGTGAAGTTCTCTAGCGGATACTACTTGGTTTCCACTTTCATTTGTTGTAATTTTAATAAGTTCTGTCATAATTCTATATTTTAATATTCTAATTGTCTCAAGTTCTTTATCTTCTCCTCTTCAAATTCTGTCCCTAAGTATAAATCAAGTGTATTCTGTGTAATCTTTATTTTCACTCCATCCACTATAAGGTAAACGGCCTCTCCATACGGTAACTCTGGGAATAGATGATTAATACCACACCAAACAGGATGACCAGGAAGTATATTTACATGCTGTTCCTTAGTTTCCCCTCTTTTCTTATAACCTTCAACTAAATCAAATAAAGCTCTCTTACATCTAACTGCTCTAATCTCATCGTCTATTTCTGCCAGTTGTTTAGTTACGGCTCTTCTCTTATATTCAAGGTTGCTTATCTGTTCTATGTATTCGTTCTCTTTCATAGTATCAGTCTTTTTATTTCATTAACTTTAGAGAGCTTATAATATTCCTTTATCATCTGTAGCTGGTGTTTTATCTTTTTCGAATATATAGGAACCTCTCTCTTAAACTCTAGACAGTAAATATTAACCTCTTTTTCCCTACTTCTCCCAATAGCCTGTAGTATATGATTGGGAGCCTTCTCTTCCAGCATTAAAAATATACTCTTGATGTTAGGGAAGTCAATAGAGTTGTATCCAGAGCGTGTCCCAAAGAATATATCCACTTTATCATCTCTAACTAAATCTTTCGCCTCATTCATACTTAACTTTTCTCCATTGTAAGTATAGCCTGAAGAAGAGAGTATAAGTATATTTAAAGATTTGTCTAATTTTGGTGTGAGGTTTTCTATGACTTGTGTTCGGTTGATAGGTATAAATGTAGTTCCCTTCCGATATTTAACCATGAACTTGTTGAACTCTCTAATAAATTCAGGGTTGTCATAGAGATTATCTTTTACATAATTGAGGTTTATCACAGAGTTCTTACCGGTTTCCTCTATAACTATTTCTAAATCAGACTGGTATCTCTCTATGTTCATGGTCTTATGGCTAGGAGTTAAATGCACTGTAGCATAACCAAAGTATTTTACCAAGTTCTGATTTTTGATGTTGTAGTATTCGTTTGAGTTAGGTGTTAGTCTCTCTGTTCCGGATTTGTTAGAAGTAGCTGAGAATCCATACATAAACTCTCTTCCCAGCAAGGTTGTATCTAAATGGAAGCACATCATATCATTAAGACTCTGCTCTACCTCATCAAATAGAATAACCTTTACTTTCTTTAGCCAATCTATGTTATCCTCATTTCTAGATTGTTCGCTCCGCCAAAATCCCTTAGCGTTTATAAAATTCACATACAAGTTTGGATTAAAGTAACCTGGATCCTCTAACTTAAATTTACTACAAGCCCTATCCTTAAGTTCCTCCAAAGCCTTACTTGAAGATGTGATGAATAAGGTAGGTATTTTATTTTCATTAAGATAAGCAGCAAGGGTAGCCATTATCTCACTCTTGCCGTATCCTGTATAAACCTGACATAGACCTATCCTGTATCTAAGTAGGTTTTGTAGTAATTCGTTCTGGTTGTCTAGTAAGTTTTCAAATTCAGGTAACTTCAATCGCATAGTTCTCAATATATTAAGTTGTCGTTGTAGTTAAATAGAGTGCGGTGCTTATCAATGAATTCAATAATATCCCACTTTAAGTCTTTATCCTCTATCTTTTTAAATTTATCTTCATGTTCTTGTAATAATTCATCGTACTGCTTTAATGGAAGTGATCTATCTAAGACAACCATTCTAACAGGAGATTTACCAATATATTTACGAGAGTTTATGTCCCTAATTTCAGTAATCTTCTTCCCGTCAAAGTCTATAGTTATGTTAGGCTCTATTCCTTCAATTTTTAGTCCTTCTGTATGGTAGTCCGAATATATGAACTTGTAATAATTAGAACCATCCTTGAAGAAAACCTGTCCATCTAAGCAGACTATTATTACATATCTAGTATCCTTCATAGTTTATATATTTTACTCTTTTATCGTTATTTATTATGCCTTTGACCTTTAAAACTTCTTCGTCACCTACTACAGATATACACTGATTTGTCTTACTGTCTAGAAAGTATAACTCATCACCTTCATCTAGTTCGAAAACCACGCATATAAATCTATAGTCTGGTAAATTAAAGGCATCGAAACATTCTCTATCTAAAATATAACGATCTAAGCCCTCTGTAATCCTTTTTTGAGATCTAAGCCTATTTATTAATTCCTCTCTATTCATTCTTAAGCTTTTCTAATTCATTTATATTCTCTATTTGATCTTTAAGTTTAGTAGCGAAATAGAAAGCCCACCCTTCATTAAACTCTAACTCCTTCATGTCTTTATCGTGAGTATTGTAGAACTTGTAAACCTTATAGATGTATTTTGGAGCAGTCTTAGTGTATAAAGAAGCAGTATTAAATTCGGGATAAGTAGTCTCAAAGTTCTGTCTAATCCCGTCAATCTCCCAATCTCCTTCATACTGTACCCTTAGTTTGTGATTCTCTAGTCTAAGTGTATACCTTTCTCTTTGCTCCATTCTTCCATCAATTTAGGTGTTCTATTTTCCACTCTGGTTTTCTCTAAGAAGTTCTGTATCTCCACATTATGATAAGTTAGATCTGCGAATTTCGTTCTTATAGTTTCCTTATCTTCCTTGTTGATCTGAATACTCTCTGTGACATATACTCCAACCATTTTACCCAAGTTGTCATCATATGCTACAGCTGGGAATTGAGCGTTGGTTATCTCGTATCCTTTACTCTCAAGCCACTCTGCAAACTCCTTAGCTAAAAACTCACTCTTATTCATGGTCGGGTATAATCAAGGTATTCGGATCTTCTTTTAATCTTTCAACATAACCTGTGCTAGGACCTTCTAAGTGGAATAAATCTCCTGCGGTATACCTTATATCATTCTCGCTTACAACTACTTTATTAAATATGTAAGGTCTATCTTGGTAAACTGCTAGTCTCATAAAAAATAGAGATCCTCCTAGTTCCATTTCAGGTTCAGAGCCAAAGAGAGTGTCAAAGTCTGCAAGTTCTTCTTTTGTGATAACCTCTACTACCATTTCCGATAGCTCAACTTCTTTTGGGTCATCTGTTACTTTTATTGAATCAACCTCTTTTAATTCTCTTAGCTTCTGGGTTAATCTTACTAATAAACTGTAATTCATCTTTAAATTTTTGTTTGTTATTGTAATTTTTGTATCAGCATTTCTTCAGGGTCGTCCCCGTTTGATTTCACTATGTTATAATCTGCGTATATGATCTTCTTCTTTAGTTTATCCCTTAGATTTGTTGATAGTTCAGTATTATCCAGCCAAACTATTATCTTATCAGGAAGTCTGTCATCTAGAGAATTAATCTGAGCAGTTGTCATTGTTGAGCCTGAGATTGCTAGTACATTTACATCAGGGTAGACCATAGCGATAGACATAGCATCAAAAGGACCTTCACAAATTACATAAACATCACTACCCCTGTCAATAAGGTAATAAGGTTTAGATTTAATAGGCGGTAGAAAATACTTCATATCTCCTATTGGTTTGTAAAGTCGCTTAATGTAGTACTTAATCTCCCCATCAAAATAATAAGGAATATAGATCCCGTCATCACTAAAGCGTAAATCAAAGTTTCTATATTCCCTAATGAGTCTATTATTACCTCGATGTCTAAAGTACGCTAATCCCTTCTCATCTATTTTCTCTGAGCCTTTTTCTAAATCCCCCAACCTCTTAAACTCATCTAAATAATCAGTACACCTTACCGCTTTCAAATAATCTAGTATCGAATCAGCCCTTAGGTTTTCCGCGTTAATATTAAATGTGTTATCAAGGAAGACTCGGTTACATCTATGACAGTATCCAAAATCCAGAGACTTAGAGAGGTATAGCTTTGTCTTTTCATAGTTCAACTCCTCCTTACACTTTGGGCACTGAATTATATACCACTCCTCATTCTGTTTACAATCGTATCTTTCATCAGGAGGCAGGAGTTCATCGAAACTTAATTTTACTACTCTAGACATCTTAGTTATAATTTTTACTTCTTGTTACCTTTCTTCTTAGATTTAGGCTCTTCCTTTGATTCTTCTTCAGGAGCTTGTTCTTCCTCTTCTATTTCTACAACTTCCTCCTCTTCCGGTAAATCATCACCCTCTTCTTCTGGGGCTACTTCTGGCTGAGCTTTCTTTGGTTCTGGTTTAGTCTTTACCTCTTCCTTAACTGGTTGCTCCTCGCTATTAGAGTAAACTAGTTCAGGCTGGATTGCGATAACTTGTTTTTCTGGAACGGTGAAGTCTAAGTTTGATTTAAATGATTCACCTGGTCCTAAACTGATAACGGTACCTAAATGTTGGAATGCTATAATCCCTGTACCTGTGTTTTTAACTGAAATTTCCATATGGTTTGTGTGTTAAAATTATACTTGTCTTGTTTCTTCTTTTGTAACCTCTGTTGTTTCTGGGTCATAGATGTAACTCGGATTTACTTGGCAGTCAGCTAATTGATTTCTCTCTGTCGCTGGGGCTGTAACTTTGAATTTGATCTGATCTGGCGAAAAGTTCTCTACAATTGCCATAATGTCTCTATCTGAAAGGAGTGAGTTAATTGATTCCCCTCCAGGTTGAATTGTAAAATAACGGGAAGCAATAAATAAGTTTACTGGTGCTGTCCCTACGTTAACGATTTGCATGTGCTTATTAAATTAAATGGTTTATATTCTCTGTTATATCTCCTGTGTCAGTTACTGTAGCCTCTGTAGTTAGTATCATTGAAGCTATACTTGCAGCAGACTCTAAAGCTATTCTTGTTACTTTCTTAGGGTCTACTACTCCAATTTCGTATAAGTCTCCATAAGTATCTCCTTTAGCATCGTAACCATAAGAGAAGGATTTGTTTTTAATTACTTTGTTTAATACTACTTCAGATTGTCCTCCAGCATTATTTACAATCTGTTTTAATGGAGCTAGGATTGCGTTTTGTACGATTACTACTCCTAACTTCTCCCCTTCTGATGTAGTCTTTAAGCCCCCTAATTGGGAAGATATTTTAACTAAAGAAGTACCACCACCAGGCACGATACCTTCCTCTAAAGCAGCCCGTGTAGCATGTAAAGCATCTTCTATTCTATCTCTCTTCTCTTTTAATTCTACTTCTGAAGGTGCCCCAACAAAAATAACTCCTACTCCTCCTTGAAGTTTAGCAGCTCTTTCTCTTAGCACTTCTTTATCATAGTCTTTATTAGCAGAACTTTCTTGAGACTTTAACTGTTCTACCCTTTCTTTAATTTTATCTTTGTCCCCTGCTCCTCCTGAAATTGTGGTTGCTCTCTCAGTTATAATTACTTTTGAAGCTCTACCTAAGAAAGAAGGCTCCATTTTACTTACCGACAACCCTTTTTCATTAGATAACATAGTAGCTCCTGTAAGTAAAGCGATGTCCTCTAAATAATCTGTCACCCTAGAACCTATACCTGGAGCCTTAACACAAGCCACTTTAATTGCGCCCTTGATTCTGTTAGTGATAAGTGTATTTAAAAGTTCACCCTCCACATCTTGAGCTATAATTAGGAGTGACTCAGAGTTTCTAGCTATTGGTTCTATTATTCCTATCAAATCCTTAAAGTTCACCAGTCTCATATCTGCTAGTAAAATATAAGGATTCTCTAAAGTAGCTGTCTTCTTCTCGAGGTCTGTCATAAAGTAAGGAGAAATGTAACCTCTGTCAAACTGCATACCTTCTACCACCTCTACAGTAGTTTCGATACCTCTTGTTTGATCTTCTACAGTTACAATTCCATCTTTGCCCACCTTAGAGAACGCCTGTGAAATCAACCCTCCAATCTCTTTATCATTATTAGCTGAGATAGAGGCGATTTGGTTGAGCTTCTCTAAGTTAGTTGAATCGATCTCTACTGTATTTTCATTTAAGAGTTCAATCGCCTTGTTTACAGCTAAGTCGATACCTCTCTTAATATCCACAGAAGCAACACCAGAGTCTACATATTTTAGTCCAGCGTTTACCATAGATTGAGCAAGAACTGTAGCTGTAGTTGTTCCGTCCCCCGCTAGGTCATTACTTCTTGATGCTACTTGTCTTAATAGTTGAGCCCCCATATTTTGTACTCTATTTGGAAGCTCTATTGATTTAGCCACAGAAACCCCATCTTTAGTTATGTGAGGTCTGTTCATTGGTTTTTCTATCATTACATTTCGACCCCTTGGACCTAGTGTAACTTTTACTGCATCAGCTAGAAGGTTTACCCCTGTTAAGAGCTCCTTCCTTGCTGTATCATTAAATTTAATTTCTTTTGGCATGATTTATTTTATTCTTTAATTATGTTGGTTAGGTTTTCGCCAAATTTTTGGTAAACTCCTGTAGATCGAGGTTATGCTCATTTTTGAGTAGAGCCTAACTATTCTAAATTTACAAAGAGTTATTTTTCATTCAACTTCTTAATTATGAAATCTAATCCTTTCTGAGTTACTAATGTCTTTGAAAATACCATAGGGCTGAAGCCAGGTCTTTCCTTCATAACCTCAACAACCTCAAAATAATCTAAACTCATGTACTTTTGATAAGGTAAGTTATTGTCCATTAATATACCTTCCCTTTTCAGAAACTTAAATAGATTATTTCTTCCGTAACCTGGTTTATTTATTAACTTTGCGGCTTCGTTTATGTCAATTTTGGACTTAGATGTTATTACTGTATCGTAAAACTCTGCCTTAGGCTCCAATTCGCAATTCACTGCTTTTAGATTTGATACCTCTACAGTTAGTTCTTTATTTTTCTTAACACTTGCCAGCAAATGCTCTAAAGCTTCTTCATAATTTTGAGGCAAAGTCATCAAACCTTTATTAATATTGGAGTAGCTTCCTGTTTTTCTAATTGATGGTAATACTTCCTCTACTACCCAATCTTGAAACTCCTCAGCCTTGTCCAACTTAGATCTCAGCACTAACCTATAGAAGTTAGATTCGTTAATTAATGTGAACTCGTTACTACCTACTCCATTGGAATTTACGATACGCTGTTTCAACGTACCGCCTGATTTACAGTGTCTTACAAGAGCTTCTCCAGGTCTTGAATATCCTAATGCCTTTGCTACATCTACTCCTATAAACCAGGGATCGCCAGTTTCATTAATAAAGATCCTAACCTCCCCAAAATTATCATGTTTAAATAACTCAATGTTCTTCATAATCTTATATTAATTCTAAAGTTTCGGTTAAATATACATAAGCTGGGTATAGTAAGTTTAATCTAATTAATACTTCTACATTTAACTCAGATTGAATTACTTTATTGATGGGCTTATTTTCGTTTAGTACGACTAAATCCTTAAACAACTCTTCCCAAGCTTCTTCCGTGGTTTTGTCCATTATATCTGCGTATTCTGAAACCATAGCTGAAACTTTAAGGGCTATCTTTAGATTCCACTCCTTTAAGCTTCTTCCTTTAAGTTCATTCCTAAGCTCACTAATTTCTTCTTTTAATTTCTTATAAGTCATTTTAATATACTATTTAATTCATTAATTTCATTGAGGGTAATTTTCCCTGAGTTAAGACCCTTCCTCACTTTTGAGGTGGGCTAAGATTTCAGCCGATATCCTAATAAAATAGAGTTTTTGACAACTTTATCATTAACCTTCCCTAAACTTGTGGAGCGTACTGCAAATATACGAAAATTAATTCAGATACCTAACTTTACTTCCCTCAGATGTCAACTCAAATAAAATCTTACCTGAATCCATTGTAAAGTTATCTGTATGAGTAGCAATAAGCATAACCCCTACATTCATTTGAGTAAGCATATTTACAGCTACATCTAAGTTATCCTTGTCTAGATATTTTAAGAACTCATCGAAGATTAAAAGTCCAGAACCTAAAATAGAACGATATAAGAAATAAATGTCACATAGAGTCTTTTGTCCGGATGATAAGTTCTCGTAATCTATAAAGTGAGAATTAACATTAAACTTAACTGATAGATCTGAAAACTCTCTTCCATTCTTTCTTGTTGAGGTAGTCTTAAATTCAAACATCTCATTAGTAAAATTCTCAGTAAGTCTATTTAAAATCTCAGTGTAAATCAATCCATCTTTATCCATCAGCTTACTATACTTCTCATAAACCGTTAAGTCCTTAGATAGTTTAGCAAGTTCATTTGATTTAAGTACTAAGCTCTCCTCTAACTGAATAACCTCTGACCTTAGTAATTTTAATCTATCATTCTCTTTTAGTTTTCCTTGTAGAGTTAATATCTGGTTTGTAGCGTCATTTACATCGATTTCAACCACATTCTCAGTATTAGATAGTAAAAGCTCTGTAAGTTTATTTTCATTAGATTTTAGGCGTATCTCTGTGCTTTCTAATTGTGACTTTAAAGATTGATAAACTGAAAGCTCTGTGGAAATCTTGGTTATCTCCTCCTGTATCGCTTCCTTATCCCCTAGTTCTTTAAGTCTATCATTATGCAGTTTATATTCACCTCTCAGACTAGTTAATTCCTCATTTAGTTTAGCTTCTTGATTCTTTAACTCCTCTATATTTTTAAGATGAAGTTCTCGCCCTATATCCTGATTACAACTTGAGCATTTAGGTATTGTTTGGTTTTCTAAGGATTCTCTTCTGGATTTCACTCCTTCTAGTTCCTTAGCTTTCATCATTCCAAGTGTCTTTGCCTCATTAACTTTACTCTCTACTTCTGAAAAACCTCTAAGCTTCTCTTTTAACTCCTCGATATTATTTACAGCCGGTTCTTTTATTTGAGACTTAAGCTGATTCAGGGAGTTCCTATCATTCTCTATCTGTGACTCTAATACTCTCTTATCACTCTGGAACTTTAGGAATGCATTGTACGAACTTATTTTATTTTTAAGAGAGGTTATTTGGTTGTTAAGGTCAAGTATCTCATCTTCTGTAAGCAATTTAACTTCACCGTATTCCCCTAAATCTCTCTTTCTTATTTCAAGGTTAGACTCTATTCTCGCTACCTCCTCTTCTAATTCTTTATGGGTATAGTGGATAGAATCTTTTAGGGCATCACAAGCATCTTTAAATTTATCTAGAACGTCCAGTTTATAGTGTTTAGATAATAGGTCAATTCTTCTTACTGAGTTCATCTTACCAAGCAGAGAAACAACCTTAGAATCTATCACCATGCTGTCCAAATATTCAATAAAGGGAAGTCGGTTAACAATATCTGGCTGAACTTCAATAGCCTTAGCGTAATCTTGTTTAACTCCATCTACGTGTAACTCGTCTGTAGCATGGGAATTCCTTACAATCTTATAGTTAATCCCTTCGTAATTCAAGTTAAGCTCTATTCTACATTCATCTTCCCCAATCTTAACTGAATCCTTTAAACTTCTATCTCCCTGTAAACCTATAACGAGTGCATCTAAAAACGAACTCTTACCTGAACCATTCTCTCCCAGTACAAGTGTCTTAAGTGAAAATTCATAATCTAGTTCTTTAATGCTTCGGTAGTTTTTAATGGAGATATTCTTAAGTTCAAAATCGAAGTTAATCGGATTGTAAATAACCTTCTCCTTAAGCATATCGTGAAGCCCCTTTAAATTCTGAGACTCCATTACCCTATCTATAAGCTCCTCTATTCTATTCCAGTCTGAAGTGTCTACTTTATGGTTATGTGATTTGGCTCCTGAGGGTTTATAGACGTAGTAAGTGTTTGTTTCTATATCTGGTCCAACTTTCTCCCTGTCTGATGTATATACCATTTTAGATAGGATTTTACCAGAGGGATCTAAAGGTTCGCGGAAGAACTCTCTAGTCTCGGTGTCATAAACTACTACTTGTCCATAATCCTCTTCATCCACCTTAACTTGAACTGGAGGACCTATAGAGTGGCAATTATTAACTTGGACTATCTTATGTATATCCCCAAAAATCCCTATGTGAAACTTTGTGATATCTAGACTTTGACCCTTAAACTGTTCATTCCCCAGAGTTACGTGACCTATCATTAAATCTACTTTCTTCTCTGGTGTTGGAATTTCTTCTCCTCTTATGTAATCCTGTAAGTAAGTAACATGTCCCTCATCCTCTACATAACCTTGATGCACATACTTAACCTTACCTCTATAATCGAAATAAAGTGTCAGGTCAGTTACGTCTGGGGTTGGTACAGGTGAGTTAGCGTCATGGTTCCCAATAGTTATGTAGATCCTGTCAAAGTAATCACACAACTTATCAAAAAATTCCCTCACTAATAGATTTACTTGAGGGGGGTTGATTGGTTTATTTAAGATGTCTCCTGCTAAAAAGATAGTCTTAATTCCATATTTCTTAGCTACATTCACATAAAGGTCAGGGAGATCTCTAAACTGGTTAAATCTAGAGTTCTCCGTGACGTTATATCTATTGTATTTATCTATGTGGATGTCGCCTGTTATCAAGTATTTCATTTGTTAAGCGCTTTAAGATATCCCTTGTAATAGCTGTAATTCAAGTCTAAGAAGTTGTCTATACAGTACTGATTAAACACATTCTCATCTGGATATTCTGCTTTCAAGGGTATATTATTAACTAGCCAGTCTGCTTTATTATACTCTGGGTTATCCTCAACTCTAAACGATTCTAGCTGTAGTAAAAACAATTCCTTATCCTTAGTAAAGCTGTAGTTATCCTCTCCCATCAAATCCTTAACATGCAAAATACCATCCAAGATTATCTCAGGGTTTCTGTTATTCTTAAGGTAATTGTGGGATCCATATAGAGATTGATAGATACTGTTATACTCGTAAAGATCCATTCCTTCGTACTTATCTAGAGCATCTTCATAAACGTATAATTCCCTAGTTTTTGTAATCCTGTAGAAGTCAACCTTTGGAGTTACACAAGCTACCCAATCTGAGTCTTTTGAAACGAGTACTGACTTTTCCTCACTTTCATTAACCAGCTTACTCCTAGAAACTATATAAGCAAAGTCGTCTGCCTCAAAGCCTGAAAGTATAATAGAAGGGAATCCAAGTTTAGCAGAGTCTGATACTAATTTATACTTAACTCGCTGTCTACTTTGGAATTGCTCTGTCTTCTTTTTTAGTTCAGCTTTTTCCTCCTCTGTCATATCATCAGTAATACTCTCCTCTCCTCTATAATCCCTGTCACCCTTGTAATCACTTAGGTTTCTTGTTTTATAGTATGGAGACTTATCCCAAAGGAGGACCACATTATCTGCAGTTACCTCCTCTCGAACAAGCTTAATAATACTTTGTATGAACGACTTTAATAATTTCTGATCGTGATACCCGGGTTTATCCTTTAACATCATCCAGTTTCTAGTTAAGTATAGCTGTGCGTCAATGAAAGCATACTTATATCTGGTCATGTTATTAGAAAGGGGCATCTTCGTTATTTACTGCTGGTGTTGGTGTTGTAGTTACTTGCTGAGGTGCACTAAAAGTTTGCTGGGAAGGTTCTACTAAGTTTGCAGCATTACCTAACATCTCTTGCATTTTAGCTTTAACCTTAACATAGAAGTCGTAGTCAAATCTATCATCCGCTTTAGATACTCCTAACAAATCATTTACTGGATCATGGAATACTTTAGCTGAAGCTTCTGGAATATTAACTGAAGGTTGACCATTTGTTAATCCGTAGTGATCCTCTGTAATTGAAGCTAAGTTAACAGTACTAGTCCACACTCCTTTGTCTTTGTAGTAGTTAATGATCATAAGCCCTTTTCTATCGTTAGTTTCGTTAGTGAAGAACTTTTGTGTCCAGTTAAATCCACCACCCGCTAATTCACTCTTCGCTTTAATCTCTGCTTGGAATGCTTGAGCTGCTCTATTGTGATCAAATATAAATAAACAAGGGCAGCTTTCATTAGGGATCTCCCCCGCTAGGTTTTTATGTTTAAGCACGTATAGGTAAGTCAAGAAGTAATTTCTGTTTCTCACTAATTTCCAAGATACTTCCTCTTTAACTAGCCTGTCATGCAAAGATACCACTTCTCCATATAAAGCTTCTTCCTTGCTTCCTGGTTCAAATTTATAGAAGTTCTGAGGGAGGATTCTTACCCATCTTGCGAATTTGTCATCTTCATTAAGTGTTAGTTTCACCTCTTTTACTCCAGATACTGAAACTGCAGGTGAACCACTATCTGTAACCATAGGAACTCCATAGATTGTACCGAATGAATCTGGAGTGCTCATGTATACTTTTGTTAATTTCTCTGCTTTTGGAATGTCGTTATAACTTCCTGTTTGTTTTCTTTCTTTTGGTGTTGTGTCTTTTTCTAGTTGCTCTAAAAAGCTGTTAAAATCAAAATTCATGATGTCTAAAATTTAAAAGTTATATATTCTGTATTTATTCTGTTATTTCTTCCTCTTAATAGTCTTCTTACCTTTCTTCTCACTTTCTGGAATTATATTGTTATCCTTTAGAAAGTGGTATAAGAATTCTCTACCTACCTGTGTCCATTTAGTTGAAGTAGCTGAACCTAGAACTCCTGGAAATCTTTGAATTGGAATAGTCTCAGATTTGGTGTATCCTTTGTTTTGGTATTTTTGATAGAGAACCCATTGTCCGTCTTGTTTAAATTGCACTCCTAGATTATGTAGTAAAGCATTAAATTTAGCGGCTGTCATTCCATAGTCTTTAGCGATAGTTGTTGCAGTAACTGTATCTGTTGAAGCCATCACCTTAGTATAATACTCTACCTTAGGTGCATCTTCCTTAATCTTGCTTGTTAGCTCTTTCTCAGTTCTTACATGATCAACAATTCTAAGTAGAGCTTCAGCATAATCTTCAGGGATAGTATAAGTCTTGGAGTTAAGTTTAGATTTAAGTTCCATATTCTCTACCTCAAGTTACTTCCATCTCATAATAAGCTTAGCTCTCGTTTCGTCATTGTACTTAGTCGCTACGTAGAGAGTCTCATCTTTATTTAGTTGATACTCAGGAAGTTTTCTACCAGTTGGATCCTCATATTCACTGAGCCCAAATTTGGACCCAGTAACTTTTTCCCATGCAGGTTCCATAGTTCTAATATCCCTTAACATGTGTTTATGTAGCTTTCCAGTCAACTCTGCTATCTCTCTGCTGGACATTCTTAGTTCGCTACTTTGTCCTTTTAATGTTAGTACTTCCATAATTTAGTTTATTTGTTGTAATTTATTCTGTTATCTCAAATCTCTTTTCTTTTACCAGATTTCCTACCTTTACTTTATTTATGTGGGTTAGCTTTACATTAGGATCTACCTCTTCAAATTGTTTAGCTTTCTTAATCGCATAGTCTATTTTGTACCCCACCGATAAACAAACCTCATGATATCCAACATAGCCCATTCCCATATAAATGTATTCTCCTAATTTGAACTGACTACTTCTTATATAGTCTAGTTCCTGTTGAATTTCTATACTCATAATAATTCGGTTTTTGCTTTTTCTGTTAGTTTGTACTTGCCATCTTCCCCTTTCTCAAAATATCCTCTCTTTATGTAATCGTGCGTTGGAGAAATTGCCCCAATAGAGAGGAGTTTGTTTATTATGTCTGCTGGAGTGTTAACTAAAGTATATTCGTTCAGTTCCCCGTTTCTAAATATGTTGTTGAGTTTTTCCATGTCAAAAAGTTCTTCTTACACTAATTAGGATTTTCACTTAATTTCTAGCCGGTCGGAAAAGTCTAACTAGTTGATTCTAAATTGTTTAACTCAGCTTCTAGACCATCATAGTTCTCCATTAAGACAATCTTTCCGTTCATCATCATAGGTATTCCTTCGTCATCTAGAACTAAGTGGTACGCCTTATCATAGTCAAACTCATCTCTCTTTATCTCTTTTATTTCCCCACCAGCCTTATCATCGCTTACGTATCCAAAGTGGTAGTCATAAAATAAAATATACTCTCCTGGAATCTGACCTGTATCTACTATTAATTCTCCATCGTTAGTAAATATAATAGATCCTAGAAATTCGTGTGTCGAAGGAGTAGTGCCAAATATATATCCATCCTTCACTCTTATTTTTACTTTTACTGCTCTCATTGTTTTAATTGTTTATAGTTCCCACAAAAATGTTAATCGCCTGGTTTATTATTAGTTACACAAGCGTTAATAAGTTTACAGTTGTTAGGTTTTTCACAATTTTATGATAAACCCTCTGTTATTCTTATTATGGTATGACTTTAAATAACTCCTCATTCCTAGCTTCCTTCTCTCTACCTTCTTCGTTTAGCAATGAGTTCATCTTTTTGAAATACTCCTCCTTACTCAATGATAGTAGGTCTTCTAGTTTGGTATACTCTGTTTTGGAAAGCTCTATCTTAATATCTTCTCTCCAATTACCTCCCCCATTAAGTGTAGTACCAATAGGGTTGAACCATCTAGGCGTGTTTCGACCCTCAAATGTTACACCAATCTCAGTTACCCACCATCTAACGTTGCATATATAATAATCAGTTACTTCTCTCCAGCCAAATAAATAATGGTAAACTTTCTCACCTTTCTTTATAGGCCAATTTATGTCGTTTTCATTAAAGTCTTCCCACTGTTGCATAGCTCATTATAATAGTTTAACAAATCTCTCACCAACCTTCTGCTAACCATATACAAGTTTTTAGGTATGAAGGGTGGCTTAGAGGTGTAGTATAGATAACACGCATTCATCTGTCCTTTTGTGAACGCTTTGTCGATGAGGTAGTCTAAGTGTACTTTAAGGAAATAACCGATTGCCTGAGCGTACATTCTCATTCCTGGTATTACTTCCTCATCTCTCTCCTCTTCTACATCCTTACATAGCTGAGTTAAGACTTCTTCATTTATGTTGTTCACTTCTAGTCTATGTCTCATTTTAACCATCTTGCCATCATACTCTAGAACTTTATTCGCTAAATCGTCTGGTTCTCTAATAAATTCTGAGGGTAAAACTTCTCTATCCTTAATTAATAGTTGGGCAAGTTTGGCTAACCCTTCTGCTTCCTGTGGTGTACAAGTCTCGCCTCTTAAAAGTTCTGTATTAGTCTCCCTAGCTGAATAGTAGTGGTAATACTCCATCATGATTACAGCTCTCCTTAAAGACTTAGCAAACTCATCTCTTCTCTTTTCTTTCTTTGTCATGTTAGTCGTTATTTTTAATGTATCCATCCTTTTCAATAACTTTAGAGAGAAATTCAAGTCCCTTTTGGTAGACAACTGTTTTCAAGTAAATCATGCTATCGTTATTAGGCGTATTCCAAGTGGTTTCTATAAGTCTGAAATAACCTGCATCTACATATTTTTGGTAGGGAGTGTTGCCTGACATTAGGATATCTTTATCTCTCAAGTATTGGAATAGTTTGTTTCTCCCAAGTCCTTTATAATTCAAAACTTTAGGCTCTGCTTCTATTAGTTTTTGTTTTTGCTCTTCAATGACTAACTGTTGTTCATAGGCTAACTTTAAGGCTTCAGCGAATGTTTGTGGAGTATTGAATTGTAAAGCTCTCTCCATTTTGTTGAACTTATTAATGTAAGCTAATTTGAAATCGTTGTACCCTTGGATATTGAACATGTATAAAGTAAACCCGTCCTTGGTTAAAAGGTACTCCTTATATTCTCTTTTCTGACCATCAACCTTGTAAGTGGTTGGAATACAGAGAGAACGAACATTTCCGTTTTCTAAAATCTTATCTATAGACTCTAAAACATCTGCATGCCTCTTACCTAAACCTTCAGCTATTACCCTACTACTTACAACTAATCCTAGATCTTTGTGATTTTGAATTTGGACTAGCTCAGTTTCTGTTGTTAATTTACTATTCTCTAACATAATTATTTTTTTTTATTAAGTTTATTATTTTCTTATTCTCTAATTCACTGATAATCAAATTTACGGGATTTTCTGGTAATTACACTATTGCCCTATTTAAATACAATTACCAAATCACTACTTTCAACCATTCTAACAGGCTCATCAATAAAATGCTCATAGAAATATTTTTGATTAACTAGCCACTGGTCTTTTGGATTATATTTATTCACTGCTATCATGTCCCCGATCTTAGGGCTGCCACTTTCCAAATCTGCATCACTAATTGAGACTGTATGAGTTTTGGTTTCATCGGTATATATCACTCCCAACTCATTAAACTCATCCATATCTTCTTTAGTAACTTCCCTTAGGTATGCTGATTTAGGTTTTCTCATATACTCTTGGAATATTAATGCTCTACTTTCTATACTACTTAAGTTTTATAAATTATCACTTCAGGACTTAAACTATTCCACATCTTTCTTAACTCCTCTATTCTTTTCCCTCCAGCAGCTAAGTATTCATCCCAAGTCAAAGTTCCATTCTTCCTCATTCTACAGGCTTGAATCACTTTACTATTTAACTCAAGCCACTCTTTTCTTATCTCTTCTAAATTCATAGCCTAATTATCTAAACCCAACTTTCTTTGAATCTCCTGTCACCTCAGTCTTCTTATCATTATAGATCTCAGCTAATGTATATTCCCCCTGTTCTAACTGTAATGATGGGTTTAGTTTTAATGCTTGTTCTTTTGTAAGTGGCGTAAACTCTAAAGCATCAAAACATCTACCAGGTCTAGTTAATGCTGGGTCTATTGAGTTGAGATTTTCTAAGTTAGTTGTGATGATTATTTTCTTCTTCTTATTCGATAGTATTCCATCTCCTAGGTTTAAGAATTTCTGCATCACGTGGTTATCATTCTTAGCTCTATCTTTAAGTAACGTATCAGCATCCTCCAAAATAAAGAAGCGTGATTTAGAGTCCTCCATAAACTGAGCGAATAAAGAATCATCATAAAGCAGCTCGTAATTGTAAGAGACTACCGGTGTACCTTTTGTATGATTCAGTAAAGCTTTGATAAACGAACTCTTCCCTAATCCCGGCTTACCATATAATAATAGAACATTTGCATCTGAGCTCATAAATCTATCAAAGTAATCCTCAAGTTTCTCTCCTCTCAAAAATGGGTAAGAATCTGTTGTAGGTATATTGTTAGTGTTTACAGGAATCGTCACATACTCGTTCTTGTTATAGTACCACTTAGCATTTACCCTAGATTTACCAAAGTTCTCTTCTAACTCATCCGCTACTTTCTTTACAAATTCTTCATCACCTGCAATTATAACATCTGAAGACTCCTCGTAAATATTATAAGAAGCCATCCCTTTATTATCCTTGTAAATTATAACTCCTGAATCATCATCCTCTAAGTATTTTTCAGCAGCAACTTCACGAGATTTAAAGAATGCTGTTAGTTCATCTCTGTCGTCTGCTCCTACATTTAACCTTATTGATTTTGTATGTAGTCCTCCGTTATTGAATTTCTCGTTTATCCAGTTGTATCGTATCGCTGCTGCTATTGAATATACTGATACGGATAGGTTTGTATTTATCTCCATTTCTCCTTTGTGATATATCTCTTTCTTTATATTGTTTATTTTTAAGCTCATTAGGGTCTTAGCTGTACTTTCATCTATAGAACCTCTGCCTGACAATTCCCGATTCCATATTTTTATTTCCACATATTATTAAGTTTAACTGCAGAGGCTCACCTATTTAGTAAACCCCTGCAAAGTTAATCATTTTATTTGGTCATCCCGATAAACTTCTGAACTATTTTTATTTGGAACTCATTGTCAGATACTGGATTATGTGCCTCTTTGTTCATAAACTCAGCGTATCTATCTTTCCCTAATAATTTCTTCACGGTTCTAACATCACAAATTTGTCTATGGCTCCACGGAATAGGACGACCAACTTGCTTATACATATCTTCTAGAATCTTAATATCGAACTGTGGAGGGTTAGACCATATTCTTAGTTCATCTTGCCCATCCTCTAAATCTGAAATAAAGTTGGAAAGAAGAATCATATAAGCATCTAAATCTGTTCCGTTAGTTGGTTTTGCTACAGGGTTTATCGTTTGTTCAGACCACCAGTTCCAAGTTTCCTGAGATATAGTTCTTCCCATTTTTAGTTGAGATTCTATAGGTAGGTGGTGGAAATAAATCTTCTCTCCAATCTCAGTTTCATTAAAAGGTGTAGCTGCTATTGACAACACAACGGAGCATAAGTCAGTCCCGAAAGTTTCAATATCAATCATTAAGTTGTCGAATTTCTTTACGTTGTTACTTTCTGTATTCATCTTTAAAATATTTGTTAAGGTTTCTGTTAAATAATCTAAGTCCTCTCTTTTTAATTTCATAGGATAGTTCCCGGTTGTTTACATTAAGGAGGAGTGAGAGGTATCCAAGTGAAGTTAAATCTCCGTTATGAGTCAAGTGTGTGTAGATTTCATTTGGCTTCACAAGTAGGTAATTTCCTTTCTTAATATAGGTTATTTCTTTTAGTGCCTGATAGTTGACTGCTGAGTTGCTTTTAAATAAGGTCATAGGCACTACATTCACGATTCGATACATGTCATAAGGTTCATAATCGTATAGCTCTGGGGGTAGGTTTGTGAGTTTAAATCTAGAGACTAATCGTATACCATCTGGCTTTGATTCTATTAGTTCTTTTAAAATTCCCGCAGAGTCTAGTTCAGGATTATTAATAACATGTAAAGCTCCAGTAAATCCTTCATCGTTTATGCTGAATCTATCTGGAGGTCTATCGAGGTATTTGGTTTCTATTTCTTTTAGTATCATGTGTTAGGGGTTAGAATGGAAGTAGGTCTAGGGTGCAATTAGTCTAGCAAAAGTTTCATTATTAGGTCTAGCGTATTCTGGGTTATTCTCTATGAAGTCACTAAAAGAACGACCGATAGACTCTACAATCTCCCTCGCAGTATAGTTATCTAGAAATACATCATCTAAATCATCCCTCCTGTATACGTATTTATCTAGATCAAAGTTACAGTCTTCTAACATCCTTCTCAAAGTATCAGGTCTATACCCCATTTTAGCAGAAAACGTTGTGAATCCAGTTAAACCAGAATTAACTAATGATGCAGCTTGTTTTGCCTTTATTAACTCTTTATCTTTATCTTCTAGCAGCTTAATTAAATAACTAACTTGTGAATCCTCTTTTGCTGTCCCCTTAATAGATTCCAATCTCTCCTCTTCAGATAATTCTTCTTTAATCTCGTATTTACCAGTTTCTCTTAATGAAGGTAAAACATCCTCTACTACCCAATCTTGAAATTTCTCAGCTGAAGGTAAGGTAGATTTAATTACTAGCCTGTAAAAATTAGATTCCTCAATAAAAATAATTTCGTAGTTACCGTTACTGAGCCTATGATTCATTTTATGTTTAATTGTTCTATTTTGCTTACAGTGGGTTTTAACTGCATTAGTGGGATTCTTATAACCTAAAGCTCTAGCTACATCTACCCCAGCTATCCAAGGTTTTCCTTCTAAGTCTACGAAAGTTCTTAATTGTCCGAATTCGTTGTTCTTAAAAATTGACTCTAATTCTTTTCTCATAATTGTTATTTTTTTTTAGTTCTGTAATTAATTTGTGATGTGTAAGATCCCTGTTCATCGTGTTTAATAGTAAAGATCTCCCTATTTATTATAGTTTGTTTAACCTAACCGAATATAGGTGACAGATTTTTCCACTGTTTATCGCATTTCCTAAATTTAAACATCAAAAATCACCAAGTTAAATACTGAGGGATCCATAGCTTCTCCAATCAAATCGCTCTTAAACCAATGTATAGATAATTTAATAGTTGGGTCGTAAGTTTTCTCAGCTTTCTCGGTTGACGGATTTAGGAGATCTTTAGGTGCAGATACGGAGTTAAACCTAGGAATTATTTCTTGAAGCAGCTTTAATGTATCTAAATAAGCCTTACTCTGAAAAAATAACCTCTTTAATTCTTCTTTGTTTATATCCTCTTCCTCGTTTAGTTGGTATAAATAAGAGACTCCAAGTGCTTTCTTTAATTTGAGTAGCTTGTCTTGGAATCTTATGTAGTATCTAGACCTTCCGTAATCTATTGGGTATTTGATGTTATGTCGGTATAAATAGGTGTTATGTTTCTCCTTTATATAGGTCTCCAGGTTCAACTTCAGTCTATTTAATTTCTCAATCGTTATCATCAGCTTTATACTCTAAGTGTGCCTGTAAATTTTGAGGTACTAGAATCGGCTTAGAGTTACGATTAGATACCATCCCTAAAATACACTCTTTTATAAATTCAACTCCTGCATCAGTCCAGTATGTTTTAAAGTAAGGTTTTCTACCATCTTTCCTAACCCATACTCCCACAACGAGATCAGGATTAAAGAATCTTTCAGTTAGTACCCATCCACCTGAAGAGTAATCCTTTTCTAAAACTCCTAAATCTTTTAAAATACAGTTTAGCGTGAATTCTATCAAACCAAAACTCTCTGCTACCTCTAAAGTGGAGTATTTAGTCGGCTCATTCTTTACTGGGGGATTAGGTAATGATTTAATTGAATAGCTGCCTTTTGTTAATATACTTGGAATAACTTCATCAAACACCCAATCTTGGAATCTAGTTGCCCCCGCTTGCTTAGACTTCATCACTAATCGGATAATATTGGTTTGATTTATTAGAAAAACACTTGCCCCGCCCACTCCAGAAATATGGGGTATGTATTGTTTTATAAATTTTTCGGGATCACAGTGAGTAATTAATGCTTTAGACGGATTCTTATAGCCCAAGGATCTAGCTACATCTACACCAACAAACCAAGGCTCATCATTCCATAAATAACTTCTTAGAGCCCCAAAGTCATTATGTTCAAATACTTTTAATAATTTATTCTCTTTCATAATATTAATTGTTTGATCTTTTTTTTTTATCAATTATCGTAACCTTAAATTAGCGACTTCCCATTTTGGAAATAACCTTGATAATCAATAACTTAATCTTGTTCTTTTTCTCTTTCATCTAATTCTTTACAAACTTCTAAGGTAGCCTCATAAGCTGGGTTATCGAACATTTCCAAAAACTCAACAATCCTCTCCCTAATAAATGGACCACACTCTTTCAAATAATTAATCATAGCTGGAGTTAGGTTGTTTATCTTTTTGCTATTAGAGTGATGAGATCTTAAGGCGTTTAATCCTGAGAAATATGAATCTGAGAATAGTCGTGGTGATTCAATTGAAGAGAGAAGTCCTGCAAAGTCATTGTTATCTCTGGGAATTAATCTTGGCGGTATTACTTTTTCCATATTATTTCGGTTTTAATAATTTCACTCATGAGGTTTTTCACACAGTTCTAGCTTGGATTGGAGTTTAATAGATTGATTGTTAGGTTTTTATTTGATTGATGAGTTGTTTTATAATTTGAATTGAATGTCTAATATAACCACATCTTTCAATCTTGTCTATCTTTGCTTCTTTAACCTCCAAGCTGTTTATTTTATTCACATCAAAACCGTACAGCTGATCTAAATATCTATAAACTTCTACCCAAGCATTTGTTAGCGAGATTCCTATTAACTTACTGTAATTCAATACTAAGTTATTCAGTTCGACTCTACCCTTAGGATCTGTCAGACTAGAGCTACTACTTATAACTATAGTTTCACTTTTATCTAAAATTTTCTCTAACTTGTCATCCAACTCATTTACTCGATTTATTACATTGTCCATAATTCCACTAACATTAATTGGTTTAAATATGGAATTGAACATATCTGTAGCCTCTAAATAATTCATTACGATTTTTCTAATTGGTGCAGACTCTCTTAGTAATACTTGCTTTGCCTGAGTCATATTTAGTTCATAAACAGGATCATTCTTATATCCTCCATTAGGTAGTTCCTTAGTAACTGGAATCAAAGTTACCTCTCCAGTTTTAAGACAATTTGGAAACTCAGAACGGATTGTTGCTAGAAGATTTCTATGCTTTAATTCTGATTTCTTGCCAACTGCTTTTCTTAGAATATTTATCTGATCAACTAATTCTAAACTAGTAACCTTATCATTCTTATTCTCTAATTTTATTACTATCAAGCTTATACTCATCTTTACAATAATTTAGACAAACGTTCTCTTAATAATTCTCCTACACCTTTGTTATGTACCTTAAAAAGTATCCTGATCCACTGAGGTCGAGTTAATGTATATAAAACTCTCTTTCTATTTTTACTATCAGCGTATGCTCCGGTTTCCACTGTCTCCTCCTCTGGGGTTCCTATTTTGAAAACCTCCCATATATAGTCAGTAATTTGATCATGAGTTTTTCCCTTCTTAGGTACTTCATTAACTAACTTAGCGTAATAATTAACTAATTCCGTAATTTCAAGACTAGTTATGTTTTCTTTGTTCTTAATTTTTTCCTCTACTGGGTGCAATTCAAAATCTATCATAATTTGTTTTATTTTTTTTTACGCTGCAAAGTTACATAAATTTCTATAACTACCAAATCTTTTTCAATTTTTTTATTTTTAAGGTAATTTATTTTAGTTAATTTGGGTATTATAAAATAGATAAACTTAACCTCAACTAAAAACTATAACATTCAATTTAAGGTATCATATCTTCGATTTAAGACACTTTCTCTATTTTCCAATATAATTATACCACTTTAGATATTTTAGTTGATTTTTGATAGGTTTATGAAAGCCAGGTGTTGTAACTTACTGATTTATAGACTTTAACAAAAACCGCCCCATGTTATAAGGAATATTAATATTATTATGAGAGATTCACTACGTTTCACTTCGCTCATGAAAATAAACTAAAAATTGTAAAAAGATGAGCTAAACAGTTAAAACCTTAAAAATCAACCTATTAGCTTACCTATTTATTTAACTAACTGAAAATCAATGAAATATAAACCTACCCATGTTATAAGGATATATTAATATTATTATAGTGTCGCTTCGTTTCACTTCGCTCCAACTGAGTCTAACTTTAGAATTGAATTAATTGTTTTTTTTTAGTTAAGGAGTCGGAGCCGTAAGGGCTCCTCCGATTCAACCAAGAAATAGTTAATCTTTTTTTTTTTGATAATTATTTTAGTTAATCTGGGGAGGGCTCTGACCGACCCTCCCAGTTGATCCAAGAAAGGGTTATATCTTTGTTCAGTTATTTCCGATACAACTCCTCTCAGTTCACTTAAGGTTTAACTAGTCAACATGGGTTACTTTTAAAAACGAAAGATAAGCCCTATTTTAGCTAACTTCTTCCTTAAATCAATATAAACATACTACTTAGATATAGATAATCGATTTTTGATACCTTTATGAAGCTCTACAGAAGTTTTACCTATTTACTCTTAACTCAACTATTCGATTTTACTTCCTTTCAGTTAATTTTGAGTTTAACTAACCAACATGGGGCGCTTTATTGTTAAGCCTTTATTCATAAGCATTTCCAGAGACTGTTTAAATTCTACTCAAAAACCTACCCCCAAATTTCAACATAAGCCTTTTCTAATTTTCTCTTTTTCAGCTCATTTTACCGATAATCCCTTTATTCATCGAGGTTAGCAAAGATTCAACTGATTTTCAACAACTTCTCATAGCCAAAAAATACCCCAAAAATACCTACAGTTTGAACACAAAGCCTTATATATGAGAGAAGAACTCGAAACAAAACCAAAAACTAAAAGAGATGGCTAAAAAGAAAGGGACAGATTATATCCAAGTTGATGATTTTAGTTCTGCCTCCCTTGATGAAGTTGATCTAATTAGAGGGAGAATGAATGCAGTTGATCCAATAAAGAAGGACTCAATTACACCTATAGTTTTTACAGCAGACTCACCTTCACAGTATCAATATGGAAAGGTGACAGCTGAAACACTAGACTCAATAAAAGACCTATACATTTCCTACAACCAAAAATACGGACTGAATATAAACCTAGAAGTGGAAACAATAATGTCAAACTTCAAGAGTATAATCGATCCAAAAGAGTTACAGGTATTTGAGGTTTACTTGAGTGAGGCTTATTCCAGATTCAGATTAGTAATTTACCAGAGACTTATGATTACTATAGCTGGACTTGTAGATGAGATTAGTAAGCCTTTAGGTAATGATGTTCCGATTCAAGATAGGTATGTAATGATAGATAAACTTCTGGATTACATGACTAAGATCAACCAGGTATATGAAGAAATTAAGATAGAGCATTCAGATGTAGAGCTTCAAAGATTGTCAGGAGAGATTTCTAGAGGTGATGATAAACTTAGACTTACTGGAAAAGACGAGGCAACTATGGGAGTACTAAGAAAATTGAATGAAACAATACTAAACGAAAATAAAGACTAAAATAAATAATAAAAAGAGCAATGGCAAAGAAAATTATCAGACATTCATATATACCAGATACGAGTGTTTACCAGAGCTCACTAGAAATAGAGGAGACTAATCAAAACAACAATAATAGTCAGACCCCTCAACCAGAAATCACAGAAGAAGAAGATAAGCTAGATTCCACAGTCTCTCTTATCAACAATAGGTTTCACTTGGATGAGTCGGTAATGATTGTTTATGACCCGATTAAAGACGATCTAATTATATCCGCTAGGGAAGGTAACTCTGGTGGTGGATCTAATTCTCAGGTTATGCAAGAGTTGGCTAAGAAATTAAATATAGATGGTACAAACTTAAACTATGCTGTATTTTCTTCATTCCTAGCTAACAAAGACTTTACAAATGTTGATCTATCTTACCTTAAAAATATCCTTGAGTTAAATTTATTAGCTAAGAAGGATGGTTCAGATATAGACATTGAAAAAATTAAAGAAAGATTGGGGGTTATAAATAATTCTCAATCTTCAGGAGTAACTAGAGATGAGCTTTTAGACGCAATCAGAAGCCTAGCAAGTAAAAGTGGTTATGATATTGATATAGAGGTTTTAAGAAATAGACTTGGAATAGATACTACAGTTTTAGCTAAGGTTGATGCGAGTAATATTAGTGTAGATACTTGGAGATCAGTCTTAGGTATATCAGATGACTCACTAAATTCACTAATCACAAACTTCCAAGAACTAAAGAATAACTACAGCTCAGGAGAAGGAATAAATGTAGATAATTGGAGAAGCAAACTAAATATTCCAGATACAACTAACCTAACTAATAGAAATGACCTAGAAACACTTAAAGGGGATATTCAATTAGACTTAAGACAGAAAGCTGGAGTTAATGGTGAAAATATCTCAGTTACACTCTGGAAAGATAAGCTAGGTATTTCTGACATTGATACATTAGCTAAGAAAGATGGAACTGATATTAATGCTGAAAAGTTAAAGGAAAGATTAGGATTAAATGAGCTTAAACAAAATGCAGAGGGGATCAATGTAACTAAGTGGAAAGAGGTTTTAAATGTAACGTCAGCACCACCAGCAGCAGATCTTAATCCAATTCTTAAAGCAACTTCTAGTGAGATTGATGTAGATGCTTGGAAAACTAAACTTGGTATCACTACTTCCGAAATAAAGGGGCAGGTAGGTATAGAGGGAGTTCTCAAGGCTACTTCTTCTGATATCGATGTTGCAGCTTGGAAAAAGTTACTCTCTGAAGATACAGTTTCGGGAGATGATTTCGAATAGATAAATTTAGAGAGATGGCAGAAAATAAGATAAAGTATAAATTAATAAAGAAATCGGGGACATCACCTACACCAGGAAGCACAGGAAATGACCCGAACACGATATACATACACCAAACCTCAGAAACAGAAGCTAAATCCTTAATAACAGACTCAAAAGGTAAAGCGTTAAATCTAGGGGGTGGCAGTTCAAATGTTAGTGCTTTAAAGGATATATTAGCTGAAGGAGACTATGCAGGTAGGCCAGTTCAGTTTTATTATGGTACATCTGATCCAAAGAAAGGAAGTAACGCAGCCGCTATTGGAGCTTACTATCCTTCTTATGACTTTGGATTTGGTACTTATAATGAAGAGAATGTAAAAGCTAGATCAGGTTCTTACAACACGTGGATAGGAATGTCTGCGGGAGGTGCACTAACAACAGGAAAAAATAATACTTACCTAGGAGCTTTTGCAGGATATAAACAAGCCTCAGGTAACAACAATACAATCATAGGGGTAAACTCTGGGACTAACTTAACAGAGGCAACATCCTTAACAATCGTAGGGGCGGAAGCAGGAAATGGACTTCACCCAGCTGCAAGAAAAGGTAAAGATGATATAACTAACATTTCGCCTATATTTGAATCTTATCTTACAGGGGGACAAAAATGGGCAGCTACAGATTTATTCAACTTTAACCAACAAGACAATACAATATCAGCCAATGCAGCATCAATCTTAATAGGTTCTAAAGCTCTACTAACCACAAACGGGACTAGAGTAGTTGGAAGTGTTTATATAGGTTGTGCTTCAGGGGCTACTACACAATACAGAGGTTATAACAACTTAGTACTCGGAAACTTTAACTATACAGCTAGAGGGGTAACCAATATGGCCAACTCTGTAGTATTAGGTCAACATATTAACTTACCTACAGGTTTCCACGATGGGTTACTAGCGATACATAACTCAAAAACAGCAAGAACAGAGTATTCACAGAGTTTGATCTACGGTAATTTCAATGATAGATTCCTAACGATCAACGGTAAACTCAATTTAAATACAACCTACACATTAGACCTTGCAGATACATCCAGAGCTAAAGTACTAGTAATGAATCATGATGGATCTGTGAATGTAGTACCAATGGATGCTGTAGGTGAAAAGACAACTCCATCTCCAGTTCCAAATGCGGTAAATAAGTTAGCAGCTAAGAAGATTTCATTTGTAGGAGACTCTATAACTAACTTTGGAGCTACTTCTGCTGAGTATAATACGACCACAAAATATACCTTTGATGACACTTGGATAGGTCAGTTATTACAGCTTACAGGAGGGACTAAAGGAAGTATAGATGCTATTTCTGGTACAACAATGCAGGCTACCAAATTAACTGATGGGTCTTACTATAATGTTACTTTAGGTAGAACTGAATTATTAGCAGAGGATAGCGACTATATCTTTATATTAATGGGAGCTAATGACTTAAGGAATGATGGAGTTGCAGGTCACAGTAATAACTTAGGGACTATTAAGCCAAAAGGAAGTCTAGGAACCTGGGATAACAACAACACTAATTTCAGAGAGTTCACAGGAGCATATCAATTATATCTAGAGAAGCTGCTTAAGAGACATGCTAAGGCAGAGGTGGTTCTTCTTACTCCATTAAAAGCGTTTAGCGAGAACTCAGAGGCAGATATAAGTGCAGTAGTAGATAAGTATGCAGATAGGGTAATTGAAATAGCAAAACTTTATGGTCTTAAATATATCGATACAAGAGAGGTAGGATTTACAAACTTCAACCACCAATTATACTATTCAGATGGTCTGCATCCCAACAAAACTGGACATAGAAAGTTGGCTAGATTTATAACAGAGAAGATCCTTGAGTTTGGAGTAGTATCAGGAGGAGGTTCTGCAGTAGACGGGTATTCTAAAGCTCAAGTTGATAGTAAAATAGAGAACATAGTAATAGGAATAAACAACTTAGCAAAAGGAACAGCTACACCTATGTTTACTCCTAACTCAGCTAAATCTGGAACACCACAAGTTTTATCAGATACTACAGGTTACTTTGTTAGATATACACCAGCTTCAGATACACCAGTTGGAGTTTACGGATTCAATATGGGTAATTTAGAGAAGATACCTGATACTAACAAAGGGGGTTATTCTATATCAATGGACTTTAGACACTCTCACACAAGCAGCATAACAATCTGGGGTCAAAATGTACCACCTAATGTTTGGACTAGACTTAAGAGAGAAAATTGGATTAATGGAACAGATTGGAGTGGATTTAATTCAAATGTACCTGGAGTAGCTATAGATGTTAGAAGATACAAAATAGAAAGAGGAACTAAGGCTACTGAATGGCAACCACACATCTCTGAAGTAAAATTAGGAGTAGATGATTTCGTAATAGATAGCTGGTTCTTATGGGGTAATGAGTTAGATATTTCAAGATTAGGAGCAGCAGAGCCAGATGTTCAAACTGTACTAATCAGAAACATACCGAATATAGATAACATTTTAGAGGTTCAAGAGTTCACTGTAGTGTATGATAACAACACTATAGTAAGAACGGCAAACCCTCAAGATGCATTAATTCAAAAGAACGGAGTAAATCACCTTAGATTACCAGAGAAGGTTAATGTGTTTTCCGCAAGAGGTGTTAATCCTAAGAAAGTATATATAAAAGCAATCCTCAAATAAGAAGATGATAGCAATTAGATCAAACAAAGAACTATTTTTCGGTGAGGCTAAGTCGGGATTTATAAGAATTGTCGATACGTGTTTTAAAGAAATAGAAGAAGAAATAGAAGTTTGGAGTGAGACAGAGAAAGTAATGAAAACTGAGAAGATTAAGGATGAGCGTTTACAAGGGCAAAAGACTCGTTACGTTAGCTATTCTTATAATCAGGTTAAAATACTTGCTGAGGTCTTAAAATTAAATAAATCAAAATTCCCATCTGAAGTAGAGTACATTAACGAGCTTTTCAAATTAGGGCTACTTATCGTTACGCAAAAAGAGTGTAAAGATAGTTTAGCTGGATACGAAAACAAAGGAATGTACTTAAGTGAAGCAACAGACTGGGAGTTAGAGAAATAATCCAGACTCCTCCAAAATAAACAAATAAAATCAAATAGGCATGCCGCTAAATAATTTTTCACACAACTACCGTCCATCGCCGACTCCACAACAACCACCAGTACCACAGCCTCAACAGCCAAGTGTACCAGGGAGAGTGGATAACGACAACAAGGACTCAGTAGTTTCATTAAAGAACAATAGATTCCACCTTGATGAGTCTGTTATGATCGTCTACAACCCAACAAAAGATGATCTAGAAATAAAGGCAAGAACAGGGGGAGTACAAACTATAAGCCCTTCGGTTAATCTAGTAGCAAGTAAAGCTGACGTAGATCCAAGCAAAGAGGGTGTATATTATAAAAGAGTAGTAGATAAGGTAGAAGAAGTTTATGTAGTTAAGGAGGGAGTTATTTATACACTTCAGATTCCAACTACAGACAATAACACTCCACAGCCAGTTCCTACTCCTGGGCCAAATGTACCATCACCATCGCCTGTACCGCAACCACAACCAACAGAAAAGAAGGAGGTAGAGCTTATTACATCAGAGTCACAGGTTATCATTGCTGATACTGGTGATAAGGTATATTTCCTACTAGATGCAGTTTCACATTCAATTAAGAAGATTATAGCTGTATTAGGTGGACATAGATTTGATCATACACTAGCTGCACCAGAACCACCAAAGGAGACGGTATTCATAGTAGACAGTAAAGACGAAATCGACAGAGCTAAGGACGGTACATATTACGTTAAGAATGCACAGGGAGATTTGACCGAGATATATGTAGTAAAGAACACTCAGCTTATCACATTTAAACCATCAACAATAACTAACCAAAGAATCGGAACATGGAGTATATAGTTAGCGAATTACCAAGTGTACTAGAACCAAGCTCAACTTATTTCGTTCAATTACCAGAAGCAGGGGTTTTCAATATGTATGTAACCGATTCAACTGGTAGGGGCATACCACTAGGAACTATTGAAAGAGCTTATAAGGTAAAGAATAATTTGGGTCAACCTAGTAACGAACAAATTTTTAAGATAACGATTGATTTAGAAGAGGGAATAACAGAACTACCTGAAAAGTGGCTTCCTAATTTCCGTTCTATAAATCCAATCAACTATACAAATATTAAATTACCAAACTCACTAGTAAATCTTAAAGACTACTCTCTTGAAGGATACCCACTTACTAGATTCGAATTTCCAAATACATGGGCACAAGAAACTAGAACTTACGGGAAATATTTATTCAAAGGGTCAGCGATTTCAGAAGTACCTAGAGAGTTAGAAGGTAAACTTACAGAGGGGATGTTCATGGATAGTAAGGTGAGAATGATCCCTGCTAACACAACAGATTTCCCTAAGAATGTATTTAAAGGAGCTGAGATTACTGAAATTAGAGATGTAGCAGGAAGTTGGCATCCAGGAAGTGTGTCTCTACATCAAGGGTCATTCCATGGTAAATTCCCAGTAACAAGTATTCAAAGTGAGATTTCTATAGCAAGTTGGGAGGGAGGTTCTATTTATGCAGATATTGATACATTTGACTTAAATAGATACTCTTCACTAAACCCATCTTCACAGGCTATTTCACCGTTTGTATCAGGAAGTAAAATTAAGAGATATGTTACAAGTACTATTTCTAACTCTTACACAGATGAACAAACAAAAGGGGCAGAGATTGAATTACTAGATCTTAGCGGTTCTCATTCAATTAACTTAGAGAATGCTCAGACTAAACCAGCTCTACAAAACGTTAAGAAGGTTAAATTCCCGACTACAATGACAGAGTATCCAGACTTTAGTTCAGTAGCGAATTTTAACTCAGGAATTATTTATGATGTTGAGAAGAGTGATTTAGAGAGAATTACAAAGATAGATACTAATAACGGTAGATTTGATTTTACAGGAAGCTTAGAATTGCCATCTACATTCCCAGGAGTTAGTATAGGGAATTACGGTAAAATCACAGAGCTTACAGTAACTAATAAGTCTCAAGTAGAAAAGATGTTCATGTACTCAAGTGATACTGTAATAAACGAACTTCCACTAGAGAATATTAATGTTAAAACTACAGGGACTACTACATCAAGTGCGGATATTTTACTACTACAGGCAGCTACTTATAAATTAACGACTCCAAATGAACTTACGAGAAAGATTAAGAAGATTACCGGAACAGTTAATTTAAGTAAAGATACAATTCCAAGTCAATCATTTACAGAAGATCTTTCAAGTCACCCACTAGATGAATCGATTAATATAGATGGACTTAAGTTTATAGTTAAAGACAATAGTCCAGCTGCAGGTTCAGTAGATAGATTGATAGAGTTCTTCCAAAGAGATAGTAATGTAGGTAAACTATTAGATGCTAGTGAAACGGGAGGTAAGATAGTTTTTGGTGCAGGAGGCTCATTCTATAATCTACCTAACCCTATTATTACAGATAAGCTTCTTAAGGAAATCAATGAGTCTACTACAATCACTAGGGTTGAAATATTCCCTCAATCTTCTGACAACAGTGATTTGCATTACCAATATTCCGTAATCGCAGGACTCTTAGAAGGTGTAAAATACGCTAATTTATCCCTCGCAACCACTGGAGAATTTAGAGGAAGAGGAGTTGATTCTAACCAGGGAGGAAGTCTTCTATCTAAAGCAGCGGAGGCTAATTACAACGCAGGAAAACTGAAACTTCACTTACCTGACTACACAATAACTTATAATCAACTTAAGAACTTTACCACATTATTCCATAAGGGAGAAGTATCTAGTAGTACGGATTTAACTATCACAGCAGGTAGAATGTTTGCTAAAGAATCTACTGACGGATCTAAGAATAACCTTATGCCGATTAGTAGTATTAGCATCGCTTTACCTAATTACGTGGGAATCGAAAACTTATCACTTAAAGAAGATGAAGATTGGAGTGGGTTAACTAGAATAGAAGTAACTGCAGGGAATAGCTCAGATTTTACTGGATTGTTTAATTATATAAATTCTGCTCCAGCTAATCTTAACTCTATCACACTTCAAATTGATACAACTAAACAAGATCACTATAGAGATAACAATGCTGAGTTAAAGGTTAAACTACCAGCTTGGGTTACTTCCGATAAGATTGAGGATATTGGATTTACAGGATCAACGCCTAAGGGTAAAATGGAGCTTACTCTAGAATACCCAGGAGTGCTTGAATTCTCTAAGTTTAAATTTAAGGAGAATGAAGGAAATGTAATTAAGGTTCCAGCTGACCAAGTTGAGAATTATAAAGCTGCTTCAGGATGGTCTACGATGGCTAACAAAATACAAGCAATCTAATAAAATGATAAAGAGATTAATAAGCGGACCAATAGCTTTACTTGCATCCATAGTTATAGCTACAATACTTTTACCTGTAGGATTTATTTACACTATAGGGAAGTATGCTAAGGAGTGTAAAGTTAATCCGTTTCTAACCATGCTTAAGAACTTTGGACTCAGTATACTTTTCGTGATATCTTATTTATGCATGAGAGTAGCTGTAGCCATAGACATCTTAGGTAATGTAATAGCAGGGGAATTCCTAGAAGACTTTATAACCTCTAAGGAAGACACCCTATTTTCAAAACCCGACATCACTATCTCATCTTCAACAGGTGCTTTAGAGGTAGAGGGAGAATTGAATAAGACTGGTAATTGGTTCTCTAAAATATTAAGTAAAGTTCTAGGTGAAGATAACCACGCTATACTCTCTTACGCTCACTATTTAGAGTCAAAGAAGTTAGATGCTAGAATTGAAAACTTAACTAGAGAAGAACTAATAGAACTGGTTAAAAATTTGAAAAACGAAAATTAAACCCAGGAGTACAATGAGACGAAAGATTTTATTCAGAGGTAGTAAGTACTTCGCAGAGATGATCGATAATACTAAGAAATCAGACGGAGGTAATATCACGATCAAAACACTAGAGGGTAGAGTCGAAGCTGAGGGACTTAAGTATTTTAATTGGTACTTTGATGGGAATCTTTCAGTAATAGAGTATAACGGTCTTCCTAAACTTTATAAAGAGGGAATACCACACCAAATGACTCTAGAACTCTGGGATAGTAAATTAGCTAAGGTAACCGACCCGAGAGAAGCTTTAGATGTATTCTTAGGTTATTCTCCAACACGTGAGCCAGAAGGATTAAACGCACGTTACGAAGATAGACAAAGACTCATCAGACAGCTTGACAAGGGTATGGACTTAGAAGATATTAAAGCTGACAATATAGAGAGGGAGAAAAAGGAAGAGGAAGCTAAACAAATGGAGGAACAACAGCAACAAGGTCCACCAGAAGGAGAAAATTATGAAGGGGAGATGCCGCCACAGGGAGAAGGAGAGGAACAGCCATCAGAAGGAGAAGAGACAAGACCACAATCACTATATTTGAAAAGGGTCGACAGCATAGGAGATGGCAGAGAACTTTTCGAGTATCCAGACGGGGCACAAATCATACTAGGGCCAGAGACATTTGTTCCAGTTGTAAATTATAATAACCAATCCTCAAATATAAAACCTAACCATAACAGCTTAATTAAAGAACTCAGAAAAATCTATAAGGATGCAGACTTCACTTTCACGAGCTTGTTTGACATTAATGCAATAGAGGTAAGAGGAGAGTCTGTAGCAGATTATCAAGAGGAAATTTTAGAAACAATAGAGGAGCTAGATCCAGGTTTAGAACCATACGTATCGACGTTATTAACAGATACACTGGTTATTAGACTGACAAATGATGTTTTAGAATTTTAATAGTTAAACAATAAAGTGACAGCAGGGGTTCGCCCCTCGTTGTCCAATATGTAAATGAATAGAGCTTATGGGAATATCAAACCACCCAGCAAGAAGTAAGAAGCCCGAAGACGAGCATTTAACAGATGAAGAACTAAGGGCTAAATATGGAGGATGGCTAAACGACCCTTTCTCTAACGATGATGTAACAGATGAGATGAAAGCATTAGCTAAGATACTCGGTTACAGAAAGCTACCACCTAAGATTAGCACCTATTTAATGGATAATGACTACTTAGGGCTTAAAGAAACGGGGATGTCAGGTAAGGCTTTATACCCAGCGTGGATGCCAGTACTTGAAGATATATTCCCAACAAGATTACACATTGGACATCCCATAGTTACGCTTTCATGTGCCTTAGGTTGCGGGAAGTCTACGGTTTCAACTATTATGATGTCGTATGTAGAGTGTAGAATAAACCACCTAGACAACCAAGATTTTATAAGGGGGATGACAGGTAAAGAGATGGTTATGGGGCTGGTTCACACAAAGATGGAGAAAACAATATCCGACTTTAAAGAACCACTAGCAACTATCAAAGAACAATCACCTTACTGGAAATCTGGAATGGTATCGCACAATATACTAGATTACAAGATTGGTGGGGAGAGAAACATTAAATCAATTCTAGGGGGTGACCTTATTTGTGCAGTACTTTCGGAGGTAAACTTCTGGGATAACTACGCTAGAGCTAAAGGTGCCATTGAATCACTAATAGGAAGGGTTACCGGGCGTTTTGGTCATGTTAGAAAATACTTCACCTTAATTGTACTCGACTCATCACCGTCAGACTCAGGGGTATCGGTGGTTAATGACTTTCTATCCACTAACCCAGAGATATATAACGTAGAGATGAGCGAGTGGAAAGCTAAGGAGCATTTACCAGGACGTTATTTTGTTGAAGGTGAATTTTATGTTTATTGTGGAGACCAGATGAATGACCCTTTTGTGTTTCCAGATAGCTTTAAAATAGAAGAGCTTGACCCTAAGTTCGATAAAGATAAAGTCATAAGAGTACCAGAAGAACTTAGAGTACCTTTCATGAATAACACTGCAAAAGCTTTAAGAGACCATGCAGGAGTTACACATGAGCTTGGAGGAGGATATTTCTTTAAGGACAAATCTAAGTTATCTCAAGTATTCAACCTCCCGCATTTAAATAAAGATGTAATAGAGGTAGATTTTTATGATAATGAGGACAGGATATATTCACAACTTGACACCTCACTATCTAGAATACCAAAGAATAAAGTAGTATATGTAGGACTCGACTTAGCAACTTCAAATGACTTAGCGGGTATAGCGATTGGATATTTTGATGAGTATATTTATCCTTTCCCTAATAACCCTAAGATGAAAGAGCCTACATTTATAATTAATACAGTATGCGGGATAGGAAGAAAACCAGGACAGGAAACTTCGCTCGCTAAAATAAAAGACCTGATAATGGAGCTTAATAAGAACTATGAGATTGGAGGAGTAAGTTGTGACCAGTTTCAAAGTAAGCTCTTAATGCAGGAATTAGAACACTTAAAAATACCTACAAAATACATTTCACTAGATAGAACAGATGTAGGGTATAACAACTTAAAGAATACAATATACACTAACCGAATAAAGATACCAAGCTCTAAGTGGCTGAAGAATGAACTAACCTACCTGCAATATATAGACGGGAAGATAGACCACATCTCTAACGCTAATTCAGGAGGTTCAACAGTAGCTGGAGGTGGTAAATTTAGTAAAGACCTTGCTGATGCCGTTGCTTCCTGTTTACTTAATATGTCAGAGGATTTGGAACATGCAGCTTCACTATCACTTAAATCATCCATGGGCAGACAAATAGATATGCTTCAAGGGTTATATGCAAAGGATAGTGTTCAGGAAGATAAAGCTAGAGCAGCGCAAGTAAGTTTGATGCAGAATATATTTTAGAGATATGATAGAAGTAACAATTAAAGCTAAAAGAGATAGTGGATTTAAACTACACTCTAAAAGCTTCACAAAGGTATTCTCTAATGATGATAATTCCGTACAATACACTTTCAGGATAGATGATAACAATAAAGAGGAGACAGTAAGAATGCTATCAGACTCACTAGGGTTAGATTTCCACCCAAAGAAAGAATGTATGGTGATATTACATGACGAGATTGCCGATTCACCAGATGACGTCAAAGATAGTTATAATAGGTTGATGTCAAAATTAGAGCAATATGGATACTAAGGAGTTTAAGAAATACACAGACGAAGAGATAACCGAGCTTTTAGATAGTGGAGAAGCAAAGGTTGAAGATAGGAGATTTTCCTCTAATGTAGACTCTGAGACTGAAATGAGACGAATCCTTAAGAGTGAAGACTTTGAAGACAACGAAGCAGAGACAAGAGAATTTGCCAGTGTAAACTTAAATATGAAGGCTATTATTGGATACATGAGCATGGACGTTAAGAATCAGTTTAGGTTCCTCATGATGTCCGTTAGAAAGTATGTTAGAAGCCTTAAATCAGATACAGCACAGAGCGAAATTAATACAGTTGTCACATATGTTTCTTCAGAGCTAACTAGGATGATAATGCTCGCTAAGAGTCAGATGTCACAATCAGGAGGAAATTTAAACACTATTCTAGGACTTTCAAGAGCGGGTTCAGGGGAGATTACTAGAATAGGTATGCAACTTTCAAAATTAATCAATAAGGCTAATCACGGATCAAATGGAGTCCTGCCACGAAACCTCACATCTCAAATCCAACAATACTACACTTTACTAGTTAATGCGATACTTGAGAAATTAGGAATAGATAAGTTACAAAGAGGAGGAGGACAACCTATAGTAAGTGGACAGCTACAAGATAGAGTTATTCTACAGTCTTTATTAGAAGGGGACAACTTACCAGAAGAGGATAATACTATAGTGGTAATTGATGAACCGAAGAAGCCAGCAAAAGTAGTAGGAATAGATGAGACTACAGAGTTTTACATTAACGACCTCGATAGCGAAGATTTAGATGTAGTAGAGGAGTTTATTGAGAATTTAGATGTAGGAGCCTATTCAATGGATTATGATAATGGACTTCTTAAGGTATCATTCTTTGACGCTATGCCTGAGGAAAAGTTAAACCTATTTAAGAGATTTGTGGAAGAAGGATAAAATAAAATAGTAAATAACAAATTAAGTAAAATATTATAATGAGTAAATACATGAAAAGATACTTCAGTGAGTTGAATGACGGTACAGTAATCATCCCAGCTGAAAATATCTCTGCAGATCAGTTAGAGGACATCATTGATGAGGCTGCAGATAGAGTAGAAGAAGAAACAGGTTCAAGAGAGTTTGCTTCTTTATATAGAGATAACTTCGCAATGAGACTATTCTCTGAAATCGAAGAAAAAGCTAATTCAGGAGAAGAAGGAGAAGTAGATATCGATGCTGCTGCTGAAGACGCACTTGCTGATACTGCTGCTCAAGTTGAAGAGGCTGAAGAAGCTGAAACTAAAGCTCAATCTCTATACTTAGCTGGAATTGAAGCAGGTAGAAGAATGTTTGCTGAAGAACTAGAAGATATTGAAGGAGATATCGAAGAAGAGCAAGAAGAAGTTAAACAACAAGCTTACTTAGCAGGAATCGAGGCTGGTAGAAGAATGTTCTCTGAGGATTTAGATGATGTTCTTGAAGGTGATGTTGATGGAGAAGATGAAGTAGAAGCAGTTGTTGTTCAATCTAGACTTGCTAACACTTACTGGAATGTATGGACTAGAACTTTCTCTGATGCTAAAGCTGAAGGTGCTTCTGACCAAGAAGCTGCTGCTGAGGCTACTGAAGAGGCTTCTCTAGCTACTGACATTGCTGATGAAACAAGTGAAGAGGAAGAAGCTGAAACTAAAGTACAATCTTTGTTTAACGCTAACCCATACCTAGGAGCATTCGTAAGAGCGTTCTCTGAGGCTAAAGAAGAGGGAGCTAATGATGAAGAAGCTACTGTAGAGGCTGCAAAAGCTGCACTTGACGAAGCTGGAGTTCCTAATGCAGAGGTTGCTGATGAAGAAGTAGAGGCTATTAAAGTTCAATCTTACATCAGATCATTCTCAGATGCAGGACTTGAGTTTACAGGAGAAGATTTAGCTGACTTGGACCCAGAATTAGGAGGTCAAGAATTGTTAGATTTCCACCAAGAGACTGAAGATAAAGCTGAGGAAATCGCTGCTAACGTGAATGAATTGTTGGATGAGAATGGTTTTAGATTAGAGCCAAAAGCTGACGTTTCAGGGATTAATGAATTGATTTAATAATAGAAAATATAGATTAGAATACAGACATGAGATTCGGAATTAATACAAATACAAATACATCTGCTAGCTACTTCTCTGAGGTTAAGAGTGATGCAGGTTTGATGAGAAAGTTAGCTAGCTCTTCATTGAGTTCTAACGACCTTACACAAAGATTGGAGGCTTACCAAAAAGCTTTCTCTAACTTAGATGCACATACAAGAACATTCTCTGGTACTACAGGTCTAAACCAATTAGGAGGACTTACAGGACAAGAGTTCGTTGATGTAACTGTTGCTGCCATGGTTAAGTCTATCGTTGGATTTATCGCAGTAGAAAGAGGTATGGAACAGCCTAGACAAATGTTGGCATTCCTTGACCTAGTAACTGTAGGGAACGATGAAACTCCAATCCCTGCTGATAAAACTGTTACTGGTACTTTAGCTGGACAAACTAGACAAGGTGATCCATCTGTAGTAGCTAGAAACATCGGTAGAGATATGGAATACGATACTGTTTCTGGTCACTGGAGATCTAATGTAAACTCTGCTCAACATGTAGCTACTTTCGACGGTTCTGCTACTGATGAGATTTCTTACATGGATGCTAAAGGTGCGTTCGTTCCAGGTAGCTTGGCAATCACTATCACTGAGTTTGATGCTGCTACTAAAGTTGTTAAGGATACATTTGTGATCACTGACAACGGACAAGGAGAATTGTTGGCACCAGCTGGTAGAGTTAAAGAAGGTTCAGTAAACTATAGAAATGGAGCTATCAAAGTTAAATTGGGAGCTAACATGACTACTAACCACAAATACTCTATTGAAGTTGCATACGATACTCCAAGAAAACCAATCAACAGAGTAAAAGATCAATTAGGATACTATGAACTTAATGCTTTCCCTCAATCAATCGTGGCTGAGCATAACATGGTTTCTAATATCGTAGCTAACAGATCTATGGGTATCGACTTGAAGAAAGTTCTTAAGCAGAGAGTAATGGAAACTTACTTGAAACTTATTAACCAAACTGCAGTTGAGGCTCTTAATGGATATAGAGGAAACACTATCGCTGTAGACTTGTCAGGTCACTCTATTAAGCTTAACGGTATGGATCAGTTCATCTACTTGTTCCAACACGCGCTTACTCAAGTTGACACTGAATTAGCTACAAGATCATTTAAATCAGTTAGATCTTCTGCTTACGTTGTAGGTATTAGAGTTGCTGAGATCTTCAAAACAGCTAAAGTTACAGGTGCTTTCGTTGAAAATAAAGAATCTGCTTACGTTGAAGACTTAATCGGTTACTACAATGGTATCCCAGTTATTCAGTCTCTTCACGTTAAGCCGTTCGAAGGATACGCTATCCACAAAACTGCTGACGGACTTATGGCTCCAATCGCTAGAGGTATCTTCTTACCAGTTAACGATTTGCCAGAGGTAGGAAACTTCAACAACCCTACTCAGTCTGCTTCAGGAATCTTCTCTTATGAGGGAGTTAAATTCTTGACTAGCGACTTAGTACAGAAATTCGAAGTTACAGTTCCAGCTGGATACAACACTATCGCTACTGCTGCTCAGAAAACACAACTACAAGGTGGTTCTGGAACTTGGCAGGAAGCTATCTACGGACAATAAGAATAAATTTAGTAGTAGAAATAGAAAGGGTAAGGATGAGGGTAAAACCTTGTCCCTGCTCTAACTGAAAATGAATTATAATTATGAGTGCAATCAGAACTTTCGCAAATCTAGTTTTTGGTTCATCTCCTAATATGACTTCTTGGGGCGCTAGACAAGGTTCGCCTTACGCTCCAGTACAGTCAAATATCATCTCTCCAGGGTCATATAATAGCTCTGTAGGGGGAGGAGTCGATGCCAATAAAATATACTCGATAGTTGGAACGTCACTCACACGATATTTAGAAAGGATAGATGAACTTACGTCTTACTTAGAGTTTCACATTACTAAGACCTCGATTGACGTTATAAAGGACGCGTTAATGGAGCTTATTATAACTGACAACCCTAATATAATCTCACTCCCAGATGACCCAGAAGCAGAAGCTGACATCAACAGAATTCTTAACGAGATGCAGCTTATAAAACATATTACATCGGACATCTCAGAGCTTATTTATTACGGGAGCTACAGTTATGCTATGGAACTCTCTGCGGATAAGAAAACATGCAAGCTAAGGTATTTAAAGAATCCAACAAAGGTAATATCAACATGGAAAGATTCTAAGCTCGATTCATACTTCACCTACGATATGGCTGGAGAGATGCACGAGTTTTCTAAGGATCAAATATTTTCCATCTCTACCTACGATTATAAGCTTGAGTTTGACGAAGATATATCCACAGACAGACTAAAACAACTTAATGCAGAAATAGAAGGAGAAGAAGCGGTAACAAAATTAAATGTAGAGAGAGGAAGAGAACAAAGAACAATTACCTCTTATGATAAACGTTACTTAGCCGGAACGCCTCTATTTGGATACATTACAGGAAAGATTAAGGAGTATATATTAAAAGACTACCTATTATCCATTCTATCTATCAAAGACCTTATTCAACCTATTATCTTACTTGTGGGACTTGAGAAGACAACTGCTTTAGAGGAGGGTGTAGACTTAACTCAAAAAGTAGAATCTCTCATCAACAAGAACTTAGATATGTCATTCATGGAGGCTAAAGGATTATCAGTAAAAGATCTAGCCATGTCTCTAATTGATAATATACGAGTTCTACCTGATTATGATAGCAAGCTTGCCGGAATGACTGACCTTAATTTAGACAAGATTTCCGAGAAGATAGATAGAATAAGAATGGACCAACAAACTATCAAAGAGGACTTAATTAACGCTATCGGATTACCCCCAGATTTATTTGAAGGTAGGGCGTCTAGATGGGAGTCAATTAAGATGTCACAGAGGTTTGAAAGTAAAGTCAGCTATTATGTAGATATGATAAATAAGAGTGTCGTTCTACTAGCTGAAAATTTGTATGATAGATTAAAGTTAAGTAAAAAGCTGGATATTGAAGGGAAAATCACATCTAACTTAATGGATACAGATTCACTAGAGTACACTAAGAAAGTCGCTAGAATGGACACCTTAGCTGAATCAGTGAATAGAATAGCAGACTTAGCAAATATAGTTTCAGGATTAGAGCAGAACCAGTTAGTTGAAATTAAAGCTCTTAAGGAATACATTAAAGAAGGGGTTAAGAAGTTTAATGACCCTGCTATGGCTAAGATGATAAATCCAGATAAGAAACCAGTGATGGACGCATTCGGCAACCCGCTTCCTGACCCAGATGACCCAATGAGTGGTATGAATAATGGTATGATGGGAGACGGAGGGTTTGGTCAACAGCCTTATTAAAATGATCAAGAAAAATGAGAAAAAACAAATTTAGATACAACAAAGAGAATATAACATCTCGACTATTTGCTCAGAACAGAAAGAGAAGACCTAGTCACTACGATGATGAGGAAGAAGATGAAGAAGAGCGTGGAGGTGGCGGTATGGGAGCAGGAGCCGCTATGGGATTAGGAGCTGCCGGTTTAGGTTTAGCGAGCCAAGGTCTATCTGCTCTAGGTACTATCCAAGGAGTTCACGAGCAAGGTAAAGGAGTTAAAGGATGGTTTGATAGAAATAAGCGAAGAAAAGAGGACTACAAGAAGTATGGTGGTGATGAGAAGTTAATGGAGAGGAAGAGAGACCAAGCTTATCGTCTATCTAAAACCGCTAAGAACTCTGCTCAGGAAGCTGCTTTAAAACATAGGGAATCTGAAATATCCGACTCACTAGAATGGGCTAGAAAGAAGAATGCGTATAAAGCTGATATGGCTAAGCAAAAGTCTTGGGTGGGTAAAGGAACTACTTGGGCTAAGCATAATCCAATGAAAGCGGGACTAGCAGCAGCAGGAGTGGCAGCGGCAGCAGGTGGAGCTTATTATATGTGGAAGAAACGACAAGAGGAGAAGAAACGTCGAGAGAGGGAAAAGAGAGAACGAGAAGGAGGTTACCGTACCAGACACCAAAGTAAAATAACTAGTCGGCTCTTCAACTGGACTAATAAAGTAGGACGTGGAGCTAGAGGAGTTACTAAAAACATGTTTGGAGGCAGTAAAACAAAGTCTGTATGGAATGGGGTTTCTGGAAAAGGTGGCAGTAGTATAAGTATGTACCAAAAGAATAAGATGAAAAAAACTCCAGCAATAGGTAGTAGTACTAATAAAGCTATGGGTAAGAGTAATCCTTGGTTAACTGGAAGTTCAAACAATCATAAGCCTACTACAGCTCCAGTAAGTACGCCTAAACCAACCTCTCATCACTCAACGTCCGCCCCAAGCCTAACACCAAATAAAGGATGGAGTGGAACTAAGTCTCCTTCATCAAAGCCAAACTCAGGTTCAATGAATAGTAATTGGAATCATTCTTCTGCAACTAATAAACAACCAATGTCAGCGGAACAGATCCATGCTAGAAAACAAAAAGAGAGACACCAAAACACTCTAAATGATCAAAAGAAGAGAATTGCTGATTTAGAGAAGAAAACTCAAGAATTAAAGACTGCAGGAAAAGGTGTTTGGGATGACAATTATATCAACACTCAAAAGGAGATGCGAAACCTTAAGATTGAACACCACAATACTAAATTCAAGGGGGATAAGGTAGGTGATTTCATGGCTAGAGGGGGATATCTTAAGAAGTTTGATAAGAATGGAAACCTTAGATGGGGTAAAAAGAGAATGGCATTAGCTGGACTCGGAGCGTACGCGGCTTACAACATGATGAAGGATGACGATGATAAATAGACGGAGACGAAAATTAAATAACATAACAACACGACTTTTCGGACTTATCGGTAATTATCAAGCAGGACAAACAGTTTCAACTACAGGAAAAGAAGCTTTAGGGAATAAACTACCATCAACACAGGAGTTACTTAATGAATCTAAAGTTTATGTCCTTATTAGAAAAGATATAGATGGAAACTGGAAAACACCTAGAAGACTCAGAGGGGCATCTCCAAACGAGGTAATGAACCAAAGGAGAATGCTAGAGAATAAAGGAGAAAGAGTTCAGGTGAGAGGTCCTATGGATGAAGCTAAAGCCGAAACCATTTATGACAATTACAAGAGACAGTACGAAAACGCGAAATGGAGATAGATATGAATAAAAATGATAATAAAATAGAGTCCGACAAAGAGTTCAAAGTTATGTTACATTCTAAGATGAAAGAAATACATGGAGATAAATATAATCCAGAAGTAACAGAGAGAGTAGCTAACGGACTAATTGAAAAGTATAACGGAAACTATCCAGCTATGGTGAAAGCAGCGTTTAGTAATAGTGAGACAAGAACACAATCTAAATTAACACTAAGAACTAAACTATTTGCTGATTCCCCTTCGCTAGGTAAATGGATGGCAGCTTCGATTGCGGTTGGAGTTGCTACCCCTATTCTTACTCAATTAGCGCTTTACTCACTAGACTTCTATTTAAATAAGCACAAAACCCTAAAAGACCTTAAAGCACAAAACACAGAGGAGGTTGTTAAAGATTTCCTAAGGTCAAATAGAGGGGTTAGGGCTTCAGAGGAGTCAGTTAGGAATGCATCTGAGTCAATGAAGGATTTTCTACAATACCAAGCTAATAGTAAATACGGACCTTACAAAGACAGAGGAGATATTTTAGCTGAACAAATAGCAGGTAAGACTAACTATAAAATAAACCAGAGATATGTTCGGTAAAAGTAAAAAAGAAAGAGAATTAGAGGCAGAACTGTTAGCTGAAAATCCAGAACTAAGTGTACAAAAGGAATCTCTAGGGGTAAGATTAGGTAGATACGCAAAACCATTAGCCAAGAACTTAATAATAGGTGGGATTGCAGAAAAATTAGCCAAGGAAGCCCTTAAGTTTGAAAATAAAAAGCTATTAGGTGATCAAGTAAATAGAACAGATACTCAAACTTACAAAAACCTAATGAATGAGCTTGGTAAGGGAAACTATGGAGGCAGTGATAATATAATAGGTCCAAACTACCGACCAGATGTGGATAAAGTCTTTATGACCGATATTAAAGGGTTAAACAATAGTAAAGTACTAGCTCATGAAATGGGTCACAGAAATATCGAGAATGGGGGTAATAGTTTTGGTAGATTAATGCAGAGATCTAGAAACATGCCTATCCTTATTGGATCTAATGTTCTCGCACTTGGAAACGCTGTACATGCAGGAAATACTCTAGCTAAGGATAAAATATTAGGTAAGAAATCTTCGTGGTTTAATAGACTTCGAGGAGGTGGAGGGTTTTTATTAGCTAATGCCCCAACCCTTTATAACGAAGCTGATGCAACTATTAGGGGGTATAAATTATATAAGAACGCTGGAGGTAAAGATCTTAAGGGATATAGAAATAAAACTGCAACTGCATACTCAACTTACTTAACTGGTGCTTTAGCTGCTACTGCTGGAGGTTGGCTTACTTCTATATTAACTAAAGAATCAGAACTAGTTAGGTACAAAAATATGACTGAGGTTGAGAAGATTGCATACTTAACTAAACTACTTAAGAAACAACCGGAGTATAAAGGATTCTCTACAAAAGATTTAGCCAGAGTTGCTTACAATCGAATGAGAGAATTAGATAAAGAATTATAAATATTAACTAAACAAAAACAAATATACAGATATGTCATTATATTTCAAAACTAGACTGTTCGCTAAGAAAAAAGGAGCAGTAGGAAGATTAGTAGAAAAAGCTAAAATCAAAGGAGCTAAAGTTTCAGCAAATGCAAACGCAAAAGGAAGAAGCTTATATAAATCTCTAGAAGACAAACAAAAGCATGGAGGACTTGTAGGTCTTACTGGTATCGGTGCTTTAGCTGGAGGTGGACTTGGAGCAGGTGTTGCTGGAATTTCACTTAGAGGTCTTAAAGGTAGATTGAGAGAAGCTAATCCTCAATGGTCTGATGAAAAAGTACAAGCTGAATACGACAAAATTAAGAAGAAAAGATTAGCTATTGGTGCGGCTCTAGGGGCTGTAGCAGGAGGTGGACTAGGTTATATGAAAGGTAGAGAATACAAGAAGACTTATACACCAAATGCAATGGACTTCTATAATAAGAAAAAGTAATAAATAACACAATATGGGGTTAGTATTTAGAACTAAACTATTCTCAAGTAAATATATACCAGAGGACTCTCAAATACTTAAAGGATCTAAGAATGTTGGATTAATAAGTGGTGGATTAGTTGGATCTGGAGTTGGTTACTTAGGTGGAAGACTTGTAGGTAAAATACTAACTCCATCTGAGGAAGACTTTATTTCAGAATTCCTACTAAAAAATCCAGAATCCAATAGTTACGATGCATACAAAGCTTACAAAAATAGGAGGTCGATATATAATAAGACCGGGACTATAATTGGAGCATTAGTTGGGGGAGTTAAGGGTTATAATTTAGGGAGTAGGACTGGAGATAAGATCGTAAAAACTAAGCGATATTTAGAGAAGACTATCCTTTAAAAATAAAATAAAGAATTAACAAAATGGGATTAACATTTAAAACAAGACTATTCGCTGAAGAAAAAGAAAGCAGATGGTCTAAAACAAAGAATAAAGTAAAAGAGTGGGGTGGGAAAGCAGCTAAATACCCTAAACAAGCAGAAAGCTGGCTATACGACAAAGCTGAAGGTAAAAAAGCGGGAGCAGGTAAATATGCATTAGGAGCTGCTGGAGCTTTGCTTGGTGGTGGTCTAGGTGCAGGAATTGCAGGAATCACACTTAAAGGTTTGAAAGGTAGACTTAGAGATGCTCACCCAGATTGGTCAGATGAAAAGATTGATGCTGAGTATAACAAAATTAAGAGAAAGAGATTAGCTATCGGTGGAGCTTTAGGAGCTGTAGCTGGTGGAGTTGGAGCTGGATATAGAGGTTTCCAGAGAAGTAAAGGAGGTAATGCAACTGCTGCTCTTCCTGCGCCGTCTAGTAATCCTCAAAACTTTCACCCAGGTATAAACGGATAAAATAAGTGAGGGCTTGAAATATAGCTCTCCTAATCGAAAAATGAACAAAAAAAAAAATAATGGATAAAGTTGTAATAATTAAAAACCAGGATGACGCTAGAAACTGGCTATTAAATAAAATATCTCCAACTGAAAGAGACAACAGAATTGGACAGGCGGTTGCAATGGGGTTACTAGGTGCAGGACTTGGAGCAGGTGCTAATTATGGAATTAATAGATCTGCAAGGAAAGGTATGTTAATCGGCGGAGCTTTGGGGGCTTTAGGAGGATATATGATTAAGCCTAAAGTAAGTGCAGAAGATAACAGAAATATGGGAGCTGGAGTTTTGTCTGGAATGAGTCAATATTATGTAATCGCTTCACTTCCTTCTGGAGAGGTTTATAACAAAGCCTTTAAGAGTATACAAGAAGCTAAACAAGATGCTGCAGATTTTAAATCAAAAGGGATTAAAGCGTTCGTAGTAGCTCCTGATGAGTTTAATTCTAGTAGACAGTTTGGACTTATTGATCTAGGTAATAAGAAAAATTTTGAAGTATTTGGGAAAGCTGCAAAAGCTCATGTAGAGGAATATAAAAGTAAAAACGGATCCATTCCTAAGACAAGTGCAGATTTAGCAAAATTAGAAAGAAGTGCTAGAGTTGCAGGTATGAAAGCAGTTAAGCACCATTACGGACAATTAGGAGCAGGAGCTGGATCTATTGGAGGTGCTGCTGTTGGGACTGGAGTAGGATATCTTGCAGGGAAAGGAATTGCTAAATTAAAGAGTAAAGACGCTTATATCAAAGAATACCTATCTAAACACCCTGACGCAAATGAGAGGGATGCACTTGAGGCTTACCAAAATAGGGTAAAATCTTATCAAAAGATTGGAGGTTTCTTAGGTGCTGCTGCAGGTATATATGGAGGTCATAAATTAGGTAGAAATTACGGATTAAAACAAGGGGCTAAAATTGCAGCCAGAACGAGTAATAGAACTATATTAAAATAAAACCATAAGTGGAGATTTGAAATAGAGTCTCCCTAATTAAAAATGAATAAAGTGAAAAGACCTACAACTAGAAAGGAAGTATTTTTCATATCAACAGAAGACTTAGATGAACAAATTTTAATTCCAAGAGTCCCTAAAAACTTTCTAACTGAGAGAGGTTATGAAGATAATATAACTAAGAGAGTCTGCCTTTCAACTTCAATAATGGGATGTTTGGCTGCCATGAGTGCTAATATTCTAGGTAGGGTCTATAACGTATATAAGGTAACTGCTAACATATACAAACCTACTACAGAAGAAGTTCCAGATTGCGAGATAACAGATGAAGTTTGGAGTTTAGAGCCTGTAAAATTAAACTATGCATATTCTATTAAAGTTGTAGGCTCTCAAGATAAAGAATATAAGTATAGAACTAAAGACTTTGAAGCTACTATGTATAAATGGGAGTATGAGAGGGTTAGTAAAAAGGGATTACTTATAGGAACAAACAAAAACAATAAATAAATAAAGAAATGGGAGAAGTACTACTATTATCGGAACTTAAGAGAAAAATAGACTTGAGGTCATCTCTACTAATGCTACCTTCTGTGGATGAGTTATTGTCTATTGTAGGAACCCAGAATCCAGATGAGCAGAGGGTGGAGCTGTATTCAGTAGCTTTAGAGAAGTGGCATTATCAAGTACCTCTCATCAGATTAAATAAAATAAAAATTAATAACGACCCACATAAATTTATAAACACTTTTAACGCATATGCTAGGAATCCGAATACTATGTGCATTTCAGAGGTTGAACTTATACCGACTAGAGTATGGTCACTTAATGGTATTTTAGGTTCATCTCGTAATTGGATATATCAGGATGGTTTCTTATCAGGAGTTTCAGAGGGGGAATACTTAATGAATGCTACCTATATGAGACCTATGTATGTCAACTATTTACAACCAACTGGAGAATTAGACCCTAAGAGTTGTATTGGTTTTATAGAAGAAAGACATGTAAGTAAGTTTGTAGATGCTTGCCTTATGGAGACTTTACAATTTATATCTCAACTAAGGAAGAACTTCGAATACCCAGATGTACCTGTTCAAATGTTTAATGGTATAGATGAGGCTAGTTCAATGATACAGACAAGTTTAGATCAGTTTTATATGGGATTAACACACGGGAAGATTTATGTTTAAGAAATTAACTAGTTGGGAGAACTTAGAAGATAAGGGATTAGCTGACAAACTAAGGGATTACCAATATATAAAATCAAATAATAGTGATCTAGTGGATTATGACGGAAATGTATACTTAACTAAGAAGGGAGCTAAAATTCCATTCGTAGTTGTACATGAAGGAAGACACCGAGATAAAGTACTTAAAGGAGATTTACTTCATAATAAGCGACTTAGCCAATTAAATGATAAGCTCAAGAAAGTAGCGCCAACATTAGCATTTTTAGAAGGGCTTAATGGAGGGAGTGAAGCTAAGGTAATGAAACATCGACTTCTTTTAAACACTCCAACAATTATGAGAGAGGGAGTTGTTAATGCAGAAACTAGAGATATATTACCTAAAAAATTCCACAAAGATACTTACATTTCTGATAATACTTATGCAATAGGAACTTTAAGAGAGCTGGGAGACGATCTAGATAATTATCAGGCAGGTAAGTTTGTTAGGGGGCTATTAATTGTAAAACCTGGAAAAAGAAAATAACTAGACATGAAAATAGAAGTAAGATTGTTTCCTCTAGATACTCCTGCAGCTGACGGTTCTATTATACCTAAGCAGAGTTTTCTAGAGTACCAAAACACACCACGATATAAAGAGAGAAAACAGAATAGAAACTTTTACGGAGGGAGTACACACTTAAATAGAAACCAATCCAGAAAAGAATCTACAGGAGGAGTTGTTGGAGAAGGAGATGAACTATTATACTCTGGAAATATCACCCATATTATAGACGATTACTTTATTAGAAGACACTCAGATGGGATTGAATACGTCCACGCTACCGCAGAAGTAATGGATGACCCAGAGGAATATGAAGGGAAAAGTAAGGAGCTAATCAAAACACTTACACGACTACTTAGAAGAGGAGTTCAGCTTCCAGTATCCGTAGTTATCTCAGCAGTATGGAAAAATGATATAGCTGTTAGAATTAAGGATATTTTAGGATTTGACTTTACTCTCTCACCAGGTTATAATAAGGCAAGTATAGTGGATATTTCTTATGAGTGATTTAAAAGCTATTCTAATTGGCGTAGCGGCTAGTAAGATTTTAGACAGACTCACAAGAAAAGAAGAACCTGATAGATATAGATTTCAGATAAGGTTCGATAAGAGAGGTCATAATTACGTCTACCATATGCTTTTTAGAACACGAAAGAGAGCCCACGAGGTAGCAAACGAATTATCTCAAAGAGTGGGTTATAGTAATGTAGTCGTTGAACAAATAGATTAAAAACTCATGGGAATAATTATAACAAAAAAATTTAACGCATATAGATCAGAGCATGCATATTACGGAAGAAAAACAGGAGGTAATTATGGTGCAATGATAGGAGCTGGTGCTGGTGCGGCGATAGGAAGACAATTAGGAGGTAAGTCTCTAAAAGGTCAAGCGATAGGGGCATTAGCTGGCGGATTAGTTGGTGGAATAGGTGGTTTTATTGGAGGTAGAAAATTAGGAGGCAAAGCAGGGAGTCAATTAAGTAAAACTACTGAGAATAAGAGATTTGAGGTTACTTATTCTGACCCTAAAAATGGACTGGAGAGACATAGAAGATTTGACTTTATACAAGATGCTCAACTCTTCCAAAGACAACACCCTGGTTCTAGAATTACCGACTTGCATCATCAACCTCAACAACCAAATTACACGGACGAAGAATGGTCATGATTTAAATATAAGTGGAGTGGTTTTGTAACAGAGCCCTCCCAAAATGAAAATGAATATATGAACACCTTAGTAGTAAACGGATTGAAAATAACCACTTCACTCTCTTACATTAAATTTATAGAGGCAGGAGTTACTCAAGTTGAAGAGGATATACCAAATTCAGTACTAGTTATTTTCTTCACTAAGGGGGCTAAAAATACAGAGTTACCATTTGAAGTGATTACAGAAGAGGATCTTGTAGAGTCTGACTTACTATCAACCTATAACCCTCAAAATAAAATAAACAATCTAAATATAAAGAAGTTGGTAGTTAATGAGTATATATTAAACCAGACTATTTTTACAGATTTAGATAAGAGTTATGCCCTTTATAATGAAGAGAGGTGTGACTTATTTATAAACCAGAATATAGAGTACAAAGATTATATAACACTACTTAAATCAATACCTTTCTTAGAGATAACTGAAGGGGAAGATGACGTAGTACTCGCTAATATAACAAACTGCTTAATGGGTAGAAGGAGACTTAACTATATCTTCCCAAACCATAGAGCATTTAAGTACAAAGACACTTACACTAATTATGTTATAGATGAGCCTTTAGTTATGTATCAAGTTAAAAAGGTAGTTCTAGAGCAATTATATGATCATGGTTTCGAGTCCTTAAAATTGGATGACCAGGATGAATTAGTAGAGGTTCCTGATGTACTAAGTTACTCTATTCAAAATGCCGATTATAACCCTATAGCTAAAAGAGTTACTCCACTACTAAAGAGACATACAGATGCAAATTTATCTATAGAGTGGAAATTAAAATCAACAACCCTCTCTAAAGCTATGGATATAAAGAACCGGTATAGAAACTTAGAGATTATTTCCAACTTGACCTCTATTAATATATTTGACTATAACAACAATCCATTTAAGGTAGCTATAGTATGGGAAGATATATCAGGTCAATTAGGAGATAAAAGTGCGGTTACAGACGAGGAGAATAATTACTACCATCAGCTATACTTTAATTGTAGAGTCCACTTTGATATTATAATGGATAACTGCAAACCCTCTGATGTAGTAATCTCTAAAATAACCAATCTAGTAAAATTCAAGGAAGTAAACCTGAAAGAAATGAACGCTGTGGATAGTGATACCGTATTCAGTTTAAAGTATAAGGATTACGACCGAATAGTGAAAATATTAACAAAACAACCAGAGACAAAAGAAGAAAACATATGAGCCAAGTGTTTGAACCGTTTGTAGAGTCCAGAATTCAGGCTGCGACAACTACAGACACATCAGGATATCAGAACGGGAAGATAGTAGTAGCTGCTCCCCTAGTTTCTGACCACGGCCCTTACGGCATAACAATGATAAACAACCAAAGAGAACTCCTCAGAAAATATAGACCCGATGGAGCGAATTATTTGGTTTCAGATTTAGATAGTACATTCTTCCATATATACGCTATGCTTGCTCACAGTTCAGTTTTAGTAACAAGAGTAGGTAGTTCTATGGAGGAAGCTGTAACTAAGATGTATAATGCAGACCAAGGAGCGTTCAGTTATACAAAGCTTTTCGGAAATAAAATGGTAGTAGATTATAAAGGTTCTATTGCTGTTGGAGATAACGGGAAGTCTTATTTAGTAGATGGAAAAGATAGAATACTAGATACAATAGCTGCAGTTAAAGTAGGAGCGGTATCAGTTCAAAGTTTAGATTTCCAAGAGAAGATTAGCAAATTAATTAATGGACTCGAGGATTCATCAGTTTACCTTTACGGATATAAGTATGGAGAGAATAATGAACTAACTCTTTACCTAGCTTATAAATACCACGCAAATGTAAACGAATTCATTAAAACTACCCTAGGTCTTGCTAATACAGATGGACTACCTACAGCACCTAAGTTAACGATTGATGATAAATATAGATTGTTACTTAAGGCTACAGCTCCGGTAGGTTCAGCAATTACAAATACTACATCTACACCTCTTAAATTCTTGATTAACTCTATTGACCCAGCTAACAAGAGATTTATCTTAAAGGTTAATTCTCAGTTAGATTCAGGATCAGAGTTCACAATTGCAGATGTAACAAGAACTGAGGTTAAACTTGCTCCAGCTCCAGTAGGGGTAACAGCAATAAGTAATGGACTAAAACTAGAAGGAGATCCACAGACAGATGAAAAAGTCCTTATAAGTAACCCAGATAGAGTATTCGCATTTTCAGATCCAGTTAGAGCAGAGTTTGAAAAATTAGGAGGAAATGCAGCGCCAGTAGATGGAGAGAGAAGTGCAAAAGTACAGAGAGCTATTCTAGATTTATTGGAGTATGATGAAGGGTATAGAATTGACTTTGTATGGGATGCTGGAGAAGGTGAAGTTGGTCTACAGTCAGTAATGAACTCAGTAGCAGCAGAACTAAAAGCGCTTGCACTACACTCAGTTAAGACTACAAACCATTCAACAGTAGATGCTATAGTAAACGAGTATAAACAATCTAATGCATTCAACTCTTATAAACTAGCTCCATACATGAAATACAACTTTGGGATTAAGACACTAGAGCTTTCTCCTTGTATTGAGTATGTTGAAGCTATTGTAAGAAATAAGTCAGCTAATTCAGAGTTCGCACCAGTATTTGGAATCGTCAATGGTCAAGTATCTGTGGGTGAATTAGTAGCCCAATTTAAGAAGACTGATAGAGAGAAATTCTTAGCTGGACAAATAAACACCATCAAGTTCGATAAGTTTAGAGGTATATCTTCAATTAATGACTGTAGAACTGGAGAAGGTGGTCAGAGTTTGTTTAATGAAGAATGGATTGTAAGAATGGCTAATAGAATAGGTTGGGATTTAGACTTCCTTCTTGAGCAATTCTTAGGTAGATATGATGTTGAGAGTACAGCTTTTGACGTTAAGGCTACTATTGATTACTACATGAAAACTACTATTATGAACCAGACTTATGCACCTGAGAAATATGATGTTATAGTGGATAAATCTAATAACGTTTGGGGTGATGGTGAATTAATGGTAGAAGTAAATATATATGTTGGTAGAGCGCTTAGAAAGATTACAGTTGTGTCTAAGATGCTTCCATTATCGACTCTAACCGCTAACTAACATGTTGCTTTCATAATTGTTGTGATTTTTTATTAAGTTCGGAGTTAAGGGGGACTGAAGTTTCTCCCTTAGCCAACCCATAAATGAATAAAAGTATGAGTGAGACAGTTAATAATGACTTTGTAAATAGAGCCCATGAAATGACAGGGAGGTTCTTCAAGATAATGTACAAGAGCTTTCCTTTTTATATGAAACTTTACGGGACTCTTTGCACAGTAGAACGCTTACTTAGAAATAAAGATAATAAAGACAGAATAAAGCTTCCTTCCAGAGACCAAATGATAAATCAGACTTACGGAAAGGTAGCTACACACGATGATTTAGATAGAGATTCTGAATGGCAAACTTTTACAGAAACCTTTATCATAAACAAGTCACACGCTCAGAAATATTACAATAACCAGAGTGACGAGGTGATGATTTACTTTAACCAAAATATACTTGACTTAGGAGATAAGGTGAGTTTTAATAGATTCGGAAAGACTTACTCCTTTATAGTGAATGATGTTACAGCTTATGAGGACGTTATTTTTGAGTATAGATTGATTGGAATAAAGGATCATGTCTCTAGTATGAATGAGCAGGAAATAAAGAAAGAAGACAAACTTGAATTACCAACGAATGAACAAGGTACAGACACACCAACAGTTAAGGTAGTTAGAGGATTCAAAAATAGAAAATAATTATGTCGTTACTTAGTGATTTACAATTAGGCAAGGGGTATAGTGGAGCAAAAGATACTATAACCAAAATACTCTCACCTCTTAGACACCTTAGTGGAACTGTTGGAGATATAGGGAGAGCTGCACAAGCCTTAAAGATGTTGCCTAACCAGATAAGAACTAAATCAGACATGGTTCAAGTTAAGGCTACTCTTAGAGCTCTGAATCAAGTGTTAAAGAATAGTAAGATATCAGACTTTTTAAATAAACTTGAGAATGCAGTAGGAAACTCTATAGTGGGAGTCTTTAATCCTTACATCGACACTAGAACTAAGGTACATGTTGAGTATGACAAAGATAAAGTAGTTCAAATAGTCAATGGGATTAGAGCTACGAGAGACGCTAGAGTTGCTGCTGAAGTTCAAAATATGTTAATCTCGGGTGCAGCCTTCACAGATGTAGTAAAAATATTAGATAGAGTAAGGGAGAATGATCCTAAATGGGGACTAGGGAATATTTTATCACTTTTACCTCAGAATTTATTAGCTCAGTTTGCTCCCAAGTTTCTAAGTGCTTATAAGACTGCCGATGAGTTTTTAGGGATATCAAAAGGAATACAGAATTTAGTGGAAGGAAAATCTTGGAATGGTGGACCTAAAATGCCTAAGAAGAAACCATCAGCAGGGATAGCTAATAGTACGACTTGGAACTCAGCTACTAATGTTGACAAGTATAAGAGTATGCTAGAACAGGCTGGGATTGACGCTTCTAATTTAAAGACAGACTTCGATACGCCAGTTCCAGTAGACGCTTTAGGGTATGACAAGGATACCGATACATTCTATAACCCTTTTACGAATGACAGAGAGGTGGCACATAGTGTGAATGCTAGTAACCAGAAAGTATTAGAAGCTACTATTGCAGATATTAACCCAGCTCCATTTGAAGGTTATTTTAGATCGAGATTAGGGAGATTGGAATTAGCATCGACTCACCTTTGGGATGTACAGATAAAACCAATGGGAACAGGAGTGCCAGTATTAGAGATGAGGGATATAGATGTTCTTCCGATTACAAACTGGTCACTAGATGCAGGACAGACCTTATCAGATTCAATGGAGATGTTTGGGGGAAGTTCAATTACAATCCCTACAACTAAGAAGATAGATATGAGATTTGAGGCGACCTTTGTAGAGGATTCAACTTATTCAGTAAAGGCATGGCTCTCAAAGTATAAAAAGTTCATGTTCTATAAAAACCGAGTGAGACCTTATAAAGAATGCTGCTCGATAATAGGGATATGGCTTTTAGATGTGGATTTAAAGGAATTATACTATCAAGCTTACATAGGATACCCAATAGATATGACTGAAGGGTTAGAAGGGGAATCATCACACTCTCCCATCAATAAAACAGTCACATTCTCTATAGTAGGTCAATTAAGTTCAGATGAGTTCTATGAGCAGATTAGACGTAAAGGACACGGAAGACACTGGGATACAGATAAGCTTAATACTAGATACGTAACTAATTTCAACAAAGACAAAGTAGTATCTATATTAAAAGAGTCTGATCAATCCAAAGCATATACGAGACGATTTAGAAAAGAGACTAGGGATAAAGATGGTAATCCACAAACTCCAGATAAAAGTACACCGAAACCAAAATCAGTAGGTAAGAGTAAGAAAGGTGCTAAATCTGATGACAAGAACCCTAACGCTAAGAAACCAGCTAAAAAGGCAACAGTAAGCAAATCGAAACCTAAAAAGAAGAAGTAATTAGATGAGTATAATAAAGATTAATTCAGTAGGTATAACTCCACCACAACAGCCAGAATTAGGAGTAGTTATTGGAGTTGTAGTTCCCTCATCATCAGGCAGAGACTATCCTACAATTTACTTTGATTACGATACTTTTAAGAGGGAGTTTGATGATGGAGTAACAAGTTTAGCTAAGTATAAGTTTTTGTTTGAGAAGGGATATCAAGTGGCGGCAGTGAGGGTAAATAAAGATGAGCCTAACTTTGCAACCTTAAGAATCTCAGACCCGGTTTATACAGATTTAGTAGAGACTCACCCTCAATACTTAGATTCAATGCCTGTAGATCGAACTTTAAATAAGGACAAAACTCTAGAGGACGTTGAGATAAGTGATTTTACCAATGTGTTTAGGCTTAATTACGGAGACTTAACTAAACTAAATGCAGCTAAAGATTACATACTCATACCTTCAGGACTTAACCCAGAGACCGCTTCGATAACTTTACTTACTTTTGAAGATGGAGTACATGGGATTACAGGATCAGAAGCTTTTGGACCGAATGTAGTTAGAACAGCTGTAAATATTCAAAACAAAACCACAGCTCAAATTAGAGAAGGTATTAAGAATGTTATTGAAGCTTACACCCAGTATCGAGTTATGCCGGGACAAGAGGAAGAGGGTTTTGATATGTTCTACCAGTTTACCTTTTCAGATGAGATAGAACAGTGGAACTTAACTCCAGGGACTATTGAGATTGATATAGATTACAACGATAAGCTAGATGTTATAGCTAGTTATGCCTCTCCTTACAAGATAATGGACTTTGCATCAACTATACCTGGAATCTTTGGAAACTTATTAAACATTCAGATTCAAGGAGGTAATTGTAAGGTATATTATGATGATGAGCTATTAGAGGAATATAATTTTACAACTACAGAGGATTTATTTCTACAGCTCAAAGAAGATTCACCTTACATCTTACCAGTTCTTCATGATAGAGATAAAACTTTACCAGATGGAACTTACTTTTTTGATGGGGGGTTTATTGAGGCTGAGAAGACAACAGATGACTACTTAAGAGCTATAGAGTTATTTGGAGATGAGGATATAGATGTAGATTTCTTAAGTTATGACGAGTTCTTTGACCCAGAGCTTAAGATTCTGTCAATGCTCCACCAAGTCTCTATGGAAAATCAATTCTTAGTACTCTTAAATAGGGACATTGCAAGAACATATTCAAATACAACTAATATCTTTTATACATTAGGAACCTTTATACAGAATGGGGTAGAGCTTCCAACAAGTTACGCTTTCTTTGATAGATTAACAACGGACTATGCTGGGATAATAAAAGATAAGATATACATAAACAAACAATATACAGAAGAAGAATATAAGAAGTTTGAAGAGATAGGGCTTAACCACATTAAATACGACGGTTATAACTACTACATTTCCTATTACTACAGCACAATAAACGAGAACCCTGCTTATAAATTTAGTATGAATAGGGTACAGAGGAAGTTTAGAAGGCTTAATCAGTTTTTAGGAACCAAGAAATCAGAACTTCATAGATATATTCAGAAACTAACAACAGATTTAAGAGACGAGATTTACTTAATAGACGATATAGTGCTTACTAGGTTTAACTATGATGATAAGATGGGTTCAGCAGAGATTCAACTAGAAGTAACTTTAAGTCAGATGATTAACGAGGTCTTGCTTTTAAATGTGGTAATTAATAGAAACTAAAAGAATAACAAAATAACGAGATGGCATTAGATTTTTTAAAGTATCAGAAAATTGCAGAGAACGGGAGAGAATTCCTTAGAACAGATATATGGGAGTTTTCTTTTGTTGATAGACCTACCGGGGTTTACATGCCGCCAGATGAGAACCTTTTGATTAGATGTACTGACTTCAATGTGTCAATAGATAACTCAATAGATAGAATGGAAGCTCAAATTAGAGGGTTCACTATCTACCAGCCAGTTACTTCTAATAAGGCAGATGGTTCGTTTTCCATGAGATTTATAGATAGAGAAGATATGTCAATTCAGTATATGTTTAACGACTGGGCTGACAAGATCATGGAGAAAGAAACTAAGAAGACTGGAAGAAAACTAGACTTAACTTGTACGGTAATGCTTAAACAGTATAACACTCACAGACAAGTTATCAAGACTCTAGTATTCTATAACGCCTTCCCAACAACTGCTTCAGAAATGGGGGAATCTAGTTTTGGACAGGATGCAACAACAAACGGTGGAGAGTATGACATAGAATTCCAGTTCGAGTACTATGAAAGACAAAGAAATAGTGTTCCAATTACAGACGGGACAGCATCATAATTAGAATTTTAAAGTTAATACAGAAGGGTACTCGATTAGGCATAAAAACTTGATTGAGTACCTTTTCTTTTTCAAATCACAACAAATCATGTACATAAGCAATCAAGAACTACCCAGCAAAGGATTATTTTCAAGGGAAGGTGGAACGAATATAGAAATCAAACCACTAACCTTTAAACAACTGCTGGATTATATAGAAAATGTGGAGATAAACCCAATAGCTAAACTCAGAAAAGACCTTAATCTATTAGCCAGTACAGGAGTAGATTTATATAAGGTTAGTTTGCTGGATATGGACTACCTAATCTTCATGCTAAAATCAATAACGATCTCAGATGACATAAAGTTTAATTCAAGTACTAAATGTTATAGCTGTGATCAAATAACTCAATTCTCATTTAACTTATCTCAGATTCACTTTAAGGATTTTGATACAGAAGAAAACAGAATCCCAAGTAAAATCAATATAGGAGGAGAGATGAGAAAAATTAGGGTTCCTTCGATAGGTGAATTTTTGTCAGTGTTAGATACGATATACAAATTCAACCCAGAAGTAAAACTCGCACAGATTAAATTATACAGCCTCTTTGATGAATGGTTTGCAAATCCTACTGGTGTTCAAAATATGGTAGATAATGCAAGTAGAGAGAGTGCTGCTAACTTAATATATTTGGATGATAAGTGTTTCGGTAGAATAGAACCGGTAGAGTGTAAGTGTGTAAATTGTGGTCAAGTACAGTTAACAAATATAGACGTACTAACCATAACTGAAAACTTCTTTACCGACTTTCTCAGGCACTTCCGACCTAATGAATCTCAAGTACTTTTTGAATAAGATAGCCAGGTACGATAATATAGAGGATTACCTTTATTCTACTTGTGTTAAATTCTACGAGGACTATAAGAAGAGATTAAAAGAATCGGATGGGGTAGATTTAAGTTACCCTCAATTCAAGATAAATATGTAAAATAGACTATGCTAAAAGGATTATTTGGAAAAGGAGCTCTTAAGGGATTTGGAAACTGGATTAAGAGTGCTCTACCTAACGTCATTAAAGATACACTCATAGAAAGGGCTTTAGGTTCTCTCTTTGGTGGAGGCGGATCAGGGGGAGGTGGCGGAGCAGAGATGCAAGCTACGATACAAGCAGGACCAGCCCAAGACCCTTCAGTTATGCGAAAAAGGTTAAGAGAAGTAAATGCTCAATACCTAAATACAAAGTCAGAGAGGGATAGAGAACTTAGAAAGCTAAACCTCGTTGAGACTAAAATAATGGCTAACAAATACACTAATGAGCCTTTTCCCAATGAAGATAGTTCTAATAGTGATAGTAATGTAGCTGAAATAGACGTAAATCATGTAAACCCACCTTCAAGCTCTGGGGGTAAAACAGGTTATGAAGATCAACTAAATGATGTAACTAACTTAAGTAATGCAGTAGGGGAGTTAAATGCAGCTAAGAATCAACAAAAAGCCTATAGCGACCCTGATGTAAATGGAGCTAGAATAAGTAAGCTGGAATCTAAAGTTGATAAGTTAGACCAAGAATACAGATCCAAATACTTACTTAATAGAGGAGATAGACTTAAGAGTGCTGCTGCTGATATGATACCTGGAGTTAAACTTGGGTATAATGATGAAGCTACAGTTAGAGGGTTTAAGGTAATGAACAAAGAACTCGAACTCCTAAGAATCAAACAAGCTGAGACTATAGTAAACATGCAGGCCGCTCTTCAAAATCAAGGGTATGCCGGTGGTGCTGGTAGAGGTGGTTCTGGAGGCGGAGGAGGAGATGGTGGTGGCTTCTTCTCAGGTATTATGGGTTCTATAGTGTCTGGTTTGATGATGGAAGGAGCTATGACTCTAGGGGGAAAACTCTTGGAGAAAGCTGGTGTAACTGGATGGGCTAAGAATCAATGGACAAAACTTAAGAATGCTACAGGTCTCAACAAACTAATGGGCAAAGGGGCTAAAGAAGCTGCTGAAGAATTAGGAGAAGAGGGAGCTAAGGTTGTTGCTAAAAGTACAGCCAAGGGAGTAACCTCTGCTGCAGCTAAAGGAACCGCTGAGGCTGTAGAACAATCCGTAAAACAAGCCGCTAAAGGAGTAGGGAGAGCAGGAGCAAGAGAAGCGGCGGAGAAAGCTATTCAAAGCGGAGTTAAGACAGCTGTAGGGAGAAAGGTAGCAGGAAGGGTTACTAAAGAAGTTGCAGAAGAGGCTGTTGAGATTGCAGGTAAGAAAGTAGCTCAAGCAGGATTAAGATCAGCAGGTACTAAGATTATAGGAAAGATTGGTCAAAAGCTAGGTCTTGGAGTACTAGGTAGAATCGCTAAGAAGATTGCAGTAAAGGCTGGACAAAAGTTAGCAGTAATGGCAACAGGTCCAGTAGGTTTAGCGATTAACGTAGGTATGCTTGCTTATGATTTATGGTCTATAGGTTCTGGGATTATTGAGATTGAGATGATTATAGCCAGGTTCAAAGGTAATAAAATGGACAAGAGGTTATGGGCATCACTAATTAACAAGAACCTTACACCTGAATTAGTTAAAGAAAAAGAGTGGGGACCTGATGAACTCACCTTGATTAGAGAGCTTCCAGATGTTATAAAAGAAGTAGATAAGAAGGAGGGGTATATGTTTATTATGTATATTGGGGTAGATGAGATAAAAGAACTTACCAAACCGATAGACATGACAGCCCTTGACGATATAGACGACCAAATTAAAGCACATGAAGGAGGTGGAGATACGAGAGGGTTCTTTACTAAGGTTGCTGATTTTGGAGTTAGATTATTTGCACCAGGGGAAATCACAGAGTCTCAACAGATAATGAATCATAAGAAGGCTCAAGCTCAAGGATTTAGTTCTACTTACTCTTCTGGATATAACCCTAATGCTCAACCACAGGGAGGATACTATGACGGTTCTTTTGGAGGGTTTAGTGATATGTCAGGGAATTTATTGTTTCCAGGAGCTGGTGGGAGTTATTCTTCTATACCAATTTCAAACGGAGATGGATACGAAGCCAACCGAAATACTATCTTAGCAGCATCTCAAGCAGTAGGAGTTGACCCAGGACTTATGATGAGATTAGCAGCTTCAGAGTCAGGATTTAAACCATCAGTAAAGCACGCTAAGGCTACAGCTGCAGGTTTATTCCAATTTATTGATGCTACGTGGAGAGCTCAGCTTAAGAAATACGGACCTAAATTCGGAATACCACCTAATGCTCACCAATCAGATGCCAGAGCTAACGCCTTAATTGGAGCTCAGTTTGTAAAAGATAATCTAGAGAGGAGAAGTGCTAGAGAGGAATTACCACCTTCTGCAGCTATGGCCTACTTAGATCACTGGTTAGGGGAAGCTGGAGCAAATAGATTCTTCCAAAAATTAAAGACTTCACCGGGAGAGATTGTAACTAATGGAGCACTTGTAGGAAATGAATTCACCTTAAACCAAGCACTAGCGAGAGAAGGAGGTAAAGGTAGAATTTTGTCGGTAGCGGAAACTTACCAAAATCTAGACAGAATATTAGATAAGAAAGGTAGAGATTTTGGAGTAGTTGAGCCTTTAGGTGGCGGTGGTGGATTTGCTGGAAACCCTATGATACCTAACCCTGCTAATATGATAATGGGGGCTCTAAATAATGCACAGCAACAATCACAACCTAGAATGGATAAGGCTGCACATAAAGGATTCATAGCTAAGGCGGTTCAAGATATCGCTAATGTTGGAACTATGGCGGCTCAAAGGGCAGCTTCTAGTGGATCTAAAAATAAAGGAGTATCACCAAGCTTAACTGGAGGGAACACTATTGTATCTAATTATACCACCCACGTTGAGAAAAGAGTAGAAATCAATAACAACATAAAACAAAAAGAGAAAAATAGTCAGGGAGTACAAAAAGGTCAGAGAGCAAATAGAACTGCCACGGCCTAAAAACGAACCAAATGCAAAAACTTTTTATAATTACCCTCATTTCTATGTCAAGTATTTTAAATAAACTAGCCGAGTCTGATGCTTCGATTAAGAGAATGCAACAGGCAGCCCTTTCAAGTGAACCAGTAGAGTCAGTTGATTGGGGAAAGGTTCAAGCTGAGGGAGACCAAGAGTTAGCCGATGCAGAGTATAAAGCAACTAACCCTGAGGACTCTTTTAATGCACCTATTGATGCTCATAAAACTTTCTGGGGACAAATGAGAGTTACAAGAGCGAAGATAGCCGCAATGTACATAGAATGGGATACAACAAATAAAGGGGCGTGGAAAAAATTGAAGTCGTTATATAAGATGTATGACAAAGCTACTTCAGTTAAATCTTCAGACCCCTTCCTACTAAAAATTGTCAAGTACTTATACGCTATTCCAATTGTAGGGACTGAGATTCTTATGTTTGGAGCAGAGAAGCTTTGGGATATGGCTAAGACTGGTGTTACTGAAGGTTTTGGTCTACTTAAAGGAGCGTATGAGGAGCTTTCAGGATTCATCGGTACAGCTAAGACCGTTCATGAAGTTAGGGAAAAGAAAGCCTTAGTAGGAGAAGCGATGTCAGATTTAGAGAAGTTAGAAGTGCCTAAAGTTCCAGATCCAATAGTACCAGGTGAGTTAGGTTTAGTGAAACAAGTAAAGCCTGAGAAACAAATAGACCCAGAGGCAGAAGCGTTAGATAAGAGATTTAAAGAACTAGAAAGAGAGAAAGGATTAAACGATAAGAGTAAAAAGCAGTATAGAACGGTAGGGGAGCAGAAACTAGCAGAGGAGACAGATGAGAGCTACGAGACTATCTATAGAAACCTCATGAAAGTTAGAAATGCAGATTGGAAGAAAAGTATCTCAAGTATAGGAGCGGATGAAGCTAGATATTCCGATGTAGAAACTTTAAAGAATCTTCCAGGTGTAGTACAAGATTTACCTAAGGAAGATGCTATGAAGATATTAAAGAAGTATCCTAGCATGTTCTACAGTACCTTCAACACTAACTACAACCTAATGGACAAGAACATGAAGGTGACCGTTAAGAAGTTAGATGAATGGAAGGAGAGAGATTTGAAAGACCCTATTTTAAGAGCAGCGATGAGACAAACAAGTAGACACGAGATACTTTCTAAGATGGACTTTGGGGTGCAGCCTACACTAAACCCTATGCAAGCTCAGATGGGTATAGATAATGTTCAGTTTTCTCAAGGTGCCGCTGTAGATACGAATTCACCTCAGTTTAAGGGTAGTATAATAGGGGGAGCAAGGATAGATGGATTAAAACCTGACTTACTTAATTTCCACCAAGAGTTATTATCCTATGTACCTGAGGCTAAGATTACTTCCGCTTATAGACCTGGTTCAATTACTAAAGGAGGGAAACTATCAAGACACGGATCAGGTGAAGCGATAGACTACGGAGTTAATTCAAATTCTACATCAGGAGTTAAGGAGTTTTTGTATTCATCTCAAGGACAGTCACTACTTAGAAAATACGGATTAAACTTTATTGATGAGACTATCCCTGCTGTTAATGCTGCTACAGTAAAGAGTGTATCAGGAGCATATCACGTAGGTAAAGATAGTTCAGCTGCAAATAACCGATTAAACTACATCAACCTTGACCCTAGATTCGGACCTAAGAAACCTGTAGCTATATCTAGATCTTATGCACCACAGTCTTATAATCCAATGCCTCCAATGCCAAATCAGTATATACCTATTAACACTGTGACTCAAACTAATTCATTTAAAACACAAACAAGTTATCGATAATTATGGGAAATGTATATAATCCAGGAAAACGAGTAAATAGCCGAGTTGGTGAAAGGACTCTAGTTAAAGGGAAAGTTACTTGGTTCTGGGACTCTCTTATGAATCAAGACCATGTTACAGTAAGGATAGCTAAGCACCAAGATGTAATGGGAAATAAACCTAACCCACTATTAACTCATACAGGAAAAGGTAGTGGAGGGATAGAGCTTCTTAGAGGTTTCTTAACTAGGGACATTACTTTCTCAGCTACTAACGAATGGGGAGAGGCTAAAGATAGTGTTAAGGATATTGTAGCTTCTCAAACCGGAACCGATACTGGAGCAATAGGTAATGATAATGGTCGGGCGGAGTCAGCTGTTAGAGGTCTTGGAGGATTAGCTAAGAGTTTCTTCAAGATGGTAGGTATGGATAAGACTGCTGAAAATATAGACAACGCGATGAGGGAGGAATTAAAAGCCCTTAGTTACAAGTTAGTCAATTATGCAGAAGCAGCTAAGACATATCAAGGTACCTCAGTTAACTTCCCTAATACGCTCTCAGTTCTTTTAATAGCAGATAAGTACGGCAAGGATCCTAGAGCAGCTATTCATAATGTTCTCGGTGATTTCTTAGGTGTACCGGTAGCGAGTTTAACGAAAGAAGTAGAGAATACTGCGGTTAAACAATTAGCTGCTGATGGAAGTCTAAAAGCTGATGCAAGTTGGCCACAAGGAGCTAAGGATTACTGGGATATTAAGATGGAAGAGAGGCAATTGAGAAATAGTCTAGAGCAAGCTAAAAATAACCTTAAATACCTAGAAGATCCAACTAATATCCAATTCCAAAGAACACAGGCAGTTAATGGTGGTGACCCAGATCAAGATAACACTCAAGCCATTGCCAACGCTAAGAGATCTATCGAAGACTATAACAAAAAATTAAATGAAAACCTAAAGAAACAAAAAGAATTAAAGGTAAGTGCAGGAGATTTAAAGGTTGTAGAGGCAAAGCTGAATGTAAGTATTAAAGGAGAAAAGACTGGAGATAACGTTACAACTGATGGAGTAGCAAATTCAATAGCAGGTAAAGTTTTAGATTTAATAGGAACAACTAAGAACCTACTAACTCAAGGGAACTGGGAATTTATGGGTCCTCCGGGTGGTTACTTATATGACCCTGAGGCTACTAAAAACAATAAATCACATCCAGGAACTATATCTCTCTTCATCTCTAATCACATGGTTGTACATAACTTGCTGGTTTCGAATGTAGATATAGATGTTTCTCAATTTGTTACAGTAGAAGGTTATCCTCTTTGGGTTAGAGCTGATATATCCTTTGTTCCAGCTGCCTTATTTACTTCAAGAGATATAGCAAGATCATTAGGAGGTAGTGGTAGAATCTATGGACTATGGGATGAATCTTTAGCTAATGCCGATGCTTCTAATAAAGGTGGAACTAAGCAATACCTATCAAACTTTAAAGCAGTGAGATTATGGGAAGCTGAGCCTAATGTAAGAAGAGATGGGCATAATGAGAAGGATGAGAATCAGAGGTTTGCTAATCTAGGCTTCGATCCAAATGGTGAAAAAGAGGGAGTATTCTCAAATTGGTCAGTAAAGAAAAACCCAGATAACCAGAATTATAGAGTAGTAATCGTTAATGAGGAGAAGGAGAGGGTGAATAAAGAGATTGCTAAGGCTGAGACTAAACTAAAGAATGATTCAAAAGGTTATAATATAGATTCAAGTCAAAACTCAGCAACATTCAAGGCAGCACTAGATAGAAGTTCAGATGTGGCTAAAAATGCTATGGAGGCTATTAATAGTGCACAGCGTTCTAATCCAGGTTTCAAGAGTCTAAATCAAAATCAAATGAAAGGGTTTATGGATAAGTTTGAATTAAAGAGAACTGCATTAGAGGCCCCTTTGTATAACTTCTTAGGTCAAAAACAAAACTAGAATATGGCAGAAGAGAATAAAGATAAGGTAGAGTTCACCGCTGTAGATGTTAGTACTCCCTATGATGAAGAAATTAGAATGAAGTACTTAGAGGCTCAACTTGCTGATGCTACGAATAATGATACTAGGTTAGTTGAGCTGCAGTTAGAGATTACAGCCTTAAAACACTACAGAGACATTTACATAGAACTCTACAACGACAAACTTAAAAAATAATTAGAATATGTATGTACCAGACGTCAACTCCTCGGGATTACTCACTAAAAGGGTCGGGGATTATATAGAGAATGATTACGATGTCTTTAACTCCAAGCTTCTAAAATTCATTCCTTTCCTACCTTCTATGGGGACTTATCAAATAACAAAATACCCTTATAGATTAGACCTTATTTCCGATGAGATTTATGGTAGTCAGGAGTATGGAGAAGCTTTACTATTATACAACAACAAATCAGTTAGAGACTTACACTTAGGGAGCTTTGTTAATATATTCAACAGAGACTCTTACGATAGACTTACACTCAACTTAAATAATATCTAATGGTATCACACACACGCTATCAAATTAGACTGGATGAATTTTCAGAAGACCCTACTATGGAGTTTCGACTTATGGAGATTTCTGAGGTTATGGGAGGAGAGTTGCCGCAAGGAATGATTACTATGCTTACATCTTCTAAATCTCAATCTTCAAAATACTTAGGGAAAACTTTAGAGATGACAATACAAACTCCATCTTATAGAGGTAACTTCAAGGTCTTTATAACAAACGTACAACAGAACTCTACTATGGCTTTGTTTACTTTTCTTATTACTGACCCTTACTTTACAAATGAGATACAGTCTAGGTTGTTAGCCAGTGATATGAATACCGCCATTAAAAGATTATATCCAGGTAAGGTAACTAAGAAAGTAGAATCCTCAATAAACCAAATGGAGCTTAGACAGACTAGGGAGACGGATTACAACTGCTTAAAGAGACTTATGTTGGGGTATGGAAAGGATGTAATATATGGATTCTCTATGGATGGGATGGTTATAACTACCTTTTCAGCAGAACCCGCTAGCTACCCCCACTATAAGCCTTTTACAATTGATTTAGGGGTTAATGATTTGAATGAGAATAAGATAAAGCATGAACAATTTGACCCACCTAGAACATCCAAGAAAGCATTTAGGTATTTTAGGATTGTTGCGTATGATAAATCTATAAGTTACACAGCTAAGGACGGTTCGCCATTTGAAGAAAACATATCCGCTAATTATAAGAGTAGAATGGAACCGAAATTATCACTTAAAAGAACATACGAGAATATCCCTCCTTACAAACTTGGAGATAAAATAAACCTAGCAGATCCAGAGTCAAACCCAACAAACGCTACTGAATTTTTTGTTACTTCTAGAGGTTTTACGTTTGATTCTAAGGGAGTCTTCACAACGATGGTACTAAGCAAATACGATTAACAATGGGAAACTTAATATATTTAGGACGAGTAAGAGAACTGGTTAATAATAAAGAATATAAGAAAGACGAGTGGGTAATAAAAGTAGATATACCAGAAATTAATGAGAACCTACTTGCATTCCCTCTATACCATACTGATGCTCCTGTTGTAGATGATGAGGTTGTACTTTTTAATATGAACCCTAACTTAGATAATGTATTCCTCTACCTGCCACTGAAGAAGTTTAACGGGGAGAATCCTTTTAATGGCTTTAGATCTAATGGGACAAAAGTAGAGATTCACCCAGATGGAAAAGTATCAATAAGCAACGAGAAAGATAGTCTGTATGATGTTATAAAGTCTCTAATCCAAGCAGTAGTATCCCTTAAGACTGTAGAAGGAGACGTGCTTGATATTAGAACTAGGGTACTTTTAAATAATGCAGCAAGTAAGTTAGAACGATTAATGAGAGAAAGATAATTATGCGAACACCTAGAGTGAAAATCTCTTTGTTCCTCCTATAAATTTAAACTATATGCGAACACCTTTTTTAGAATACGAAATACCTGATGTTGTTATAAAGCAATTCTCTAAGCCAGATATTAAGGACTTTATAGCAATACCAACGACTGAGGATGTTACAAGGATGGCTACTCAAATTGTTACTGAGGTTATGCAGAATTCCGCTCAAAGTATAGGTTCAGTTTCACCGGCTTCTCAAGGGTTCTTCTCTCGTCAAAGGTCTTCTGTAATGAAAATGATCAAAGACTATAAGAATCAAATACAGGAGGCTAAGAGAAAGTACCAGACTGAAATGAAGCAAACGGTAGCCTATATGAGAGATGCTGCTATTGTGCTTAACTACTACAAACAACTTAAAACAGCAGCTAGGGATGGAGTTCAACTTGGAGACATCTTTTCACTAGTACCTTCAGTTGATGCAGAGAAGAGAGACCTTAGTGCGGCTTTAGAAGATGAGATAGGAAGCTACACTACAGATATGCAAAATGTAATGACTTCTACTTTCTCTAAGCAAATGCACAACGGGATACCTATGAAAGATCCTTATAATAAACTTTTAGAGGCTGCTGAGAATAGTTTTATTGCTGAGAATTATACATCTACTCGAAATCCACCTATGGGACACCCTGATCATAATAAACCTTACTTAGATAACAACGATATAATTAAGTATAGTGACATGAAAAGGAATCTAGTAGCCCAGGTTAGAAGATTGGAGTTTGTAGAGGATGGCGTAAGAATGGCTACAAGAGACTTTACTTTAGGGAGAGAGGTTCTAGGTAAGCTTAAGGAGATAATGGATACAGCAGGTTTTAATACTTTCAATCCGACTACTTATGCTAAACTTACTGCTGGTGGAGAAATCTATAAACCACTCTGGGATAAGTACGATTGGTTAGAAGCTACAAAGAAATTAGGTGATTTAGAAGCAGATAACACACCAGACAACATTCAATACCAAGAGATGAGACAGCTGAGAACAAAAATCAATATGTACATCCAAACTTATACCTCAGCAGATAAACCGGAGGATGCAGGACTTAGAGATCAGGCAGAAGCTATTGGAGAGGCTATTAATGAAATGGGACCGAATATAGAGAAGAGAACGAAACTAGGAGAGGTTGCAGCTTATGTTAGAACAGCTACAGACTTGTCCGCTTCAGTAGGTACTCTATTAAAAGCAGATTCACCATACAAAGAACACTTAGGAAACGTAAAAGGATACTTAAATACAGCTGCTAGAGGACTTGAAATAGCTAAGAACTTTGAAGGGAATGTAGATAAGATTAGGCAGGGAGTAAATGCAAGACTAAAGAACCCACTAATACTCTTAAATGATATGGTAAAACTAACTCTGGAGATTGATAAGAGTATAGATGAGGATTTAGAAATTGAGATGGAGTATGTTCCTGGAATTACCGATAAACTATTCAATCAATTCAACGACTGGTTTGCTAAGAAGATGGATCAGTTAAAGGAATGGTTAGTTAATAAAATTACGTCCCTAACAAACGCAGTAAAAGAGAAAATGGAGACAGCTTACCAAGCAATTCAAACCAGAGTAAAAGTAACAGCTATGTCTGCGATTCCTGGTACAGCCTTTGGTGGAGCTCAAATGTCACAAGCACTTAACACTTAGAACAACTTATGAAATATTTACAATCAGACGGCTCATTTGCACCAAGTAAGCTCAGTTATATTAGAGATGCTATGGAGGTGGAATTAAAGATTAACAGCTGGTCAGTTCCTCTAGATAACGACTTTGGATTCAACAAGATAGTAGACGGGTTAGACCTTTCTTCATCCAGGGAGTTTATTGGTCAGAGAATTATTAGGTTTATCGATATATTTAATGAGCGTAATGGATGTAACCTAAGTGTTGATGGAATAGATATGACTGAGAGTACAATAACAGTAACCTTAACAAATGGAGATAATATAGAGACACATGAGATCGATCGATGATTATAAAGCAAGTATAGGGAAGTTAGCATCAGATTTACAAATACAGGGAGACCACGTTACGATCCTTACTAATATGATAGCTTATGCCCTTTACACAAACGAACTAAACTTACTTAAATACACAAAAGAACAATCACTTACAAACTCTAACTTCCTCTCCTCTAAGATACAGCACGCAATGGATAGAATGTACTCAGTTTATAGAGGGAAGAATCCAATTGTTGAGGTTAAATTCTATGCCACTAAAGCTAAAAATTACGAGATAGGAGATACTGTATATGAAAGTGGAGATTACTACCTATATGCAGCTGAAGACAAGGAGGTTATAGAAGACTTAAACAATTTGACTACTCTTAAAGTGATGGTTGCTGGAGGGAGGAAGAAAGTGGAGGAGTTTTCAGGAGAGACAGGTTTTTACATAGAATTAGGACAGACAGGTTTATCAGAGGACATTAGAGTTAGAAGGGTAGATGCATTAGCGAGTACCTACTATGATACAACTAGAGTCTTTAAGAACCACATAGACAGAAAGGACTCCAATATACTCTTTACACTTACTACTCAAGATTATGGGGTTAGGATTTACAAGAGAGACCAGTTTAAGTCAGCAGAGAAGTATGAAGTAGAGTCTTATCCTTTCTTTGACGATTTTAAACTCCTTGAATCAACCATCCTTAACTCATCGGCTTCAATTCAGATTAACGGTATGAGGTTTGAGTCTAGTAGATTGATTGAGCCTATTATACCGAAAGAAGTAGCAAGAGATATAGAGTATAATGCAAAAGCTCAAATATTTTCAAATGGGGTGATGAAGAGTAATACCGATATAGTAGACCTATTTAGAGCAACCTTGGTGACCTCAGTAGCAGACGCCTCACATACTTGGAATTCAGCAACTAACAGACTTCACATTTATTACGTATTATCTGAAGGTGTGGGAGAAGTTTCTGGAGTAGAGATGGATAACTTTAAGAATGAGATAGATAGGAGTTACTACTTAGGAGAGATCCCTTCAGCTTCGCCTGCTATAGAACTCGCTGTACCTATACTGATTGATGTTAAGACGTACCTATCAGTTGAGCATATTACAAAAGAATCAATTAGAGAAGTACTTAAGACATATGAGAGAAAGATTGTAAAGGGAGTGAGACAGGATGATATACACTCTGCTCTTTCTAAACTTGAGGGTGTAAAATATGTAACAATAACGATAAACCCTGCAATAAGAGCACAGATGGAACAGTTGAATGACCTTACCTCTAATGCTATACCTAAGTTTGTAAGATTTAACCCTAATATTAACGTAGAACAAGATGCTTTTACCACTAGATAATGAACTGTTAAACTATAAGCTCTACCAAGATTTTTTGAAGCTATATGGAGGGTTTACTAAAGAAGGGGAGTCACTATTATTATCCTTAAGTAAACTGCCGATAGATAAGAGCTTTGAGGTTCCCGCTGTACAAAAGTTAATGGAGTGTTTAGATCTTTTAGGAGAATACGACAAACCAACAACTAACTACATACTGGCAGACTTCTTAGCTTCAAAAGGGACATATAGAGTTAAGGAAATTATAGAGAAGTATTTACACATTGAATTTACTGAGCCTGATGGATTTGAATATAGTCCTGAGCAGTTGAAACTAAAGGCTCACTTCAAGGTAACATACAAAGGAACAAACCTAGATCTCTTGCTTACTCTTATATCTGACCTTCTTAATTTTGAGCTTTACTTTACGAGTTTAGATATGCTTATTAAAGAGCTTAGACATATACTGGAGGTTGAGAATAATACTACAGCGAGAGTTTTACTAGATAAATTTACACGAATAGAAGCAAACATATCATGGACGGAGTAGACTATAGCGTTAAATCAGATAAACCATTACACGGAGCCAATTATATCCATATCGCGGCTTCAGATGGTACTTCGAGAATACTTAGGAGAGTTGATACTTCTTACTTTATTGATTACCACACTTACTTAACGAGATACGGATTAGAAGGGAGAAGTGTACTAGATAGAGTAGCATTAGACCAAACAAAGGGGAGCTATATAGAAGGAGTAATTTTAGACAACCCTCAAGATATAGCTGATTCTATGGAGGAGAGCTTTGAGTTTATACAAGTTCCACACTCTACAGACCCTAACAAGTTCTACTATATCCTAAACCTCTACTTAAGAAACGATGAGCATACAGTTACTCTTTACGAAATAGAAGCTAATAAAGAAGAGGAGGTAACGAAAGATGAGCCATTATTCAGGTATATTATAGAGGATTATTCAAAGGGAGCGAGAGAGGAGCTGAAGAGTTATAAAGTAGTAAGAATCCAATCCGCTAACTTCCAGAATGATGATAATATAATAGACTACCACAAAGCTCTAAAATCAGCATCAGTAGTAAAGTTAGGTAGAGATGAAATTTTAAAGAAAGAAGTAGTGTCCTCAGCTTACCTTAGAGAGAAAATAGTAGAGGCTAATCACATAAAGGCAAGTAAGCAAGGATTCTATGATAAACGAAATGAACTTAAATTAACGGTAGAAGCTAGAGAAAATACAGAGAAGATTGATGATAAGTGGAGATGGGGAGTGTCGTATCCTAAAGGCATAACTCTCACGTATGGAAAACTTAAAATCACCTCTCTAATTGACAATAACATCTACCATCCACTACAAATAGGAAGTTATGAGATTGAAAACAAGTGAGAAAAGATACTACGGACTATTTGATTACAACCCTGAACACATCTATGAAATTGGGGATATTGTGATCTATGATGAATTAGCCTACAGGTGTCACTCAGATATGGCAAGAGAAGACTTAGGTACTATCCTGCCAAACAACCTCCTGCATTTTAGACCTTTGCATGATTTAACAGGAGAAGCAGACGGAATGATAAACACTTTTGATGAATATTTGACCTCCTCTTACTCTGACATGCGACCACTTAATGCAGGAATACTAAGGCAGGTAATCAACCACTATACAAAACTAGGGGAGAGCTTAGATATTTCTTCAGTTGATTTAGAGGTAATTACAAGCCCAGGGATATATAGAAACCCCAAGATGCCGCTGAATATAGTAGAGAATCCAGTAGGTGAAACTTGTTACTTAAGGGTTATTGAAGGGAGTGATGATTATATTGTACAGGAGCTTATAACAGATGAATACCTTGCAATAAGAACGTCAAATTCACCGGTTATCAATAGAGTAGTATCAGGTTGGACTCCATGGAAAGTTATACACTTAAATGCGAACAATGTCTTGCCAGTAGCGAATAGAATAAACTACATGATAAACTCTATAGTCGAGATGGCAAACTTTATGAACGTAACTACTAACTCACTAATGGCTAAGGAGAAAGGGTTTAAAGTATATGACAGAATAGAGAATGTAGAACCTAATGATTTTATAACCCTAATCTACATGGAAGGGACTACTCAGAAATCTATAACAGGAACGAGAAAAGATATAACCACCCTTCCAGAGAACATTAAGAAGATTTTAGTTTATGGTTAACACTGATTGACTAACTAAGATATTTGGTATAATTTTTGACATAAACTTAAGATAATGTACTTAACAGAGAGACATATAATAAAGAATAATAAAGAGTTAGATGAACTATGTTTTAACTCTAAAAATCTCTATAATAAAGCCTTATATTTAGTTAGACAACATTATTTTGAAACTAAAGGTTATCTTAATTTCTTTGAGGTTTATAGATTAATGGTAGACCTTTAAAATCTATCAATCAATACTGGAATAAAGAAAAGGCTAGACTACAAGCTCATTTAAAAGGTAATCAAAGAACATCTAAG